TGACGGCCTAGACCCCTCCCTTACGGAAGGGGAATGCGGCCTAAAATCCGTTCAACGAACGTTTGAGCGAACGTTTCGAGGAGCTTCGCAAGAAGAGCTTGGACATTCCCTCCGGTCGTGAGCTTGTGGCCAGCAAGAGCCAGCGTGTCAACGACTATTTCGACAATCTCGAACTGGAAGCAGCTCGCGTCGCCACCGCCCGTGGTAGCAAGGCTGGGTTCGTTCGTGGTGTGAGTGACGCGAACAATGTGGGTTTGGGCTTGTCTGAGATGGGTGTTTCGTCCCATGCTTTGCTGAATGCCTGACTTTTCAGCCCGCTTCCTTGTTTTGGGAGGTGGGCTGTTTTTGTTTTTCCTAACAAACATGGTATACTGGGATTGTTCACACAAAAGATAGGTTCCAACAAGGAGGAACAAAAATGATTAACACAATCACCAACCTCAAAATCACCAAACTACGCGAACTCTCCACACTGTCAGTGGATAGTGAATATCTCACAATAGACTACTTGGACGAGGATGGCGAAGAACAGCGAATCGAAAAACTCACCCACGAGGAAGACCTTGGCGAATACAATGTCAAGACCGACCTTTGGGCGGACATTCTCGAAGATTGGCGGCTCACCAAGCCGATTCCAGTACCCTCTGCCGAAAAGGAGGACTGGAAACTGCTGGAAGACTATCTTTGGAACCTCTCCGACTCGCGATATCAGGAACTTTTGGACAATCGCAACAAATTATACGAAGCCGACGACGTGGCGAACATCCTCCGCAATATCAGCCGTCTCAGCGACGTAGGACGAGCCACGTTGAACGAACTGCTGGACAATGGTCCCAAGGATGTGGAGGACAAGTATGAGGAACAGTGGAACCGTATCGTTCCGCTCCGTCAGGCGGACAGTGACGAAGAATAGGAAGTGAGAAAAATGAAGGCACGAGACGTTAGCTTCTTCAAGAAAAACGCTTGGAAGGGCACGTATTCCAGCATCCTCACCATTCCGGTTGAAGCGTTGGCCGACAAGTGTTTCAACACTTGGCTGGACATAGAGGACACGAATTTTGCGGAAGCCTCCCTACCGGACGAGAAGCTTGCCGGACGGTTCCGTGAGCTGGTCGATCCCGACGCCGAACAGGCGGAATGGGATGAATTCTATGCTTCCGTTGGCAAGGCTTTTTCCGCCATGTCGGTGGATGAACTGGCGTCCAAGTTCGTGGAGTTGAACGACCCTGCGACCATCCGTCGTGTTCTTTGGGGTTACGAGGACAAATGGTATCTCGATTCCGATTGCGATTATGAGTTCTGACCGTCGGGTTTTAGCGCCTCTCCCTTGGGTGGGTGGGGCGCTTTTTGTTTGGCGTGTCATGCCCCACTATGATGTATACTGGAATTATTCACACAAACAAGGGTTTGTAAAACCCATCACCAAAAGGAGAAAAAATGCATATCAAGGATGTTCTGCTCATGACGCTTGTCACCATCGCTTTCGGTGGGATGGCAACCGCAGTCGTGTTCGGCATCTACTCGTTCGGCACTTGGCTGTTCACGTTTGGCCGCACGTTCGGCGTCATGTCGGTCTGCGCCCTCATAGTCGCGTTGCTGGTCGTCGCGGTCAAGGTTCGATTGAGCATGAATCGATAGTTTTGGTTTGTGGCCCCGTCGTTTTGGCGGGGCTTTTTGTGTGGACGTGTCTTGTTTTGTATATTTATCCAAACGTGCTATACTGGAAATGTCCACATAAAACAGGCGGAGCCAACCAAGGAGAACAAATGAACGACACCAAAACCTACTACCAGCCAATCTTCCACGACAACGGCACCATCAGCATCGTCGCAAGCGACAACACCTACGACCACACCTACGCAGACAGGCCCATGAACGAAGCCATCGTGGAAACCTCCCACCACAAGCCCAATCCAATCAACTGGAAGCACGTCGTATCCAACTGCGACGAACGTTGGAACCTCATCAAAGGCAACGTGTGCTTGGCTGTCCTGAGCGGCAATTGGGACGTTTTCGAGAACCGTCACGAAAACAGAATCATGCTCGTCACCCGCAAGGGAACCCGAATCCTCTGACCCACGCTAAAAGCCTCGGGGAGAAGCGTCATCCAGACCGCTTCTCCCCTCTCTCATATCCGACAAAAAAGAAAGGAAGCCTTGCATGAAAGAGCGGGATATCTCACTGGAAAACGACCTCATGACGTTAGGTCAGGAACCGATGGACGAACCCGACTCGTCCACCACCATCGAACTTCAAAGAGTAGTCAAAGAGACGGAACGGAAAATGTTGAAACCACCGGCACCGCCCATGGAAGCTGAAAAGAAGAACATGCCCAAGCCCATCGAACCGAAGAACGACCCTACAGTCAAGACGGAACCTAAAGCAAAGACCGAAACCGTGTCCACGAAAGAACCGAAGACCTACAAGCCGACCATCCCACGCAAACAGTCAAAACCCGTCAAATCCGCGACGACCCTCACCAATCCCTATGCTCCCGTCGAATACGATTGCAACGGCAATTGGCGTCAACTCGTGGCCGGAATCGCCATCATCGGCGTTCTCGTGGCGGTAATCGCCCTACTGGTAGAGGCCAAAACATATTGGCGGTTCATCACCGTAGGAGTATTAGCCGCTTTCGCCATGCTCCCACTTTACGGTTGGTTTGATGAACTCGAACGGGATATGGCCATCAAAGCCGTGGAAAAGGATTACAGGATTCGTATTCTGCAAGCGAACGGTGGCGGCGGACTGGTGGAAGTTTATTACACGTTCCAGCAGAATCCGACCGTCAAAGCTGGTGTTGTTTCCTATAGTCACGGCTTGGCATGGTTGCGGAACGCGGACGGTAAGAAGATTGTCGGACGTGGCAAACCGTTGGACTGATTGAGTTAATCTGGAAGCAATCACACCTACTACGGTAAGGAGCATTCGACGTGCTGAACAACGGAATCTGCGCAATCTGCAAAACAAACAAGTGGACTATCCTCTGCCCCGAATGCTCCCGACCGTTATGTTCCGACTGTGTGAAAGACTTGGACGGATACCATCGTTGTGAACGTTGCCTGAACAAGGACTTGAAACGTGGCGAACAATACTCCCACGCCGTATATACGGTTCTGAAAGACGAACGAACCAAAGAACAGTTCGGAAACCTGTTCTGGGATATGGTCGAAACCATGTTCGAAAGCCTATCGTTCGACACTGACGGCATGTTGCATTACAAGGACGGGCAAGTGTTCTACCTCACCAAGCATGATATTGAAGAGCTTGGAACGGATATTCTCATACCTGAACTGAACGAGTTGCTTGTGAGGATAGGCGAAGAGCCGTTAACTTTTCGATAGGAGTAGAAAATGGGTTTATTGGACACGGTGCGTAATCCGGCGTTCCGTATGGGGTTGCGCCGTTCCGAGCAAATCTGGCGGCATAATATTCCACCGTATCCGGTATTGCCACCATCGGATATGGAGGGGATTCTTCTACCGTTGCCGTATCAGCCTAGCCCGTTCGACCGTGACGGCAATTTGCTCACGCAGAACGAGTTGACTGATAAGGCTCAGGCTTGGAGCCGCAAAATGGAAGAGGTCGGTAGGGAGAATGATTCTCGCGTATCGGCTTGGGGATGGGGTCTGCGGGTTGGATTGTCTCTTATGGTTCTGGCCTATCTGTCGATTATTGTATTGATAGGCTTGCTGGTTTTTTGTGTGATTGGGTAGTTTGTTTTGACGTGCCGACTTGCGTGATTGCTATTCTTGAATATATACTGGGATTGTTCACACAAAAACTTGGTCTACAAAAGGAGCGACCCATGAACACCTACTACGCCGCCATCGTCAACCATCCCAACCAGAAGCTCGACCCTGACAACAACATTCCCCTAATCCAGATTTTCCATAGCGTCACCGAACGCAATAACTGGGTGAAAGCCTACGCCGATAATCCCCATGTGAAGACCATCGACTCGAAACAGGCGATTCGTTGGCTCCGCTTCACCTACCGCCAGTATCGAAACCAGAAGATTCCTTCCCGCATGAGCAGAGACGGCGTGGTCACGAAGTTCCTCCGCACCTGCTCGTTCCAACCCCTGCTCCACACGAAGCAAATCAGTCTCACGCCGGAAGAGGTCATCAAGCGTCTCTCCAGCCCCGAAGACCATGTGCTGAGGAAAATCGGATACACTCGCTGAAAGGACAAAAAATGAGTGACACTATCGAAGACGCCAAGACCGAACCCCGTCCGACTTGGACGAAGCTAAAGGACGGTTGGAAAGTCCGAATCCCGAAAGAGTGGTGGGATAACTGGAGTGAGGCTGGTGAAACCGACGAGTTCCCAGTATTCAAAGCCAACGGCGAAGTGTCCCATGTGAGCATCGTCAAGGTCAGCAAGCCGTTCGTGTTGGACGGTGTGGAATACGTCATAGGCACGCCAAGGAAGGAAACCTACCGTCGTGGGTCTGCCCCCTCCCGCACTTCCACTACCGCTCGTAAGCACAGTGTCATTCGTTGTGAGGAGTGCGGCTCCACCAAGGGTGTGCATCTGACAAGGGATATTAACGGCATCGGTTGCCTGTTATGCTCTCTTTGCGATGATGGTTCCGCGAGCGTCTGCTGATTGGATTTGCGGGGATATGGTCTCGCAACTAGTTTCTGATTTACTGGCTTTTTCTAGTATTCTATAGTATCATGGAAGTATGAAGTTATCGGAGTACGCGGCCAAGCACGGTATCCAATACCGTGCCGCGTGGAACAGGTTCAAGGCTGGTAAGATACCCGGCGCTTGGCAGGATGAGTCCGGCACCATCATCGTGCCGGACGAGAGCGCGGTCAAACTCAATGATGCCGCCATTTATGCCCGTGTCTCCGACCCGTCGAAACGTAAAACCCAACTCCCTGACCAGCAGAAGCGCATGGAGGAGTGGGCTGTTGCTAATGGTTATCGAGTGGTTGCGTCCGTTACTGAAGTGGGTTCCGGATTAAACGACAAGAGACGTCGGCTCACCTCATTGCTCAAACGCGACGATTGGGGCACCCTGATAGTAGAGCATAAGGACAGGCTGACCCGTTTCGGCTTTGAATGGTTCCGTCTATTCATTGAACGTGACGGACGAAAGATAGTCGTAGTGAACGAAGCCTCCGATGACCGTGCCGACCTGATTCAGGATTTCGTGTCGATAATCTACTCGTTCAGTGCGCGCCTGTACGGGCAACGCAGGTCTCAACGCGCACGCGCAATGGCCGCTATGGTGGAGGATGATAATGCCGACAAGTAGATACCGTCGTGGTATGAAAACCGGTGTGGCGCACAAATCCTACGGCGTGGCATTGCCGATGAATCATGGCAAGTTGGATAAGCTGTTTCGACTGCTTCCGATATGGCGTAAAGGATTAACCTATTCCCTGAATCAGTGGTGTCGTGAACTGTTCGAGACCGGTAGCCTATCCACATGGCAGAGCACTAAAACCTTTCCTGACTATTTGTCCCAACGGCAATGGGATTCCGTATCCCGTCAAGCGAAAGCCACCTTCGATTCATGGCTGACGAACCGTCAGAATGAGTTTCGTAGTCTCGTATACCATTCCACTTTGGAAGACAATCTTAAACGTGACCTGTACGAAATCAACCTGCGATACGCATGGTATGAGCACTCCGATGATAAAACGCACTATATGGCTCGTTGGTTGATGAAACATCTACGTCGTCGAAACCGAATCCCAGACTTATCGAAATGCCGAACCATGGATATGGACGGCAAGATTGCCCGAATAGAGAACGCGAAGAACACCAAGTGCGAACGTTGGGCTGTCGTGTCAACTTTGGAATCCGGCAAGCCGGTTCGCGTGCCGATACTCGCAGACCGTAAACTGGACGAGAATCTTTTCCTTAACAATGAAACCTTGTCGAACTATCTGACCATTCGCTTCAACTTGGACGGCAGTGTCAACGGAAAGCTGATTACTACCTTGCCTAAAGCAGAAAAACGAACCCAAGGCGAAACGTTGGGATTGGACTGGGGTATGGATTGCATGTTCGCCCTATCCGATGGCCGACTGTTGGGCACCCGAATGTTCGACTGGCTGAAACAGCGTGACACGGAGCTTATCGAACTGACTCGCGCCTTACAGAAGAATGGTGTGAAACCATCCAAGTCTAGAAGATACCGTAATCTACAACGGCGCATACGAGCCTACTATCGGAATGAGATTGGACGACTGTTCAACCAGCTCAGCAAGGAACAAGTCAAGGAAATCGTCGTTGAAAAACTTGACTTCCGTAACCTGAATCTCAGTCATAAGATGAACCGGTTGCTTACCAGAACCGGTCGAGCCGCAGTGGAAGCGAAACTGAAACGTATTCAGGAACTAGACGGCGTCACCGTTACTGAAATCAATCCCGCCTACACCAGCCAACAATGCTCCCACTGCGGGTACACGGCTAGGAACAATAGGCCGACAAGAAACTTGTTCCGTTGCAAATGCTGCGGAACGACCCTGCACGCGGACATCAACGCAAGCCGCAATATTCTTTCGAGACGTTCTCGGGAGAATGGCTGGCGTTCCATCCGCAAACAGGAAATCGTTCGCATACTCAACAATGAGCATGCGAACCGATACGTCCACCATGACAATCATTTGGTGGGCGACGCCCAAACGAGTGGGGCTACTCCATGTCGCAACAAACCGCATAGGCGGGGGACTCCGACGGAGGTCAAGATTATTCAGACAGTGCTACAGAATACTGTCTGAAATCACACTCTTGTTGCTGTAGTTCCCGCTTTTTGTTTTGTAGCGTGTTTTGTCCAAGCAAATTGTATACTGGAATTGTTCACACAAAAATATGGAAGCCAAGGAGCAAAAAAATGAGCGACATCAACTGGAACGAAACCGCAGTCTACGAATTCATGCGATTCGAGCGCGAACCCGAACGCCGAGTATTCCCCGACCGCGACATCACCAAACTCGCCAAAGCCGGACTCATTCAGGAAAACGAGACGGGCGACTGGACTCTCACCCAAACAGGCGAAGATGAACTCGCCAACATCAGACAGCATTTCAACTCCGGCAAACTCTCCGAACTACCCCTGAAAGTCCGTAACTACTACTTCGACTGGCGCGTATACGACGAAAAGAAACTACCCGTCAAGGAACTATCCAAAGTTGCCCTACATGACAGGAGCGCCGAGATTCGCAAGAAAGCGGCCACAATGCTCAACAAGTTCAGCAAGCTCGACAAGGAAACGTCGAACGGTTTGTCCCACGACGAGGATTATCAGATTCGACTCATGGCGGCAAAGAACGCAGACCCTCACCTCTTCTTCGAGGAGTCGGACGAGCGTGTGGTCAAAACCCTTATCTATAACCATAACTTCGATAAGGAATGTGTCGAACATTGGCTGGACAATCCCAACAGTCAGATTCGCGTTCAGGCGGCTCTTCTGACCGAAGACGGCAAGGTGGATGAAGTGTTGTCCCGTCTTAACCCGCAGGATGTGGCGCATGTGCTGGCCTGCAAGCCGCAGTGGGCCACTTGTGAGCGTGTCATGAACGCTTGGGAGAACGCGGACGAGGTGGGACGTTACAGGCTGGTCAAGGTCATGCGTGACATGCCGGACTCGTTCATCAATCAGGCTTTCGAAAGCGACGCGTATATGGCCTTGCATGACCGTTTGGAGGAATACCGCGAAGCCGTCCGTCAAGTGTTGGAGCTTGGCTCCATGTTTTCCAAGGATAGTGAGATTCGCCGGAAGATTTGGGAGCGTGCCGAGCGCGAGATTGGTTGAAAGGGATAGCAATGCGAAAAGCGACATTTATCAGAAAATACTACGGGCACGGATACGACGCACATATGGTCTATCTTGTCTACAGCTATCGCGGGCACGAATACACGGTGTATGAGAACCTAGCCCAAGGCAACGAACCACTTTCATGGCAGCACCGCAATGAGCAAAGCCAAATAGACCAGTTGATAGAGCAGAAAGAGCAGGAAAAGAACGCACAGCCGAAGCCATGCCGGTATGAGGATACCGCGCAATATGCCTTCGACCAGTTTTGGAACTATGTCAATGGTGAACCGTCGGACTACGACTAATCGGTAGCACCTACTGCGGCGGAGGGAACCGCACCGCCCTCCGTATAGTGGTGAAAAAATATCGAGTCGTGTGGATGCTTTTGCGTTTGCGCGGCTTTTTGTGTTTTGTGTTTTTGCTCTTTCTCTCAAATATGCTATACTGGAATTGTTCACACAAATATGAGAGAAAGAGCCAAAATGAACGAGTATTTCGCACGATTCGGCGCAGCAGACTACAACATCTTCCACAACGGCAATACCTCCTATGTCATGTTGCGTGTTGCAGACGAGAACATGACATACTTCGCCTTGTTCGAGCACATTGAGGGGCATGACGGCGTCGGCTGTAGGATGTTCGACTCTCCGACCGAGGTGGTTTTGGATGCCGCCGTTGACGAGACTTGCTCCGACGAGCAGCTTGCCGACTTCGTTGGACAGCCTGACACCGCTTTCGTCCACAGCATCAATATCCGCAGGATTCTGTATCGCTCCGGACTTCTGAACTAAAACATGGGAATACGCCCGCAGGAAAATCATGTGGGCGTATTCCTTTTTTCGTATGGGCGGGGATTGCGTCTTCGTTTTGGCTTGGTTGCGTGTTGTGTTTTATCTCAACTTAGGCTATACTGGAATTGTTCACACAAGATATGCCGAGAAGGAGAAACCATGGACAACGACGCAATCAACAGTCTTACCAAAAAGTGGACTGCCAACCTCGTTTACCTTTTTTGTTTTGGCGAGAAAGCCGCGTCATCTTCAGTGTCGCGGATGAATCGCCCTGCCTGTTGTTGTTCGTCTATGTAGCGTTCGATTATGCTCTCGCTGTTTCTTCCCACGGTTTCGCAATAGTATCCCGCAGACCATAGCTTATGGTGCTTTCCCCAGTAGTAGCGTCTGAGATGGTCGGGGTGCTTGCCCCATAGTTCATGTGTGGTGAGTTGTTTGATTCGGCTGACGGTTCCGCTGATGGTTTCGTCTGGTGGGACACTGACGAGCATGTGTACATGGTTTCCGTCGCCTGTGTTGATTCGGTGGATTGTGAACCGTGAGCGCTGTTCGGCTTCGCGGATGCTGGCAATGGCGTCTTCCTCTATCCCCTCAAGGGCACGCTTGCGGTATTTTGTGACCAGCACGATATGGTATCTGGTTCGTACCTTCGCTGACGCTTTGGGTTTGTATTCGTTGGAGTCCATGTCTCGCACCTCTATGCTATAATCATGCTAACAGCAGTCTAGCAGATTCGGAGGTGTTAGCATGACGGTCAGTCTCATCGGCTCGCCGCGCAGAACCTCCGAAGAGGCAAGGCTGGACAAGAACCGCAGAATCAGAGAATCCATCAAGGCGACCAAAGCCAAAAGGAAAACGCAGACCTGCTCCACATTCGATTTGAAAATCGTGGGCAACAAACTATCCCACACCCAGCGTGAGGCACTGGTCCGCGTGTTCTTGGAAGCGAAATGGCTGTGGAACGAATGCATAGCCAGCGGAGACCCGCTCTCCTACAAGCCAAGGAAAAACGTCCTCGTGAAAACCAAGGACGGCATGATGGACGAACGCGAGTACCGGACGCTTGGCTCGCAGATGAAGCAGTCTTTGGTCAAAACCATCCGTTCCAACATCAAGACGCTCGCCACCCTCAAAAAGCAAGGGCGCAAGGTCGGCAATGTTGGATTCACCAACGAAGTCAGGTCTCTTGGGCTTCCGCAACCGGAGACCACTTATCGCATACGTGGACAAAAGGCGAGAATCCAGAATATTCCCGGCTGGGTTCGTGTGCGTGGCGTCAAACAATTGGAAGGCTGGGAACAAGCGAAAGCCGTTCTCACCAGTGAGGCGGATGGATGGCACTTGCATGTCACATGCTATATGGATAAGGAGGAATACAACAAAAGGCGTGAAGCCAAAAAACTCGCGCCGGTGAAGAACACCGTCATCGGACTGGACATGGGCGTGGAAACCGCCATAACATGTTCTGACGGAACGGAATACGATGTCATGGTTGGAGAAACCGACCGCCTCAAGCGGGAACAGCGAAAACTGAACCGTAAGAAAAAGGGGTCGAACAACCGTCGGCGTAATCGTATGAGAATCCGTTTGGCATATATGAGACAGCAGAATCGTCTCAATGACGCCGCGAACAAGATAACAGCCGAATTGTTGCGCAATGAGATTGTCTTTATGCAGGATGAACAGGTTAAGGCTTGGCAACGTCGTTATGGACGCAAAACCCAACACAGTGTCCTTGGCCGCGTTAAGAACCGGCTCGCACGTCATACAAGTCAGGTGGTGACGCTTTCCAAATGGGAGCCGACCACACAACTGTGCCCCACCTGCGGCAAGAAAACCAAAATCCCACTCAAACAGCGCACATACAAATGCGCCTACTGCGGATATAAAGCCCCAAGAGACGTCAAAGCCGCTCAAACCATGGTCTGGATGGGACAATCGAAATATTCAGACAAAATACCCTCGGAACAAGGGGAATACAAGCCTGTGGAGAACGCATCGGAGTCATACGCGGACAATCTGCGTATGTTCTCCATGCGTTCAGCGAAACAGGAAACCGTGACGGCTTAAGCCTCACGGTAGTTCATGACGTTATCCGCTACATGGTGGAAAACAAGCTGGCCGATAGACTCTGCTTCGAGCATTGGGTAAAAAGCGAAGACGAAACCATCCGCGTCCTGTCGGCACCATTGGCGGAACCTCGTAATTGGCGAATCTCTTCTCGATTGGAGGAGTATAAGAAGGCGTTGCAGACCGTGGCTCGTATGGAGCGCCTGTTCGCCAAGGGTAGTGAGATTAAACGCAAGATGCGTGCCCGTGCCGGTTTGTCCGATTGAGGTTTGACGGAGGAGAAGCGGGACGCTGTTTTTGGTGTCCCGCTTTTGTTTTTTGGGGTTTTGCGGTTTCTCTCAAGTGTGCTATAGTGGAATTGTTCACACAAAGAGCGATAGGCAAAAGGAGCACATAACATGTACGCAATCCACTACATCGGCGGCGCAATCAACGTCAAGAAAATGCCCAAAAAACAAGCAGTCGAATACGCCAAACAAATCAACGACAACCCCACAGGCACATTCCCCGAAAGTGTGAAACTCGCACAAAGCGCCGAAGCCCGCACCATCATGCAAAACAGACTCTTCGCAAAAGACGTCTACGCCCACCACAGCGACGTATACAGCATGAGCATGGCTGAACTCGTCAACGCAGTCAACGAATACTGTTGCTGAAAAACAATCGCCACAAAAACCAACCACACGAAAAAGGACAATCAGAATGTACTCGAAAATCAGCGAAGACACCTATCGGAAACTCATCGACAAACTCGTCAGAATCCCCTACGTGACCGGCGCACACGCAACCCGAGCCATCTTCGGAGACGGAATCGAAGTCGCATTCCAACACCGTTACATGGGCAAGCAGGTCGAATACTATCTGGTAGCCGACTCACAACGAGACGGCAGACGCTCCTACCGTTGGCGTGGCGGAGTATACACGGTTCCGTCCGCACACTGGATTTTCGATGACGGGGAATGCACTCCCGTGGATTTGCCGTCGCATAAGCTGGAATCGTTGGATGTTGACGGACTGTATGACGCGATTGTGTCCGATTTAGACAAGGCCATGAGGGAATTGTAGGAAAACGAAAATGCGATTCACGGACGGCAAGGAAAAGCTGGAAATTAAAATCCACGAAGGTCAGCATTCGTGGGATACGACGGTAGAATTCTTCGACCATTTGACGGCTCCCATTGTGAATGGGACTCGTCAGGTGGGAAACGTTCGCACTCTACTGACGAACGTGTACAACAGGATTCTAGGCATGTCCGGCTATCCCGCACCGGAAGCCGACACTCGGGCAATCTACACCATCACCGACTTGGCTGGAAACATTGTCAAGGAAGGTTCTTTCACTTCGTCCGACAATCCAGCCTGCATGTATTGCAGCGGTTGCGGTTGCCTTCTCAGCGAGGAGAACGAGAACCTTTGCGGTGATACCAGCTGGTGCGATAACTGCTATTGAGAAATTGGAAGACTACCGTTTCTACGCTTCCTTATTGTTCTATCGGATTGTGTTTTGCGCTAATATCATATATACTGGAATTGTTCACACAGCAAGAAGTTGCATCCTACTAAGGAGAAAAATGAGCAACACCACCACAGAAATCAACTGGCACAACACTCTCCCCCAAAACTTGGAAGGCCACAAGTGCATCGCAGTCACCAAAACCGGTGAAACCATCGAAGGCATACTGGAATATCGCACGGCACAACCCGACATGTACGTGAGAATCGATAGCCTCCACCTCCCCGGCGTCAAACCATGGGTTATTGTCAACCAATGCGAATCCGGCAACGAAATGGGCGAAGAATTCCAGTCCGTGAAAGTGTTCGCCTGAAAGGTTCACGAATGAGTAACCACGACTGGGTAGCAACCGACAGTCCCAATAAAAACAACACTCACAAGAACAACCGTTCCACTCATAACGGATGGGACGCCGGTAGCGCTTGGAACCCGCAATCCACGAAACGAAACGAATTCGGCATACGCAATACCGACTGGAGCAATGACTAGCTCCCACGTCAAAAAACGTTAGACCAAAAGGAGAAAAATGAACAGCGACTACTATGAGTATCTGACCACCTCAGCCAAAAACGACCCTGAACTGAACGAGCATGACAAGGAAACCGTATTGGCTTTCCTGAAACGACTCGACACCAACCCCGACAAGTATGCGGTAGCCCCAAGAACAATCGCCTATTTGGACGAGGAGTCTTTGGCGGATGCTGACATCACAGCCGAAACCCTCAAGAAGTTCGACATGAGCGTGCCACAATTCTTGGACGAGTGGTGGGAAAACGTCTGGGGTAGCACTACTATTGAGGACGATTGCCTTGAGGGACTAAACGAAGTTCTAGAACTTCACGAAGTCAGTAGATGATACCAGAATGCCCGTGGAAAACGACTTCCACGGGCATTCTCGTCTCAATTTTTGGAAGGAGCGCGAATGCCCCATTACTTGTTGGACGCGGCTAATGACGCGACTGAACTCCCATCCGCAGACTTGGATAACATCCAGTCGATTCTGCGTACCACGCCTACTCTTGATTCGGAAGCGCCCGTGTTGGCTTGCGAGATTCTGGATGCTTGGGACGAGGATTGTAGGATTCTTCGCCGCCGTCCTAGACTGGTGTTGCTGAATGTTGAGGAGCCGGAATTCTAAGTGTGGGAAGGTGGTTTTTCGTTCTTTGCACTACCCTGTTGTGTTAGAGTGAGATAGCCCACACCAAAAAAGGAAAACCAATGGCCTTAAAAGAACTTCCCTATCAAGACGGAATCAACTGGAAAGAATTCGAAGGCAAGTCCGCGATATTCAAATGGAACGGCAAACCCATGGCCGGAACCCTCTACTTGGACGGTTTCAGCAATCTCGCAGTTCGTGAACTGTCCGGTTACATGCCGGTCTTATATATTTGGCCGGATGATACGAGTCATGTCAACGTCGAGCGTGTGACGGATTTTCATGTGTTCGAGTTCGTTGAGGATTAGTGTAGTTCGGGACGCTGGCACTGCGGCTTCTATTCCCATTCCGGGGACAATCCGAACGTATTATCCCGGCTTCGATATTTGGTTCAACCGCACGGTTCTCCCCTCATTAAGGAAAGGCCGTGCGATTCTTTTAGCCCGCATAAACGGTGAGTTGGCGGGGTTTTGCGTTCTCAAGAGAAATCCGTCTGAACGGAAGATTTGCACCTTGTATGTTTTCAAGGCTTTCCGAAATCGAGGGGTCGGTTCCTCGCTGGTCGAATATGCATTGAAATTGCTGGACGAACGGTTCCCTCTGGTGACAGTGCCGGAAGAGTTGTTGCCGCTGTATGAGGGTTTCTTCCGTCGTTTTGGTTTTCGTCTGTCCGGCTCGCGTGTGGGTTTGTATCGGGTTGGGAAGAGGGAGTTCTTTTTTAATCGAACGCTGGCTTAGGTTTGCGTGTTGCGTTTTTCTACCCCCTTGTGTTATAGTGGGATTGTTCACAACAAAAAAACAAAGACAAAACCCAAAAAGAAGGACGCATTGAATCAAGCAACTGGCATCGGCAAACGAATCCTCTTCGATGACCACCCAACTCGCGCGGTATACGACACTGAGGAACTGCCAGCATATGACTCCTATGCGCTTTACCGCGTATACCTGCGTTCTTGGCAACGGCATTCCTGCCGACCGGGAACCGAGAATACACCCATGTTCGACGTGATATGCCCGGCAAGATGGTGCCGTTGGATTGCTCACATCAGCATTCTGAACTATTTGGACGGCATAAGCTGGCTGGCTTGGCCGGTGGAAGGTGGCGTCAGTTGGCGGCATAGGACAATCGACCCTTATTCCGTCCACTATTCCACCGATACCCACATCCCGATAATCGACTTGCGCGAAAGCGAAGAATAGGAGAGAACATGTCCGACACTCAGAACACGCCCCGATTCTCGACCATAGGCGTCACCTACACGAAGCATCAGAACAATGCGGCGCTCAGCATGAGTCCCGCCGAAGATTCGACCATGCGCCGACTGGGATTCACCGACCACCGTGAGGGGTATTGGTATCTCTGCCGTTCAGTCTCCCCCGACCATGACATGACATTGAATGTCGAGATTGCCAAGGACGGTAGCGACTGGCAGATAGACGTGTTGGACGAGAACTTCTGCCAACCCTACGACTACCAGTATTTACTCAACGTGAACCCGACGTTGGATTATCCCAACAAGGTGGCTGACGAATGCGAGAAATGGTTCCGGAAACTATCCGAATGGGGTTTGCTACACGGCTGGCATGAGGGAATGTACGTCTGAAAAAACAGAAAGGAAAAACAAAAAAATGAGCATTCTCAACGAGGAACTGGAAGAACGGTATCCCATCGAGGAAGGCGATTGCATCACGCTCACACGGGAGCAGTTGTCGTTACAGTTGCGTCGCGCATACAAGGCGGGTGCGACCCGCGACTATAAGCGCACTCCGCACGGGCATACGGAACTGGTGGAGATTATCGGAAACCTCCAAGACTCCCACTTATTGCCTGATGGCACGGACTTCGAGGATGTCGTAAGAACAGTTCTGGACGGTCGCGTCAAGGCCATCACCAAATAGGCGTTATACTAGAAACGTCCACACATTCACTTATCCAAGGAGACCACACCATGAGCTGGGACAAATACCAAAGTCGAGACCCCAGAAGAATCGACCCAATGAAAACACCACTCTACGATTACGTGGTCTTGGATACCGAAACCACCGGTTTCAAACCCGAAAACGGGGCCAAACTCATTGAAATCGGAGCCGTGAAAATCCATAACGGAAAACTCGTAGACCGATACGAGCAACTGATTGACCCACACCAGCCAATCCCCGAATACATCACCTCGCTCACCGGAATCAACGACAGCATGGTCATCGGACAACCCGACGTAAGTCAAGCCATCATCCGATTCGACAAGTGGCTTGGCCCACGAACCATCATCATGGCGCATAACGCGTCATTCGATTTAAGTTTCTTGGACGCGGCCATGAAAACCGTGAACGGTGGAATGTTCTTCTTTCCACACCGGTTTGTGGACACGTTGGAAATGAGTCGGAAAATCCATCCCGAAAAGCCAAGCCATAAGGTTGCCGTGCTTATCCGCGACTATGGTATCGGTGACGTGGAAGAGCATCGCGCCTTGTCCGACGCGACTCAGGAAAACATGCTGTATGAAGCCATGCGCAGAGAGGAGTTTGGGTGCTAAATGGGATATGAGGACATGTTCAATCCCGAATGCAGGGACTATCTGAAATCACGCAAACCGTCGCAACGGGAGCAGGAGATAGCGAAGCTTGAGAAACAGGCCGACAAGAAGCATGACATGTATGGCAACAAAACCCTCTACGAAGTCTCAGGAGAGGTTGCGGCCATCTACGAAAGCCAGAAGGCGTTGCGCTTGAGGTTGGAAAGCATCGAGGAAAAACTGGACGAACTCTTAAGGACTCAGAAAGGACTGGGGTGAGAAACCTTCTTACATGCCCATGCTGTAACAGCATTCCCGAATTTAAGTATCGGGCTAAATCTGAACTCCACTGCACTTGGGACGACGAGCAATATTTTCTGCCGAAAGGTTGGGGATACTCCCACTTTTGTCCAGTGGATAATGGTTTGCAAACATCTGGCGGAGTCGGCTTCCAAACCTTGCACGACGCACAGCGCGACTGGAACTGTAAGGTTGGAAGTTTTCTCCGTAACCCGCTGAACAGTTTCCACTCGTCCATCGAGACCGGTGCGGAACTGCTGACCGAATTAGATGATTGTTTCGTTGGGCAGCGAATTCAGCTTGGCGACCGGATATTATTGAGTCGGCGTTCTCTAACCGTTCGAGGTATCGTGCAGTTCATCCAACGGGACAGTGTTGGCGAAATCAGCGTCATCCTGCGGGATACGGACACCATCAAGTATGTGATTTATTCGCCGGTCTGGGAGCGTCGGAAGTACATGTTCTCGTATTATATCGAAAGGCGAATGCATTGGATAAAAAAGCCGAAAGGCTCCTCTGCGACGCGTACCATCGTGGACGCTTAGCGGAGATTGACGAAAACAATCAGGAAGCGGCTATGTTCCTTATGTGGAACAGTGGGCACAATATTGTGCTCGCTGTTTTTCTTTTTTAGGAGGAGCCGGAATGTCCCAGCATAGCGACAAAAGCCACAAGAACAAGAAGGTCGTGGTCATTGAGAAGGTGCGGGATAAGTATGGTTCCGTCATCGCTTTGAAGGTTGTATTGTATCGTCGGCATGATAGTGAGAATGGGAAGGTTTGGGATATGAAGCGTTCTCATACGTTCAGTGCGGCTTTCAGTCGTCGTGCTTGTAGGGAACAGGCGAAGACGTTGGCTCGTCAGTGGGCCGATAAGTATGGTGCGAAGGTTGTGAAGAGGGGGTAGTTGCCCTCTTTAATGGTTTATGTTATACTGGGGGTGTTCACATAAAAAACCATTCCAAAAAAAGGAGAACACCATGAAAAACATCGACCCATACGAACTCATGCACGATTGGGATTGGAATACTGCCGTATTACTACTTCCTTTTGCTGAACAGTAAGAGGAGACGGACATCATGCACAGCTTATACAAGACCGCAGGTAAATGCACTCTGAACCGAAGCAAAGTCCGCTACCCCAACAAAAGGGAAGCCCAACTCGCATTGGCTGTCATCAAAGGACGAGGAAATCCGAAACACACTGAGAAACGCGCATACCATTGCCCTATCTGCAACGGATGGCATCTGACCAGCGCCGAAACCGTGAACGATACAGTCCTGTCCGGGAGCGTGCTCCAACACACCAATCCAGACGCGTTCGACACAGGAATGAAAGCGTTCCTCTCTGGTTCCAAACGCGGCAAATATTCCGCAAGCAAAGCCAGCCTGACCCGACGTGTCCGACATTTGCTCCACCTGTTCGCAGCCAACGATATTCCGAATGACTCTTGGGACAATCCATGGTTGTGGGCAACTCTTAGATTCCAAATCATGTGGAGGGGCGGAGACCAGAAGGCCGAACAGCTTCTATCCACTTCGAAGAAAACGGTCAAAATGGCGGGCGACATGCTCACCGAAGACAAGGAGCCGTTCCTTCGCGTGGCTGAAACCCGGAAGGAAGCACAAAAATTACAGAATACACCACTACCGGCATGGTTGGCCGTCGCACTGATGGCCGACAAGGGAAAGGAGCAGAAAGTTTGAACGAAAACGAACTGAAAGAAAGGGCCGTCCACTCATTGCTCCAATCGAAGCTTGGTAAAGTCGCCCCGGCGGAAGCGTTTGTCATCGGATGGCGGAAAGGCTGGGACGAGGCTATCGACATGGCTTTGGAAATCGTTCGCAATGAACTCGATAAAGATGGCGAGAACGAATCGTGATTTGTTCCAAATACACGTGCATGTTGTGCGGAAGAGTCACCGACTTGGACACCGGCTACAAGTACATCATCTCCGTCGTCCAAACAGGCGGTCACGGTCGATGCTCATACGCTCGAACATTGGTCATCTGCCAGCATTGCATGCGCACGCATAAAACCGTCATGACCTTGCAACGCAAATCCTTGAATGAGGAAAACGTTCTTGAATTCCACAGGCCACCGAAAACCCGAAAAACGTCCACCAAGAAAACCGGCGAGAAGAAAGGCTGAACCGTTTTATGGACACCAGTGAAAAGCAGATTATCGGAGAGAACGCCAAATACGTTTCCGACACCATCCCGCAGGAGACCAAGGATGGGCTTCGCGCCCATTTGAAGCCCGGATACGCCATGCCGGACGGCACCCATTATGCGACCGGCAAGGATTACACGGAGTTGATGCGCAATCTGCGCAACATCCAATACTGTGGCTGTCCGCTCTGCCACGACACGCAGTCTGGGCTGAAAACCATTCTCGCAACCAGCGGCATGACCGTCCGTGAGCTTGCCGAGGAAATCGCATGCGACGAATACGATTCGTATTCCGTTGACGAAATCCGCGACCTTGACCCGGAACAGTTGAAGCCGGTGGACGAGATTGTCGAGGATATCAACCGTTGGAGCCACGACCAGCGTGCGCTCGAACACGCTTCCTTCGGCACCGTCAGGCTTCTGTCCGTCTACTTGAACGTCAGTCTCGACCAGATGTACGACGAATTGGATTATCAGACGCTCATCTACACACCATGGGAGGAGGACTCCCACATTTACGGCTATGTGACGGTCATCCGTTACAAGGATGGAAAGTATGAGGTGGATGTTCCGGAATGCCGCTACCAGTGCGACGAAACGTATTGGAACGCGCGTCGCAAGATGGAAGAATCCAACACTCCCATCACGTTGGATGTTCTGCGTAGCGAACCGTGGAGCAAGGAGCATCGCACTCCCGTGGCATTGCCGGAACAGTATCGTGGCAAACAGTATCATCTGGGAGGTCATTCCAGCCTGTCGGCTTTGCTGGACAAGCTGGCCTCACATGATGTTCCGGTGGACGAAAGGGTTCTTATCGCCCTCGAACTGGAGGAACAGTTCCCGTTGCGGTTGACCCCACTGTCTGACAAGGACTGACATTTTTTCGGGGAGGAGCCGATACCGGCTTCCCTCCTCTTACTGTTAGAAAGGAAAACCTGATGGTTAGAAAAATGGTGAGCGTTCAAAAGATTGAGGGAGTGTATCCCATTGAGAACGCAGACCGTATCGAGAAGGTTCGCATTGGCGGATGGATTGTCGTAGTAGGCAAGGACATGGGATTAAAGCCCGGCGACCATGTGGCATATTTCGAAATCGATTCCATGCTTCCAGCCAACGACCCACGCTATACGGACTTGCAGAAGCGTGGTCAGCGTACCGTTCCCGTGTCCAACACGATTACCGGCGAAGAGAAGGAAATCACCGGACACGTGCTACGTACCGCGCGACTGCGCGGAGTGTATAGTCAAGGACTAGTCATGCCGCTTTCAACGATTGGCGTACCGGAGGACACTCCCATCGGCACTGATATCACCTTACAGGCGGACGTGTGGAAGTATGAAGAACTGCCACCATTGAAAGGCGGTGACATGATTGGCGCTTTCAACGCGCCATGCTCCAAGTCCGACGCCACACGAGTGCAGAATCTCACCGCGTATTGGAATGAAATCAGGCGGATTGCGTGGACTCCGACCGTGAAGGTGGACGGCACCAGCACCACAATCTACCGTGATATGGATGATACGGTTCACGTCTACTCTCGCAATTGGGAGTTGAAGCCGGAATGCACGAACATGCAGGTGGCGGTGAAAACCGGATTGGTTGACGCGTTGGAGAAAGGCATGGTCTGCCAGTTCGAGCTGTGCGGCCCAAGTGTCAACGGCAACAGGTTGAAGCTGGCGTCCTATCGTCCATTCGTGTTCGCCGTATGGCGTGACAACATGAAACTCGACCGTAGGGATTGGCCGAAAGCCATGCTTGACAACGCCGTCCCACTGTTAGACGAGACCGAGTGGAAGCCGACCGGCGATGTGATGGACATGATTGCCAAAGTGGATGGTCTGAGAGGCAACGTGACCCGCGACTTGTTGGACGAAGGAATCGTCTGGCATGCGAAAGCGGGCGAACGGTTGAGCGACGACCTGTACAACGAGCTTGGCAGCAACCGTTGCTTTAAAATCATCAACAACAAGTATCTGACCAAGCACGGTCTTTGATGTCGAATAGGGGTCTGGGCTTACTTTTGTGTGCAGACCCCTGTTTCGTCTTTCATATCATTCATGTCTTGTTATACTGGGGATGTTTACAAACGCCGGATGAAACAAAGAAGTGGCGAATTGAATATCTCCAACATGTCGGAAGAGACGATAGAAGAAAACCTACCCGACCTGTCCCCGCATTTGGAGGATGGGTTCAGTCTCAGACAGCTTGAAATACTCCACGACTACGCGGTGGAAGCTTTCAAGGCTGGAATCGAATACGCCAACAATACTCGAAAAGGAGCTATAGATTGACCGATAGGAAACCGTGGGTCATTTCCATTCTACCCGTCAAATGCCCCGATGACATGACCGGCATCCCTAACTATTACATTCAAATATGGGAAAAGTACGTCGGCAAGGTCAAGCCGGAAGGTGGAGACCGTGAGGATTGGATTGAAACCTGTTCCCGACTCTACTGGGGCGTCCGCAATCTAGGTGAGGACGCCATAGTCCGAGTGCATGGGAAAACCGACCTCGACTCGAAGAGGCTAATCGGATTACCGCACTTCGGACAAGTGTTGAACATGCCGCCAATCGACCAGTATGCAGACCCATCTCATGCCGACCGTTACGCCATCAATCCCAACGTGCGCATGCTCATGCATCGGAAGACGAAACTCAGTTCCATCTACGAGGATGACATCAAACATGCGTTCGCTTCTCTTATTAAGGACGGTGTCTCGTCGTTCTTCATCAAATTCATGAACCAAGCCAAACTGCTACCGAATTTGAAAATCTCCGGAACTAATCTTGACGAGCTTGAACAGCAGGTGCAGGAGTGGGGAGGTTGGGCGTTTGTTCGTGCGGATGATGACCCGAATGCTCTGCTTATTCAGGAGAATGTCGATATCCAATACGAGTATCGCATGTTCATGGTCGGCAACCAGCCTGTCTGCGGCGCTGGCAATATCGGATTGAAAACACCAATCGACAACATGCATACGAGATTCGACCCTCAAATGCAGAAGCATCGTGACGACACCACCGTTAAGAATGTTGAACTCAGACCGGAATTGGCGGAACGATACCGTGAGTTCGCCACGCGAGCCGGACGCATGTTCGCCCACTGCGGTTACGGCACGTACACGCTCGACCTGTGTCTTATCAACGGTGAAGTGTCAATCGTGGAATTGAACGGTTTGATGAATTCCGGACTGTTCGCATTGAACATGAACGATTTGACGAGCGCGTTGCGAGTCAATTGGAAACAGTGCCTTCCCCCGGTTCTGCTTGAAACGGCTATCTAAAAAGAGAGGAATAATATTGGAAAACGAAGAAAAAGAATGCCCCGCATGTGCCAGATGCGAGGTGTCGTTATCGGATTATCCGAACTGGTGTCGATGCAACAGTTCAGCACTCCGCGATTGCGTCAATCGGCTCAACAATTACGATGCTGGAATCGTATTCGGGATGCATTTCGGAGACCCGGACTTCGTACTGGAAGGCGACCCTAATCCAGCAAAAGAGAACATTCTGTTCTTCAAAGCGGATAAAAAGTACGTTTATCTGGAATTCCTCACCATGGGAGACGAGAACGCTCCGAAAGAGCATATTCCAATAGTCCGAATGTGCAAACCCTGCGTGGCTTTCATGGGGGAATATTTTTGGAGCAAATATCTTCCGAAAGAGTTTTGGGAAGGATACGAGCAAGCGGTGTTACACACTCTGAAAAGGCTGGTGGACGACCCCAGTGTCGAATCGGACGCCGACCTGATTAAGTATGCGAGAGAAATCGTCCACGGCGACATGCTCATCGACTGGTAGTGTCTGTTGGCTTGTTTTTAAGGAGCGCGTTTTTGGACACGCTCCTTTCTGTTATCGACTTTGACTATCCGTTTTGTGATGCGCGAGAAAAAACTATGTACTATCACGTACTATACTGGGATTATCTACATAGAGAGGGAGTATTTTTGAGACCACAATCAGAAGACACCGGGGAACTCACCACCGTCATCGACCCCGCGTCCATCACACGCATGGCGTCCAGCCATCCAGACAACAGGGAGACCACCATGTATGGCAGACATGGCAAGCATGACGGTAAGCCGCCAAAAATCAAAAGGTCGCGGACTAAAACAGATAAACCCAAACATCCCATAGAACAGGTCATGCTATTCGTCATGCTCGCCGTAAGTATTGTTTTCTTGGCTGGAACGGTGCCGCTTCTCTGGTTCATGCCGGTTTCGGAACCAGAGGATATGATTGTCCGACCTATTCTGACTGGCTTGATTGGTGTGGCGGCGGTTTCCGCCGACATTCCGGCTTGGATATATTTCGCCCGTTGGCGTCGGAATTTATGTAAAAGCCAAATTTGAAACATTTCCTTGTTATACTGGAATCAACCACATTCAAGCAAAAGCAAGGAAAACACATGCCTAGAACCACACTGGCCGATGTCGCATCCGACTACGTGCGCAAACACCAGCACGAGCGACAATGCCGACAACTCGACTCCAACAGCCGGGTCACGCTCACCGTCATCCAAAACCAGTGGGCGAAACTTGCAGGACAGGAACCCATGACCATTTTCGACGCGCCGGAAGTCGTAATCAGAAGCATCGAAACCACACAACGCGGCCACGAACTGTTCGACCGCACAAAAGAAACAAACGGGGTCGTCTACTACGGCCTGAAAAACTGAAAGGAAACAAAAACATAATGTCGGAACTCGCAGAGGACACCAGAAGGGTAACGCTTCTACTGGGAGACAATCCGGAAGGAAAAACTCAATGGCATACATGCTTGGACTTGTCCCACAACGAGTATGCCATCCAAAAACTGCGTGAGACCGGAAGACTGGAAGCGGGGAAGGCCACTTCGCTGACCGTCGGACAGTTGCAGAACCTTCTCACCAAGGCACAGAAGGACGCCCACGGGTTCCAAGACACTCCCGCCAGCAAATGCTTGCGGGGCAGTGAGCCTGAACGGAGACTACAGGCATACAAGTTCGCTGAAAACCTCAACCGTGCCCTCTGTGAAGGCTCTCCCGTGTATTGTTCGGAGTTTGAGCCGAGGCTGGACTTATCTTTCCCGAGTTTCAAGGACTGACCATAATTGGGAAGGCATTCAAACAGACAAGCCCGACCGACGACGATAGGCGAGACGCCTTCTTTTGATAGTCTTATCGCCGCCGGGGTGAGGGATGGTGAGGAATGGGCGAGACAGCGTGTGCAGAAAAGGATAGCCGCCGTACTGTCCGTTCTTGTCGTCCTGTCCTTGTGTTGTGGCGGCGGATACTATTGGTGGGATACCCAAGGCAAGGCGAAGCGTGCCCATGCCGAAGCTGAGGACGCCTGTTTCCAACAAGTCAGCAGGATGACGGAATCGTATAATAAGTCGCTCCGACTGTATGCTCAGGTGTCTTCCAAGTTCAACGAATTGGACGAATCATATGATTTGGACACGTTGGCCGCTTTGCAGGATAAGAAACCGAAGGAATATGAGAATCTGCATTGCTCCACGGATTTGGATGGCGACAATCGGAGGGCTAGGTCTTTGAAACGTTCGTATGATGAGCTTTCGAAGGAGTATCGCAAGGCTCTTACCCCCATTAGAAAATAGTATGCTATACTGGAAACGTTCACATACAGCCTATCGTTTAGGAGAAAAACTTGCACAACGATAACGTCAATCACCCCAACCACTACACGTCAGGCCCCTTCGAATGCATCGAACTGACATCACGATACCCGTTCCTAGGAGGCAACGCAATCAAATACGTGTACCGCTGGCAGGGCAAGAACGGTCTGGAAGACTTAAGGAAAGCCCTCTGGTATCTGAACCGAGCGAAAGAGGAAAGCCCCTACGAGCCTCTTGGACTCTATCCGCTCGACTCGTTTGTTCCACCCTACTGTTACTTCCACATGGACGACGAATCAGTGCATATGCTGAGGAAACTCGACCGACTCAACTGGCAGAACATGCGAGGATTCTGGAAGGGCATGGCCGAACTCGCTTGCGACCACAAGTCCGGCTACACCCGCGCCAAGAAGACGTTGGAGCGTCGAATCCGACTGCTGGAATCCATGCTGACCGACGAGGAGCAGACCGTCCTGTCCGCCATCTGGCAGGACAAGGAGCTGACCGAATCGCAGAATCGAATCGCCTACCGTCTGCAAGCCCGTGGTCTTGCGAAACTGGACAAGTCCGATGGCGTGTGGAACCCGACCGGAAAGGAGCGCTGACATGAAGGAGGAGAACGAAACGTTCCTTGAGTGAGTGTCCTATGCTATGTTCCGGTATGGTCTGGGTTTGTACTTGCTGTCCGGAATGGTGTCCCTGTTGGGGCTTGTCGGCTCTTTTTTGCTGAAACGATTTTCTTGGTATTGGGGTTTGCCTTTCGTCGTATGCGGCATACTGTTTCTAGTCGTGTTTCCACTGGCATTATTTCTCCTGTCGGTGGATGATTGGAGACAGAAAAACCATGTCGGAGAAAACGAGATTAAGGTTTCGTAGAATCGAAGCCGGATTGTTGAAAGCCTTCCATCGGGGTTTCAGTCTGTTGCTGGCGGTGTTTATTTTTACCTTGCTGGCGATTGTGGTGCTTCATCTCGTATTTGGAACGTATGCGGTCGGGCTTCTGGTCATTCCGTCCGTCGTGGTGATTATCGAGGCATTACTGGCGGCTTTGGATTTTCTGTTTGAGTTCCTTGCAGGGGATGTCACGTATGAACAGGCTGGTGTAGAACCCCCCGAAGGAACTTTTTCTAAAAATTCTGAGGATTCTTCCGTGATGGACGATGCTCGTATGTTTGCCGCCGTTTTGAAGGCTTCCCGCAAGGCTGACAAGTCGAAGAAGGGTGACGCGCACTGAGTTTAGGTTGTCCCCCTAAGATGGTACAAGTTATATTGGAATTGTCCACATATGGTAATATGGGGGCATGACTGGTACAACACACTCAAAAGAAATCCTGATGATACGAATCGGATACGCACCCCGACAAGGCCGCGTATACTTCCAACCACACACCGTGATGCAGGAATACCTCCGATTCAGCAAAGAACACGACAACCACGTCCTATGGAAATGCGGAATCATCGGCGTCATGAAAAACGTGGAGCAGGTAATCCTGTACGCGCACGACGAAGACCTCATGCTCATAGGCGAGGTGACTGGCTTCGGAAGTCCATACAATCCAAGGGCATGGGACGAAGGAAGCTTCTACCAATGTCCCAAACCATGGTCTAAAGAACCAGCCAAATACTGGATAGCGTTGGACAACCTGAGACCATTGGAAGGGTTCAACCCAGACCTGTATGAACTCGCCGCAGGTAAGGACAAGGGCAAACCATTGTCCTTGGTGTTCGAACGCAAGGTACCCATGCTGACCATGGCCGACGCCGAGGGCAAACGCAAGTCCGCTACCACTTCTCGACGTTCGGGGCTTACCCGTATTCGACTACGTGAGGTGTGAATGGTTCCAGTATTGGACACATTCGCAAAAACACCCTATACTGGAAGTAGTCACATAAGAGTAAGGATAACACCATGACCGAAACACTCATGGACAGACGCGCAGTATTCATGCGCATCAGTTCGGAATCAGACCTCATTGGAAAAGCCAGCGTCAAACCCGACGAAGACACCATCATCCGCTACAACTGGCGACAGGCGGAAAGCATGATGGATGAAATCATCAACCATGCGGAACAGAACGATGGCAAAGCCATCATCCCGTTCGACAGCATCGTCTCAGTCCGCTCGCTCGACACCTGCTCCCAGTTCATCCTCTGGCGCACCGACGGCAGATATCTCATCGGCAAACTGTACGAGTCCGGAGAGGACTACAAGTACGGTATGGACGACCGTGACGGCTACACCGCCCCGACCGCACTGCGGGCGAAAACCGCGTCCCGCTGGGTGAAGGTCAAGAACATCAAAAGCGGGGATGACTTCCCGTTCGAGAAATGGTATATCGAAGCATACCGTCATCGCGCTCGTAGCAAGACACCGTTGGATGCAGCCTTGAAGAACAGTCACATGAACGTCATGTTCGTATATAAGGAGGAAGGTAAGGAAGATGCCTAAAATCATCGTGCCGGGCAGGCGTCTCACGGCAGATGTCACCCATAAGATTCAGCCCATGATTACAGTCAAGGATACGACCGGCGGGGAATGGTTCGCCCGAGCCATGTTCCTTAGTCTGAACCGTGGGACAGGCGACAAGTGGAAGGTCGAGGATTTCAGCCTTTCCATCGCCGCCAAGGAAAATTACGCGTTCTACAAGAACACCAAGCTTGGAGTGGAAATCCGTCTCGACCAGAATCCGGAGCTTAAGGAACTGGTTGACGAATACGTGTCCATAGTCAAAAAAGACACCACTCAAGCCGGAGCCTGATTTTTACCAAAACAGCAAGAATAGAACCTCCCTTTCGCGTAAGGTTGTTTACAGCGAAAAGGAGGTTTTCTTCTATGGCATACAATCCGTCAGAACCGCGCGACCCGCTGGGCAAGTGGATGAAAGCGCATGGTGGCAATCCGAAGGCGAGTCTTGCCGACAACGTTAAAAATCTCAACTATACGGAAGAGCATGGGGCGGCTGTCGATACCAAAAACACGCCGACAGCGGTAATTGACCAGATAGCCAAGACCGGCAAAGACGAGGACAACCGGCTGGAGGCGCTGATGAACCCGAACATCAGCGACGAGACGCTTGACTCGTTCAAGTACAGCGACGACGTGAGGGAGCGCACGGCAGTCGCGTCCAATCCGAAACTGGACGGCAAGACGCTCGACATGATGGCGGACGATGACAACTTCTATGTGAAACGTGCCGTGGCCCTCAACCGCAACACCCCGACCAACACTCTAGAACGGCTCGAAGGCGATGCCGACAAGGACATTGCCGACTACGCTCTCATGGCATGGTGTCGGAACCGTTCGCTGGAATACTGCAAGGAAGGCGATTACGGTAATCCCAGCGTCCTGCTCGGGCAGAACAGATACCATCAAACACTGAGGCTCGAAGAGCTTATGGACTACGACGATGTGAGAGACCCCATGCCGCTACCGGGGCAGGACGGTTACAACGACTATATCGAGACCAACGAGAAACTGCATGTCTGCGACGCGTACACGTCGGAGATAGCCACGGAGGCGGCTAGGAACGGCGACTACGACGCAGCCTTGCAAATCTTCGAGGCCGGTCACAGCGAATGGACGGACGACAGGGCGGGAACCACCTTCCCCCTTAGCAAAGGCAGGATGGAATGCCCCGCCATGGCTATCGACGCGGAGACGAAATTGGCTGACCAGTTCCTCTACCACGCCTCGTCCGAGCAGTGCGAAAAACTCTATGAGCTAGGCTACGATTCGTCGGCGCAGGGCATACTGAACCGTTTCGACATGACCAACACCATCAGCACCCGCCCCATGGCGGAACACTGCACGGTGCCGGACAGGCTCGACAGGCTCTCCCAGTCGAAGGACTCAGAGACGAGACTTCATGTGGCGGGCAATCCGAACACCAGCCTTCACACGTTGGAGACGCTAAGCGAAGACAAGGACGAGAAAGTCAGCCGTAGGGCCGTCATGAATCTTGAACATTGCCGTGAGAATCAAAGGCTTTCGGACGAATACGCGGGAGTCGATTTCAACGATGACAGCGGATACGACGATATCCAATTCGAATACTAAAAGAAATTGGAGGAGGAATGTACAATCCTTTACAAGCAAGAGACCCGCTGGGCAAATGGGTCAAGGAGCATGGCGGCGCTTCAAGATTTGTTAGGGGAGGATTCCCCGCCTCTTGTGGGCGGGGAGGAATCGCCGTTCTAGGCTCGTTCCTTTTGGGTTTGTATGTATCGTCTGACGGTGTCCTCGCTGATGTGTCCGACGCTTCCGAAGTAGGTCGATGGCGACCATAGGCCACTTCCCCAGAATTTTCTTCCTTTGAGTGCGGGGAATTGGGTGAATATGCGGACGGCGCTGATTGATTTGACCGTTCTGGCGATTTCGGCAGGGGCGGTCTGCGGGTTGGCGGTGACGAACATGTGGACGTGGTCGGGCATGACCTCTATCTCCTCCAACGTCCATCCGTATGCGGCGCAGGTCTCGGCTATGGCGTTGCGGCATGCGATTTCGACTTCTCCGGTGAGTATCTTGTGCCTGTATTTGGTGCAGAAGATAATGTGGTAGCCGAGTTCATAGACTTGGTGACTATTTCGTTGCATGCTCATAAAACCTATGGTATCATAAGAGGCATGACCATTGGGAAAAGCAAGACGGCGCAACATAGGGAAAGCATGGTGAATGCCACACCCCAACGCACCCTCGTACTCCCATTGGACATCTCACCTGAACAGTACGGAATCTTCGAGGGATTGGCCGACTCCTACAACCGCATGTGGGGTTCGCTTGTCTCATGGTGCGACAGCAACCGTTCGGTCAACCGCACCAGAATGCAGAAGGACAATTACGCGAGACTCCGCGCCGAATATCCGGAACTGCCATCCCAGTTCGTCTGCATAGCCATGCGCGACGCCGCCGGAGCGGTGCGCTCGTGGAACTCGAACCATCCGAAACGCCGGTGGAACCTCAAGGCGTCACGCAGGAAAAAGACCATCAACTACGATTTGAGGGTCATGTCCCTGCGTGGCAACCTGCTGTCGTTGAGCGTCACGCACGGCGAGAAAAGACAGCGGATACTGTTGCCGGACATTCCCGAATGGTTCGACCGCAGATACCCCGAACGCAAATTGAACGCGGCCAAACTCGTCCTCGACCCGGACGGGCGAAACGCGAGCGTCATGCTCGTATACCGCCTACCCCAGTCCACTCCAATCGAACATGGGGACGTACTGGGCGTTGACTTGGGACAGCACTCCCTCACCATGGATTCGAGAGGAGGTGAGACCTCCTATTCCCGCATGCAGGGAATCAGACGCCGTTACGCGCACAACAGGAAGACATTGCAGGAAAAAGGCACCCGAAGCGCCCGCCGCCGGTTGAAGGCGATGAGACATCGGAAAGAGCGGTTCATCCGTGACGTCAACCATCGCGCGTCCAAAAGATTGGCGAACACTCCGAACGTGAGTGTCATAGCGTTCGAGGACTTGGCGTACATCCGCCGTCAGGCGAGGAAAGGAACCAAGACCGGCAGAAGACGCCGCAACATGCTCAACCAGTGGCCGTTCGCCCAACTGCAAGAGTTCACCGCCTACAAGGCCGCAAGGAACGGCGTCAGAATCCTAATGGTAGACCCCGCCTACACGAGTCAGAAATGCAACCGTTGCGGATACGTGGACGCGAGAAACCGCAATCACGCGAGATTCGACTGCCTCCGTTGCGGGCACAGCGACGACGCCGACCATAACGCCGCGTTGAACATCCGAGACAGAGCCATACAAAACCTTGGATAGACCCAAGGTCAGGGTGCCGTCAACCACCCATGATGGATGGGGTGCCCGCGACGACCTCCCTTACGAGAGTCGCGGGGGTCACGCCCACGTCCAAGCCGCGACGCTCGTCATCGCGGTAGTTGACTCCCCATGCCTCGCCGGAAACATTGAACGTTCTGGCCGATGACGGTTGGACTCAGACCCGCATCAACGTCGCCGGTAATCCGAATACTTCGACGGAAACATTGGACTATATGTCCGACCAGTGGAGTCCCCATGTGAAGCGTGCTATCGCGACGAACTCGAACACGTCCGTTGAAACGTTGAAGAAACTGTCCCACGATTCGGATAAGTCCGTGAGGCAGTTGGCTTATTCCGGATTGAAGCAGAAAGGTGAGAAACCTATCGACAAGCCATTCAAACCGGCCAAGCCGGTCGAAGACGACAATCCCGGAAAATACATGAGCGCCGATTTCGACCCGATGGAATACTTCGGTCTGAACGACTGATTTAATCCGCCGATTCTGAATCCCTCCCCTATTGGAATATCCGTTGGGGGAGGGATTTTTCCGTTTTCCGAAGGTTGACAACGGTCGAAACCATTAGAGTCGAAACCAGTGATACAGGAAAGATTCCACAGAATCGAAAGTGGTTGACCCGAAATGGCAAGAGACGGTTTCTATCGTCCGGAAAGCTTCATCAGCCCCGGTAGCGAATACGGTCTGCTCCGAGCGGCGACACCGGACAGAACGGTATGGCTGTATGCGAAGATTCCTTGGACGAGCGCACTATTGGATGGTGCGGGCGACTCCAAAAGGAAGGAAGCCGAGCAAAGCTTCATGGCTTTCTTCGACGGGCTGGCCGGTGAGGTCAGCGTGGCTGGCATGAGATACCGTGACATTCTGAAAAGCGAATACAGGGAATTCCACCTGCTGACCGGTTCCATGCCTATCCCCTACCGTCCGCCGGTCATGCAGCAGGATGATTTGAAAAGCTATCAGGCGTACTATTACCGTAATCTGAACGTGTGTAAGCAGTTCGCCGTTATCGGAGTCCCGTTGAAACTGGGTGGCGAAGCCGGTAGGAAAGGCCGTAAACAGTCGCTTCTACGAAAAGTCACCACGAAGTTCAATCAGCTTAGCTTCTCCATGGCGAACGGTTACGCCATGTTCGAGGAGTATCTGCCGGACGCGCATCGTATCGAACGCATCATGTTGAACGCCGGTCTCATCCCGTTCACCATCATGGAGGAAAGCGAACGCGAGCAGATGGTTGCGATGATGGAGACTTGGTGGGTGAGTCGAGCGTCCGCGTCCGCCCTTCCCATCATTGCCGAGAACGACCACCTGCATTTCTTCCCGAACAGTAAGGTCTGCCAGAACGCGAAACGACTATACGATGAGGGAATCGATTGCGACCAGTGGAACATCGACAGCGAGTATCCGGCGTCCATCTGCTTCGCCCGAACAACCCAGTTCGCACAATCGGACATCACCGACCCGTCCAACCTGTGGATTGCGAAACTGATGGAAGTCGCTACGGCGGGTGGCGCGAACGCCGTCGGAACGTCCATTCGCGGCAAGGTCGAACCCGGCAAGGTGACGGCTGACACGATTCGCCGTAACGCCCGCACGATTGACGAGAACATCAAGGAACGTTATCAGCATGGCCGTGAGGCTTCCGCCGATATGACCGATTTGAAATATCGTCTGGACTATAAGAAGGCCATTTACAATTCTCCCGAAATGCCGCCGAGCATCATCGATTTGAGTGTCGCCACCTGCGTGGCAGGTAACGCTCAGATTGCCGTGGACTCGTTGCAGAACATCCAGAATTTCGAGTTCACCAATCTGACCACGGCCAACGAACAGTTGATGGCGTTCAAAAGCATGCAAGCCTGTTCTCCGGTGCGTATGACACCGTATGAGATTCACTGGTCTGCGACCTGCGTGGCTGGTGGCGGCGTGAGTAGTTTCGCCAAGGCCGGTGATGATACGGGCGCGTTGGTCGGATTGACCGAAGCGAACCGGCAACCCGTTTACGTGGGCACTACCACCGTGCAGGATAAGGATACCCGACCGGGCATTCTGGTCATCGGTGAAACCGGTTCCGGAAAGTCCATGCTGTTGGTGAGCATGTTCCTCCAGTGGATGCTGATTGACTCCCGTAGCGGCAAGGGCAAAACGCCTTGTATTCTCGTCAATCCGAAGGAAGGCAACGACTTCGAGGATGCCGTCCTGTCCCGTAACGGAACAGTGCTCCGAATGGATTCCGACATCGCTGACGGAACATTCGACCCGTACAATGTGCTCCGAAGCGAGGAAGAGGCCAAGGATATGGCCGCTATCATGATTTCCGATATTCTGAAACCTGACGGCGACACCTCCTATGAGCTTACCGTTAAGGCCATGCTGGATTACGGTTACAAGAAGGGTGGCCGCTGTTGCGGGACCATCCTGTACAAGGCGGCTACCGACTTCCGTGCTCTCCAGCAAGCGGGGAAAGACCCTTCGCAATACAACTTGTATCCGGACACGTTGGACGTGTTCAAACTGATTACGATGAGCGTCAATACGAACCAGTCGTTGCGTCTTATCTTCGGTACGAACGATAACGTGGCCCCTTTGCGTGTCAGTCAGAACCTTACCCTTATCAACGCTGGCAACCGTTCCATGATTCCGGAACCGGGAGCCGAGAACACCGTTACAGGACGTATCCAACGTTGGGTGCTTCGTATGATTGTGTTCGGCGCGGGTGCCGCAGTAAGCGAACGAGACGGAATGGTCGGCATCGATGAGGCTTGGGCAATCCTAGGCGAGGACAAGGGTGCCGCCAAGGTGAACGAGTGGATGCGTACCGCACGTTCCCGCCGTTTCACTCCGGTGTTCGCCTCCCAGAAGGTCAAGGAGTTCATCAACGCTGGTATGACAGGCGGTATCGGCCGAGCGTTCCTGCTGGCTTTGGACGACCCGATTCAGGATTCTCCTGCCCGTGACGCTTTGCGACTGTTGCAGATTGAGGATTCCGGCAATCGTATCCGCTCCCGTATGAGCATGGGTGATACGAAGGAGAACGATGAGCCGAACTGGGCTGGCATGAGGCGTCTGCGTATCAAGGACAAGGAGACCGGCAAGGACAAGACCATTCGTGGTGCCGTCGCCTACTTCAAGGATTCCAGCAAACAGCCGGTACCCGTCGAAGTCATCATTCCGCCAGACCTGTTGAAGGAAATCTCCACGACCGCAACCGATAAGATTCGCCGTGAAGAGGAAAAGAAGAAAGCAATGCAAGCGTCAGAAACGCAGGAAGGACAAGAACAGTGAGTTACAAGGATTTCTTCGGAGAGAATCGTCCGATGCCCCATAAGACGGAGGATGAGCAGAACATCACACCATTGTCTCCGCCGACGTTCGACACCACGCCGGTCGTTGAAAAATATGATGTGATGTCTTTCCAAGGCTTCTCCAGTGGAAGACCGTTGCTGTTGGAACGGCCCACCAAGTATGTGAATCGTATCGTCAATTCGATGAAGCAGATTATCGCCATTCCGGAGAACGACCAATATGGTGGGGTCGAGGGAAGGGTCTACCTGTCGCCTATCTTCACACTCCCCGTGGCACTGCTCCATGAGGGAGACAAAATCGGCAATGAGACAGTGAACCGTTATCCGTATCTGCATTTCCCGACGAACCATGACTGGAATGCGGACGAAATCAGTCTGGACGAGTATCTCCTCGCCATCGAATACATGTTCGTCATCCATGACATTGCTCAGGAAAGCACCGAAGGAGACCTGCTCACCTATGGTGTGGACGGAGATTATACGATGGACGATGACGCGTGGAAAACCGCTTGCGAATGGTCTAAGGAAATCAGCAAACCATTGTCCGACCTTAATCGTGGCCGACTATTGGGTTTTGCCATCAACAGTAAAAGCGAGAAGGAAGTCGATACGGTCGTGAACCTGTTCGACCTTTGGGGGGAGGAACGGGAACCGCAACAGATTCTATCCGACGCGCAGACCGCGGCGGGCGATGTGGAAGACCTTTACAATATGGTGTTCAGCATACCATTCGAACCATTCCACTGATTTCCCTCCCCTTACCTAAAAAATTCTGTTAACTTGGAAGAGATGGCAAAAATCTCTTCCAAGTTTTTTGTAAGGCGGGTACAGTGCAAAGTTTTGGAAAAATGGCGGCGACGGGGATGGCTGGCCTACTCCTCTTCGACATGATGATAGCGGTCGGCGTGACCAGTATGAGTACCGTGTCCGATACGACCATGATGTCCATTCGCTCCAACGGGTGCAAGAAGACCTCTGCCCAAAGCAGTTCGGACAGTGGGAACAGTCTCATAGACAAGTACATAGCCAAGGCCGAGGAAATGGCTAAGGATGACAAAATCGGCTATAGCCAGTCGAAACGAAAACTCAATCCTGATGTTGACTGTTCGAGTTTCGTCTACTATGCGCTGACAAAGGGGGGCGTCAAGAATCTGGGCGACTCCCCATTTAATACGTCCAGTATGGATGACCCGATGAGCAAGGCCGGTTTCACCAAAACCGACTTCGATGGTTCCGCAGACAAGCTCCAGAAAGGTGATGTTGTATGGCGGGACGGCCATACGGAAATCTATATCGGGGATAATAAGACCGTTGGTGCTCACGAGGATACCGATGGCAAGGATGGTGACAGCAAGGGGGACGAGGTGTCGGAAGTCCCGTTTGATTACGGTGGCGGTAAATACACTTCCTACTATCGTCTTTCCGACTCTTCCGCGTCCAGCTCCTCCGACTCCTCCTCTTCGGACTCCAGTAGCTCCAGTTCATCTTCTGATTTCAAAACCAATGATGTAGCAATCAAAATCGCCAAGGCGTTCGCGTCAGCGGGATTCTCCAAAGCGGCCACGGCTGGAGTATTGGGCAATGTGTATGCCGAATCCGGTTTCGTGGCGGACAGAAGCAGCCCCGACAATGGATACGGTCTCGGACAATGGACTCCCCGAAGCAAAATCCGCACTTGGATGGACGCCAACGGACTGGAGGGCACGCCTGATTCGGACGAGGACGGGCAGATAAAAATGCTTGTGGCAACCGCGAAAAGCTCCTTCAACAATCATTACTTGTCGGAAGCCAAGGCCGAGATAACCGTCAAGAACGACAGTCTGTATGATACTTGGCATGAAGCCAGCGACCCGGAAGTGGCCGCAGTCGCATGGATGGCCGGATGGGAAAGGCCAAATTGGGCATCCCGTAATGAGGATAACCGAAAACAGGTAGCCAAGAACTATTACGACAAAGGATTGAACGACATCTCCTTCAACGGCAAGAGTGGAGATTCCGATGATGACAGTTCCCAATGTTGCACACAATCCGACGATACGGACGGAACCACCGATACCACGTCGGCCAATGTGACAGTAACCAATTCCGTTCAAGCATATACGGATAAGTATGGTCAGGCCGCATTTGACATTGGCAAGAAGTACGGTATCCCATATGAGGCGATTCTTGGACAGTCCGCAGTGGAAAGCGCTTGGGGCGCTTCCAATCTGACGACCAAATATCATAACTTCTTTGGCATCAAGGCGGTCAATGGTCAAAAGTCGGTCAAGCTTGCCACCAAGGAATGCAATCAAGGTGGATGTTACGATACGACCGGTGATTTCGCGGTCTACGATTCCGACGAGGATGGTTTCGCCGGTTATGGCAAGTTCATCACCGAGAATTCCCGTTATGCGACGGCATTGCAGAAGCGTACCGACCCTCACGCGTACATTCAGGAGTTAAAGAATGCCGGATATGCCACGGACAATAATTACGTCTCGACCGTTTGGGGTGTGACACAACAGTTCATTGCTTACATCAAGCAGACAAACAAGTTCCCGCCATCGTCAGAAGTGCAGTTTGATTCCGCTCCCCCGGCTGACACGGGTGGTTCCTCAAGCGGTTCCTCAGACGATTCCGACGCGAACACCACGTGCCCTGTGAGTGACGATAGCGGTAGTACTTCATATGGTTCCGTCGGCGGTGCGCCTACCAAGGATGGGGACTTTTCTTGGATGTGTTCGGGCAATCAGAAGATTTGTAGCGCGTCTGACGCTGGTGTGTTCTACCCGCATTTGGAATATGGTCATCAGTGCGTCTGGTATGCATGGAACCGTCTTGCCATGATTCACGGCAACGAAGGCTGGTCTTGGGTTATGGGTAACGGTGGTGACATCGCCAACAATTTGAAAGGCCAATCCGGTTGGACGGTCGATGGGAACCCTAAACCCGGTGACGGTATATCAGGTCGTGGTAGCCCGTTCGCCGGTGGTGGTGATTGTGGTCACGTGGCCGTGGTTGAGGAAGTGTCCTCCGACCCGTCCGGTTGGAAGATTCGTATTAGTGAAGGCAACCGTGATGGTTCCGCGTCGTTCTCCTCCTATGGTTCTCGATGGCTGACGAAATCCCAGCTTTCCAGCACTGACTGCCAATTCTTCCGTAATTCCAACTGGAAGAAGTAGTTTGAGTTATGGCAAAAAGAGAAGGAATGTAGATTCCTTCTCTTTTTGCTTGTGTAATGCACTATTCTCTGTCGTGGATGGTGGCCGCATCCTTCGCCGGGTCAAGGTCTGGTGCCTGTTGCTGACCGTTGGCTGTGTTTCCGGCCTGAATCAAATCGTCCCACATGCTCCAATCGACTTTTCCATCCATGCCTCCCATGCTGGTGGGCGCGTTCAGTACGCGGGTGATGCCGGTTGGATTCATACCATTCCAATTTAATGCGCCTGAAACCGGGATGGCGATTCTGTTGCCCTCACCGATACTGTCGGCCACCCGGTCGGGAGTCCATGCGGTCAGGAACGGGTTAATCCACCAATTCTGGTTTCCTACATATTCGATGTCGGAGACCTTTCCATTTTTGATGGTGAGGATGTCGTCAATCTGATAATCCCGCCATGCCGGGGTGAGCGCATTGTAGCCGCCCATCGAATAAGTGTCGCCGCTAGTGACGAGGATGGAACGAACCTTGCCTTTGACTCTTACCTTGCCGTTTTCGAGCACTGTGGCCGTCGGGTCTTTGACCCATCTGGTTCCAGTGCCCCATACTTCGTTCTTCCACCACACTTGGGAGGTGGGCATGGTGTCGCATAAGGACTGGTAGTCGGAGGTGTTGCACACGTAGGAGGGGGCGTTGCCTCCCCATCCCTGATTGATTTTCACGGAAGTTGGCATGTCCGCCGGAGTCTCGATATTGTCCGGTGTTCTTAATGCGGACAATACTTGGTCTACTGGCTGTTTGGCCCACTGGTGTGGGTCTGCGAGCGAGTCCACTCCCCAATTGCGCATGTCCTTTTCCATTTGGAGGGCGATGGTCTTGTTCTGTTCCTTTTGTTTGTCGGACAAGACTGGGGTTTTCTTCTTTTTGGTCTTGTTGGTGGAGCTGGAGGAGCTGGTGTTGGCGCTGGCTTGGGTCTCTTTGGTGGACGTGACGTGCTTGCGCCATGCGCACCATCCGATGACGAGCGCCAACACTAGGACGACTGCTGTGATTATGGTGATGGTTTTTTTGTTGTGGGACATGAGTTCAGCCTTTTGCTAGGAAGTTCGGACGGGTGTTCGAACATCTAGAAGAATCTTAGCGAGAAACCCTGCCGTCAGCCTTCTTGTACTGGGATTCCCTTCCATCCAACCCGTTCTTTCCGAGGCGAAGCAGGATGGTGTTCATCCACATGACACCCGTGGGGATGAGGTATCCGATAAGTGCGAGCAGGAGGCAGAAATTATCTCCGGGGTTCCAGTGAACGTAGAGCATTGGAACGATTGCCATGAGCACGCAGTCGATGGGGATGTCACGCAGTTTGCCCTCATGGAATTCGATTCGGAAGCACCAGATGATGGTTTGGAGGATGGCAACGAAGATGAGGAACGTGAAGATGTCGAATGCTCCGACGGCGATTGAGGGGATGACTGTTCCGAAGAAGTTGTTGAACATCGTTTCGAACGTCTGTCCTGCACTGGTCATGGACAGTCCTCCGATTGCGAGGACGATGACGCAAATCGAGTAGACGATGAACGTGCCAATCGAGATAAGTAGCGTTGCCATTTTGTTTTCTCCTTTTTCTTTAGGTCATAATTTGTTTCCTTATGGCGACTTTTTTGTGGACATTCTCAGTATAGCATGAACCTAAACTTTCTACAATAACTCGCCACCCAAGACGACGACACGCCAAGAAAACACCCCAACCAGCCCCAACCTCCCCCAAACAATTTTCCTGTTTTCAAAAGGTTTACAACAAACAGTCCATTAGTGTCGTTAATAGATTTCCGACATTCAAAAAACAGATAATGAATGGAGTCCTCGATGGCACAGAATCGCGGTGGACGAAGCCGCAGTAGGAGCAAAGAGCCGACCCATATCTGGAGCGGCTTCTGGTGTGGACTCATAATCATCATCGGCGTAATCCTCTGTACTTTACTGAGACTTCCGCTCATGCCGTTCATCTGGCTGGGAATCCTCGTAGGAGGAACCACGGCCACCTATCCGACGCCCGCACGTAAGACAGACCCCGTAGACCCGAAGAAACTCAACGTCTACTACCGTTGGAAGGATATGTTCTCCGGGCTGAAACCTTACTCCCGTCCCGAAAAGGACGACGAGTTCGATGAGAACCCCGAGACATTCACAGACCTCATGTCCAAGTCCGATTGGCTTGCCGTGCATAGGGTCTCATGGTGGGTCGGCTGGTTCGTCGGCCTGTACGCCAGTCGTGGATGCGGCTTGTGGACGATACCGTTCAACATGATATTCAGTTTCATGTCGGTCATGGGCGTCATTCATTGGCGCGACCGTCTTGTAGACCGTCGGCATATCTATCAGGGTGTGAGCGTGTTCGCCTTCCTGCAAAAAGGTAAGCCGTCGCAGAAGACCACCGCCATCGTCTCCGCTGTTGTTCTTCTTGTTATACTGGGAGCTTGCGCATATTTGGGGTTCGTGGATATTCCAACGACGCTCAGTCTTCCCGCACTTCTGTTCCTGTTGCTCGTGACGAAATTTGACAAGAAGAAGCAGACCGCGTATTGGCGTGAACTTGTAAAAGCGCAACGCATGCTGGACGGTTGGGTCAAAAGCGACGACTTGGCGAAGATGTGGGGAGGAGCCTACGTCACCCAAGTCAAGAAGGTCGGCCATCGCAAGAATCCGATGCACGTCATGCGCGTCCGCTTGCAAGACCAGTATGACGCTCCAAGAAGCAATGAAAAGGTATTGAAAGCCGGTGTGGAGCCGTTACGTTCCTCCGCCACCTCAAGCGGATACAATTTCATAGCCCTGCTCGCCGCCAAAACCATCAAGGAGAACGGCTGGCAGTTCGACCCAAGCCTAGTGCGAATCGTATACGGCAAGGACGAGTCCTGCATTCCCGACATCACCAAGAAGAAGGTCGGGACGAAAATCGCCCAACTGGTTGCCGACATCGCCTACGATTATTGCGCCCAGAACGAATGGCATAAACGTCCGCCGCTCGTTCAGGTCATCGACGCCGCCGCAGACGATGAGGAAGAGGCGGCATGGCTGATGCTGTTGCACAATCCTCCCAGTGGTGGTGCTCTCATCACCCAGTTGGGATTGGAATGGTTGGCGAACCCGTTCAGTCCGGCTGACATCATCAAAATGCCTATCTTCTCCGATTTGGAGAACGCGTTCATGCTCGCCGCCCAACCCGAAACGAAACTGAACGACAAAGGCAACAAGTATCGTCCGGCGGGTTTGACGCAAAGCAAATCGTTCAACCGGTATATCGAACTGTCCCGCCGGTTCAAACAGGACCAGAAGGCTTGGCAGGATATCGTCGGGTCGAAACTGAATCTTCCCGTCTGCAATTACGACGAAGAGAAGATTGTCGAAACCAGTGAGGGCTGGTCTATCTCGTTCATGCCGGAAATGCTGACGGCACCAGACCGCACGTCCGACTTCATGAGATACGACCTATCGAGTCTCGACCCGTCCAAGGATTTCGTCGGACTCATCGAGGAGAACAGCATCACCTCGCTGGTCATGGCGGACAACGCCCCTTTGAGAATCGACCGTCTGACCGGCTCCCGTCCCGAATATCGTCGTTACGCTCAGGCGCTCATCTACAAGGCGCTCATGGACGTGATGCCATCCCGTGCGGAAGTGGTCATCGACTCCTGTCAGCAGATGGGCAAGGACACGGCCATCTGGCGTATCGGATTCCATTTGGGTCGTGGCGGAACCGTTGCCGACGTGCGCAGGAAAAGCGCGAACATCAGTGCCGCCGTCGGTTCCGAACGAGTGTATTGGGATTGGCAGTCGGCGGACCGTGCGACCGTCTGGCTGTGCTCCAACCCGTATTTGGGCACCGACCCGGACAGTGTGTCCCATTGGAAGATTAGAGCCGCCCAAAAGGAACTCATTCAACTAGCCTTGTCTGACGCTTGGGGTGTGGCCGGAGTTCAGGACAGTTCCGGCAAGACGCCGACCGTCGAATCGTTGGGTGTGCTTCCGAACAACAAGGAAGTCCTGCTCGCCAAATTCCAGATTCCGGGCGGATTGGATTTGGACAAACCCCAATACAATATCGGCAAATTCCTCACCGAAGCGAATTATCCGTATGGTCGAATCATCCAAGCCTACGGCACGGATTTCTCCATGGTGTTGGCGAAGAAGAGTCCGTTCCCGACAAGCGTCATGGCCGATTGGAACGCGGCCAAGAAGTGCGACCGTCGCAAGTTCCCGATTGGCGTGGACGATTTGGGTAATCCCGTGTATTGGAATACGAAGACCACGCCACATCTGCTCATCAGCGGTAAGAGCGGTAGTGGCAAGTCGTCCGCGTCGCAGATTGTCATTGCGGAGGCTTTGCTGAAAGGCGAGGACATCATTCTCATCGACCCGTCGAAGGGTTGCATCGATTTCACCCAGTGGGCGAAGCCGAAGGCTCTGGCGTTCGTCGGCCTGTACCAGTTGCGTGAGACGGAGGCTGTGATTTCTTGGGCGCGTGAGGAGATGGCCGAACGCGTGCGCATCAACAACAAGTATGGCGTGGGCAACATCTTCGAACTGAATCCGGATGACGTGGAGGAGGCAGACCGCAAGCATCTGAAACCGTTGAACATCCTGTTCGATGAGTTCAACTCGTACTTGCAGGAGACCGGCAAAACCACGCAGAATCCTCAGAAGGACATGCAGATTGCCAACGACAATGCCGCCGTGTCCGCCACGAACGCTTCCATCGCCCGGACGATGAGCGCGTTGAGCAAGATTATCGTGCAGGGTCGTACCGCTGGCATCCGATGCATTTTCGGCGCTCAGCGTTTGACGATGGACGATATGAAGAAGTACAACGGCAACGCGTTCTTCCGTTCGTTGGGCCGCATCCTCTTGGGAATGGACTCCCCCGCAGGCGTGGTCAGCGCCCAGAATCTCTCCGAAGCGAACCGCACCCAGAAGTCGTTGAAGAACGAGGATGGTCTAATCCCGGTCGGTCGTGGAATGTACGAAAGCATGCAAGGCACTCTGATGGCCGTGCAGACATGGTATTCGGGCGGTCAGGACGAACTGGCTAAGCTCGTTGCCGACATTCCGAACCCGGAACCCATCGACTACCAGCAGTACATGCCGCGAGCTGCGGAACAGTTCACAAAGCTCGACGTGGAGGATATCAAGGAAATCTTCACTTCCAACAACGGTTCGGAAAACGTCGAGGACGAGGACGTGGAGGAAGAGGAATGGTAATCATCCCGCTCTTCCGGCTCGTCTTTTCCAACAATCCCAAAGGAGGGGAATTCCAGAAAAATGTCGTTCATTCTAGGTGATGATATTCACGGCCTTCCGGTCGAATGGCGTACTGAAGAAGGCAATCAGAACATGCTGACCATCAGCGGCAATCATGGTTCGGGCAAGACCATGCTTGCGGATTCCATCATGTTGCAGGCTTTGTCCGCACAGTATGCGGTCATTCGTTTCGACTTCGAGGGCAAGCCGCTCCCCTCCCCCATCGTCAGTCAGGTTGACTATGAAGCAAAGGCCGAAACGTTGGAGGTGCTTGACCGGACGGTGGCTGAAATCAGACGGCGTGGAACATACCTCGAAAAGCATGGAGTGGAAGGAGACCCGACCCCACGTCCGCTTCTGCTTGTCTTCGAGGACTTGGACACGCTCATAGAGACCGAAGACCGATATTATCTACGTGCCGTCGAGGAACGCCTACGGGAAGTCGAAACCGGAATCTCCGGACTGCGCGTGTATCTGGTGCTTGTATCATCCACGTTCCCCATGGAGGAGCATTCCCTTTTGAAGAACGTCATCTCCCATAGTGGTCACGTCCACTTAGGGTACTCCCCCATCGAGGAATATGTACTCCCATCCAACAGGGAACAGGCGAGCCATCTCATCACCCGTCTCGCAAACCACAGCTTCCAACTGCTACCCGGACAAGGCTTCTACGAAGACCGGTTCGGAGCGTTGAAACCAATCAGTCAACCCCACGCATTCGAAGGAGGAAACCACAATGCCTGAAACCAGACCGAAAATCAAAATCGGATTATCCAAAATGTTCCCTGACGGGTTCGACGCGCACAATCCCGACGATATGATGCGTCTGACCCGAAAAATTCAGGAGAAGGCCGCACGCCAGCCTGAAAAATATGAAGGCTATCTCATTGACAGCATCAGCCCGGACGGACTCTACGCCTACATCGCTCCGATGGCTATGTCTACCGACGATAAGGAGATGCAGAAGCTTCTCACGGAGGGTATGGCACACGGTGATGAAATCGACGCCGCCGACTGTATGGGCGAAGCCCGTCAGAAGGATACCGTCGCCCGTATCGAACTGAATTATGCCAACAGTACAGACCCGACCATCAAACATGTGCCGGGCATGACATGGAAGGTAATCGATTTCATTCCGCGCACCAGTTCCAAGAGCGTCGTGCTGTTGCAGTTGATGGACGATAAGACCATTTCGATTCGCCAACAGTTCGCTGAGGCGTTGGGCTTGCAGAAGTATCCGTGGCTTATTCGTCTGACGCCGACCGCTGAGGGTGGTTGGAAAATCCGTATCAAAGGCAATGCGGCCACGTATCGTCCTTCCAAGCATGATACGAAGATTCAGGAGACCGTTGAGATTATCGGCGGTGAAGGCTGGTTCTTCAAGGCTGATGCCGAGAACGGTGTCATCACCGTGTATCCGGGAGTGCCGCCGACCTTCCCTGCGGTCATCAATCCGCCGAAGGAGTTCTGGAAGAAAAGCGATTTGCGCCACGCCTACTTTGGTATGAAGCTTCCCGACCGTGGACGTGAGACCGGTGACCTGTTGTACAACGATTGGAAGGACGCGTCCGGAGTGCTGGTCGCGGGCGCTTCCAATGGCGGTAAGAGTGTGGTCATCAACTGTCTTGTATATGCCGCAGTATCAGCCGGATGCCAACTCGCGGTATGCGACGACAAGTACAAGAGCGTCGATTTCAAATGGTGCCGTCCGTGGGTCATCGACCATGGTTGGGGTTGCGACAGCATGGAATCCTGCGCGGCCACCTTGCAACACATTCTGGACTTGAGCACGGTTCGTGCGAATGTCATCAACCAGTATGGCAAGGAGAATTGGTGGGGTCTGCCGGAGGATGTCCGTAAACAGTATCCGCCGATTCTGTTGGTGTGCGATGAGATTGCGCAATGGGCGGCACCGTTGACCGTTCCGCCGGGATTGTCGAAGGATAATCCGACCCGTATCAAAGCCGAATACGAGAAGGGTATCCGTGCGATGAATTATATGGCGTTGCTGAAAATCTGCCAGACGGTTCGTTTCAGCGGTATCTTCTTCATGTATGCGGCCCAGTCCGCAACCAGCCAGAATGGTCTTGACCCGAGTGTCCGGACCAATCTTCCGTCGAAGATTCTGTTGGGCGACAAGGTCAACGATACCGTTCGTGGCACCGTGCTGAATGATGCGAAGAACGCTCCAACTGTGCCGAGTTATCTTATCGAGGCTGGAGTGTCCCGTGGTTGCGGCATAGCCGAGCTTGTCGGTCAGGAGGCTTGCGTTTACAAGGGCTTCTACGAGGACGACCACAAGCATGGGAAAAGCTGGAGCGATATCCTTCGCGAGCACATGTTGGAGAACAATCCCCCGAAAGGCAATGATGAGGCCGGTCACTGGTCATGGGATGACATCATCGTGGCCGTGCCCGCCGCCGCAGAAAAACCCGACGACGGTGCCATGTACGAGGATGACAGCCACTCCCCCAGCCGGTTGGAGACCGAAGGCGGATTCGGTGAAGACGGTCGTGACGTGGTAGACCGGGACGAACCGTTGAAAGGTGCCGCCGCCGCAGCTCATGCGAGCAAACTGTATGCGGCTGGAGTTGACGTGCCCCACGTGAGCGCGGTAGCCGCCGCTCGTAGTCTTGCCAAAGAGTCCGCACAGCAGGGCTTGTAAGAGTCCGACCATCATAGTCTGGAGGTGTTTCGCAGATGTCTGAGCAGGATGATTTTCTGATTGGCAACAACCGGTTGGATGAGTCTCTTTTGATGGACATGTCCGACATGCCGGTGGAGCAGTCCGCCGCTAAACCGGCGGGCAGGAAAAAGAAGTCTCCGGCGAAGCGGAACACCTCTTCGACTGTGAGGAAGAAAAACAGTGCGACGGCGAAGCAGTCGAGTGGAGAATCGTCTTCCCGGAACGATGATGGTACGTCGAACAGGCGGAACGGTGGACAGGCGGAACGGAATGACGCCGTACCGTCCGATAGTGAAAACCAGTCCTCCACAACGCCGCCTCCACGTTTCAACAGTCAACCGGTGGAGCCGGTCGATGTGAAACCGGTCAGCCAGCAGAATGATGGTACGGTCGATGAGGATTCCATCGATATCGACAGTCTGTTGGAAGACCCGTGGGGTTCCCCATCGTCCGATACAGGCGAAACGGTTGAACAGGATTCCGGTATGCCGGTCGGGCAGTCCCCCGTCGAAAACGGCGTACCGGCTGAGCAATACTACGGTGAGCCGGTCGGACAGTCGGCTGTTGGAACGGAAGAGCAGTCAGCTTTCCAGCAGGAACAACAGTTTTACGGCGAACCGGCAGAACAGCAAACCGGTGTAGCGGGAAACCAGCAGTCTGAAGATGACATAGACCCGTTCTCCATGTGGAACATGCGGGAACAGTCCGATGCCTCCACGGTAGGACAGAATACCGTCAATCCGGATGGGCGACAGAACGGCGAAACGGCGGACAGGCAGAACGTTGGACAGGCGGAACAGGATTCCATCTGGCGGATGGATGACATGCCACAACAGGCGGAACCGCAACAAGCCGATTATCCGGCCAGCCAGCAGGACAGTCAAGCGGATATTTGGAGTGTTGATTCGCCGGAACAACAGTATGCCGACGGTCAGGCGCAACAGTCGAACGGCGAAACGGCAAACCAGTCAAATGATGATTTCTGGAATACCGGCGAACCGGCGCAACAGCAGACCAGTATGCCTGAACAACAGTCCGATGACGTTCAGGCGTTCCAACAGAACGGCGAACAGGATATCTGGGGAGACAATCCCACAGGCAGGCAAGTCCAACAGTCGAATGGTGAAACGGCGGACAGGCAGGCCAGCGAACAAGACTTCTGGGGAGATGAATCCGACGTTCAGCCGGTTCAACAGTCGGACAGCGGACAGGCAATCCAGTCGGACGGTGAGCAGGATATTTGGGGAGACAATCCCACAGGCGAAACAGCAAACCAGTTGAACGGTATGCCGGAAAGCCAGCCGTCCAACGAGCCGGATATATGGGGGAGCAGTGACGACAATTCGCCGTATGGACAGAACGCCGCTCCGGTAGCCTACGATGATATTTGGGGAGATGAGATTCCAGCCCAACAGCCTGAACCGGATGACGGCGGACAGGCAAGCCCATTCGACGGCGGACAGGAAAACCAGTACGACAATACGCCGGTGAGCCAATCCGACACCGAACCGGCGAACCAGCAGAACGGCGAACAGTCCAACCAGCCGGATGATGACTTCTACCGTCGAAACAGCATCTTCAACGACCATGGTGAAGGCCAATGGTGGGAGGATGGTTCCAACGGTCAGGAACAGTCGGCACCCCAGCAACAACAATCCGCGCCACAACAGGAGGATGACGGTTTCTGGGATGACAGTATACAGGCAAACCAGTTCGACAGTACGCCCGTAGAACAGTCCTCCGGTTTTCCGCCGCAACAATTCGACGGCGAACTGCCGGATTATGCGGATGATGCCGAAGCCGAAAACACCACCGACGGTGAAGGCGATGGTGGCAGAATCCGTAAAATCATTATCATGGTCGTGGTGATTCTGGCCGGTATCGCGCTTCTATGCGGTGGTGGCTATTACGCTTATTCGACATACATTCACGCCCAAGCCGAGAAGGCCCGGCAGGTTGAAATCCAAAAGAAGCAGGATTCGCTCACGAAAGCCCAAAACAATTGGGACAAGCGTGTGGCCGACGCGAAAGACCTGATTAAGGAAATCAAGAACAGTCTCGTGAAGGACGACAAGACCACGCTGGGGGAGTGTGACAAGCTCAGCAAGGCCACGGAAGGAAATCCGATGACCGAAGCGGCAATCGGCAAGAAAATGAAGGCGTTGAACGCTCAATACAAGGCGACCGACAACGCGTATCGGAAGGCGTTGCAGTCGAAGAGCGTGGACGTGTCCAATAAGTTGAAGAGTCTCATCGACCAAGCCGGAAAACTTGGCGACGCTCCGGATTCGTCGGATAAGAAGACCATGAACAGTCTCGTCAAACAGTGGAAAGATACGCAGGTGACGGCTGACAATGTGGCCGACGCCAACAAGGCGGTGTCCAGTCTGCAAGATGTGGTGGGCAAGGTCAGCAAGGCCAAGACCGACGCGGATAATGCGAAGAAGGCGGAAGAGGATAAGAAGAAAGCCGAGGAGGAGGCCAAAAATCAGCAGGCCCAACAGCAACAGCAGTCCCAGCCGACTTACACGCCGCAACGGCAATACACGTACACGTATACGCCGCAACGGCAGTATACGGCTCCAAGGCAACAGCAGTCCACGCCGTCAACCCCGTCCACACCATCGACTCCATCCACACCGGCTACACCGTCGCAACCGTCCACCGGTGGTGACGGCAACAGCGGCGTGATGTTCTAGCCTAAAAAGAGTTATCCCAACCTACAACAGAAACTTGTAGGTTGGGATAACTCTTTAGAATCAGTCAATCACCATTCGGTGTCCGCACCCTCGTCAAAGTCGGAGTCGTAATCGTCTTCGACCGTTTCCTTGACAGGCTTACGGGTCTTACGCGGTCGGGGAGCGGGAACCTCCTCTTCCTCCACGCCGTCGTATTCCTCTTCCGGTTCGACCGGCTTCACCTTACGGGCGGGCTTGGTCTTACGACGCGGCTTCGGAGCCTCCTCCTCATACTCGTAGTCGTCCTCTTCTTCCGGTTCCGGTTCGACCGGCTTGACCGGCTTCGCCTTGCGACGCGGCTTCGGAGTCTCCTCTTCCTCCACATCGTCATCCTCAGCATAATCGTCAACGTCAGAACTGGAACGAAGCTTGACACGCTTGTTCCACGGGTCGTCGCCCGACTCGTAATCCGGTACCATCTGGTCACGCCATGCGACCATTTCAGCAATCTGCTCTTCGGTGAAAGCATCCTCAAGGGACATGATGCCAGCCGGAGTACCGCCGCCGATAATGACAACGCTCTTGATTCGACCGGTCACACCCTGACCAATCTTGGCCTGATGCCAGCCGGAAAGACGAAGCACGGCACTCGCATACTGTCCCGCATACACCTTGTCTTTCCAGAAGTCGAGTCGGCGTTCGTACTCTTCAACGGAATCGGGGTCTTCCTCGTTCACGATGAAATGTTTCGGCATGGGGTGGAGGATGTTCTTGTCATCGACCCAGCCGACGCTCGGCGGTTCGGTTGCGCGAGACTTGGCGGAAAGCATGTACTTGCCCCTCAGCGAGGAATCACGTTCGGACATGATTACCAGTTCGCCGGTGTCCTTATCCTCGACTTCCTCACTATCGCAGTCAACGAGGGCGAAGTGGATTGCGGCACGCTTGTCGAACATGCGCTTGGCTTTCAGCTCTTCGATATATGCGTTCTGATAGCCGGAAATCTTCTTGATAATGGCGCGGTCACGACGCTTGTCGAGAATCGCACGGAACATGTAGGACGGCTTACTTGGAACCTTGTCCTTGTTCTTGTCATCGTCGCTCTGCTTGAAAACGTAAGGCTCGAAGAGGGAGCAACGTCCAAGAGTGATATGGGGGAGGAACACGTCGAGCGTGGACGGCACTGACGCGGACTGCTCTTGCTCTGCCATTTTTGGCTTTCTCCTTTATTTTCGTTTTCCTCTCACACCAATATCAGGCATGAACCTTTTCCATTCGGAAAACAGTTTGAACATGCTTTGACATGAGTGGAGGAAGTCAGTTCTTTTATGTGGACATGTCCAAGTATAGGTCATATTTGAACTATTGTGAAATCAGGCGTGTCCCTTTGAATTTCAAGGATTATCAGCATACTCAATCATACGATTTGGCTCAAAAGTGAACCAATGCTATAGTTGGGTTGAAACTTGTAGGAAAGGAGTTGTCTAAAAAATGGGAAACATCTCATTACGCAACCTTCGAATACAAGCGGGAAAAACACAGGCTGAAACAGCCGAAGTACTGGACGTGTCAACAAGCACATATAAACGGTGGGAGAAAAACCCACTTGAAATGCCACACGGCATGTGGTTGGAAACCGTCCAATATTTGGAAATGTCCGCGCAAATCAGAAAGAAGACCAAAATGGCAACCGATTACGGCCACTCCGAAGTAGTATTCGACGAACCGATGACCGACGAGGAGGAGGAAAGGAACCGAGCATCATACACGGTTCCGATTCCGGACTCTCTGACCAACAGTTTCGAACCATCCCAGCCCATCACCGATAAACAATTCCTCGACTGGGAGATTCGCCACATCGAACCATATCCGGGTTATGCGGAGGAGTACGCCGCATGGCAGGACGCGTGGGAGGAAATCGACCGGGCACAGGCCGAAGCCGATGGAAACCCCTACAACTACGTTGACAACATGAAGCTCCAGCCGGAGTTCGACCCGCAGACCGGCGAACCCATCGACTATGAGGAGCCTGTTATCTTCCAGAACGCCGAAACCAACAAGGTCGAAGTGCATCTGCCCGACGAAGACGCGGTCAAGGCCGACGCCGAAGCGCGAGGCGAAGACACTTCCATCACCGGAGACGAAGAGGAGTAATCCTCCATGAGCCAAGCGAAAATCATCGACGCGACCGACGAGGAATACTTCGCCATGGACGCGCTCGACCAGAGCCAGTTGAAAGCGTTCCTGAAAAATCCGAAGGAATGGGCTTACGACCGACTGTTGGGCGACCATACGCCGACTGACGCGATGAAGTTCGGAACCGCATTCCACGCCTACCTGTTGAACACGAGCGAGGTCGTATGCCTTGACGAGGGGCAGACCTTCCAAAACAAAGCCAACAAAGCATGGCGTGAAGCGCAAGAGGCGATGGGCAACATCGTCGTATCCTACAAGGATATGCAGTTGCTCAAACGCATGAAGCAGAACATCATCGACTCCCGTCCCGACATGTACGACCTTATCGGCAAAGGCACATGCGAACAGTGCATCGTGTGGACGGATGACGATACCGGCTTGGGATTGAAAGCCAAGCCGGATTTGATTCCGACCGGCGTTGACTATCTCGTGGATTTGAAGACCGCGAGCAGTGCCAGCGCCACGGACTTCCACAAGCATGTCATCGAATACGGTTATCACATTCAGGCGTCGTTCTACCGTCAGGCGGTTGCGAACTGTCCGGCGGAAGCATTCCAACGCACCAGACGCAAGCCTGTGGCTATGCAATTCTGGGTGTTCGAGAAAAGCGGCGCATGCGATTGGCAACCGTTCTCCATCAGCGCGGACAATGACGTGACGAAAATGGCCGGAATGGCTATCAGCGCGGCCTTGCATGGCATTGCCGAACTCCGTGACAAGGCGGAAGCCGACGGGCACTACGGCAAAGGCATCGACGCGGCGGCACGCTACGCGCTCCGAAACTGCGGATACGACAAGTCCTTGAAGGAAGTCGAATTCACAGCATGGGATATGGCCGACGCGCAAAACTTCGCCATGTACAACGACGTTGTCGCATAGCTCTTTCCCCTCCGTTTCCCAACAAAAAGCTTGGGGCATCGAAAAACCGGTGCCCCAAGCTTTTTGTTAGAACGGGTTTTCCGTCATGGCGGACTCCTTTGCGGAAGAGACGGCCCCCTGTCCGAAAGCCTTTTCCTTTCCTTTTCCCGAAGTGAGGGAGCTTCTGCTGGGATAGAGCGTCAATCCTTTTTCCCCAACGGAAGTCGCCAGCTCCGGCCACGCGTCCGACACCTTCTCCAACGACCGGCAAAACCTCCGTCTGAAAGAGTACATCGGCGTATCCGCTGAATCGAACTGACTCCGAAGATTCTCCCAAGAAACGACGACGGGCTTTTTCAGGGCATATGTTCGATAGGCAAGCCACTGGTAGATATCCAAAGCTCTGGGGGAACGTCCTAATTGGGCGGCGATACCTCTGTTCAAGGGGACGCAATTCTCCGTAAGAATCCGCCACAGCAAGTCAGATAATCTGATATATGTTTTCCGAGAAGTGTCCACGTCGTGAAAGTGGAATTCTCCGTAATCGAAAATCCGATAGTTTCCCACGGCCAGTATTCGTTCTTCCTTCGCGTCGAACCGGCCCCTAAACTGGATAGTCGTATTCAGTATACGATTCAGCATCTCGTCTACTTTTTCGGCCAAACCGCCGTAATATGTTAGGCCAGAGTGCTTGCAAAAAGAACGGAATGATTCGTTAAAGACTATAGTCTTTTTGTCGAAATCGACTTTCTCAGACCTTTCCATGATTAAAGAACTCAAGTAGAGAAGAATAAGCCTAGGAATCTTCCCATAAGCCCACTTTCCTCTTTCCGGGGCAATATTGACCGTGACCGTTCCGTTCCTTTTCTCAAAGAACTCAGCTCCCGTATTCTCTATAGGGAAGACGCCAGCGATGGGTATAAGTTTCAGATTGTCGGCAACTTTCAGAAGGTAGCCTTCGTTGCTATTGTCAATCATATGACCGCTCTTTTCTTAACTAATTAACGGTTTGCCACGTGTAAGCCCGACGATAGAAAACAGGAGAATACGTTTCTACTCATTGAGAAGGCTGGATTAGGCAAACGGGTTTAGTTCCACCTGCCTTGGCTTCACCGGTTGGGGAGTCTTTTGGACTGGTTCCTCGGAGTCCAGAGAACTCTTGCAGGGGTATAAGGTTAGCCCGTTTTTCCCGCATATGACTTTGATTTCAGGCCAAGCCTTACATACCTTGTTTAAGGCTCTACTGAACTTTTGTTTAAATGAATACATGGGCGTATCCGATATGTCGAATTGAGCCTTGAGAGACTGCCATGGAACAAACAAAGGCTTCTTCAACCCATAAGCTCTATAGGCAAGCCACTGGTAGATATCCAATGCTCTAGCCGACTTGCCAAGCTCGAAGGTGATTCTCTTGTTCAACGGCACCGGATTGTCAGTGAACATACTCCACATCTCCTCAGAGAACTGGATATAAGAAGACGGGTCTCCATCATCTTTAAAACCCGGATAGTCGAACTTGGAGTTATTGAAACGCAGATGGAATTGACTCACAAGACGTAGGTTACGCCCCTCTATGAAATGTCTCCCATTAGGACTTTTGCCGATTAGGGAAATCGTGAAAGTCGTTCCGGATAAGCAAAGAAGAGACTGTTCGACATCTTTGACACTGGTTCCAGCCGCCAATCCAACCTGTTCACAGAATAAGTGGAAAGACTTATCTATCTTGACGATATGGTGCTCCATATCCACTTTGTCGGAGCCTGTTTGCACCAAAGAACGAGTATAAATCAGAAATAGGCGGGGTATCTTCCCATATGTCCAACCCCACATCGATTGCATTACCGCCACGGACACGCATCCGTTCGTCCTTTCCACGAATCGGACGTCACCGGGGTTCTTGAGAGGGAACATGGCAATCTGCGACATGAGGCTAGGGGAATAGCTGATGTCTTTTTTGTTGACGGCTGGTGTATCATTGGACATGAAACCACTTCCTTTTACTCTGGTTTTTAGCGAACCCCCCTGTTCTGCCTATTGCAGAGGGGTTCTCTTTTTCTTTATTGTAGGCTGTGGGCTGTATTTTATGAGGTTTTCAACAACACTGTCTACAGCACCCTATTGTTCACAATTTGAGTATGGAAAAACATTTTTTGCCTATTTTTGACTTATGATTTGAATATAAAAGTTTATGATTTAGATATGAAAGTTCACAATTTGAATATGAAAAGTTCACAATTTGAATATAAGAACAGTCTCTCAGCCTTACTGCCACAAGGGCTTTCAGGCATCCCCATAAATATACATAACATACATAACTAATACATAATATATATGGGCTCAAATTTTAAAAAATTTGAAAAAGCAAAAAATATAGGAAAAATGCTTTTGCTGGGTAGAGGCCAACAGACGTGACCCCCTATGTCGGGGAATGGAGACGGGTTAATCCTTAACTTAGATTACCGCTCACTGGCTTTTCTCATTGCTTAAGAAAACCGGATAAAATCTGAAACCGTGTGAACCGTTAACAAGCGAGAATCCTTTACCCCGGGTTCCCTAAAGAAGAAAAAGCCCGCCCCTCCCGTTTCGCTGGTTTTTCTCTTCGTCGTATTTCCGTGCTTTTCAGATTCTTCCAATGTTGTTTCCGTTAGACTGGATTAGTCCACATTGGCTAGCGGAAAAGAGAAAACATGCTTTTGCCTATCGCGCTTCCGACTGGTTCGCCGGTTCGGCCTCTTGATGATGAGACCGTTCGTGGCCGGTATTGCGATGGTGCCTACGTTCAGACCGGTCTTCCCGCAGACGAAAAGGATTACGATGAGTGGCTTGCCGAACATGACCGTATCGTCGCTTTAAAGGCCCTTCACGGGGTTTCCGGCAAAATCGAGACCAACCATACCCGTAAGGACATCATCGACCTTCTAAAAGCCGATATCAGCGCATTGGAGATGGGGAGCCGAAAATGAGATTCACACTGCATCCGACCGACAAGGGAACCAGCCGTTGCGTCCGCTGCGGCGTCAGGAAAACCCCATACGACGGGGAGACCATGTGCCAGCACTGTCTGGGCGTGCATGAGTCCGGCAGCCACCGTCCGTTCGGAGAATCGTCATGGTTCGGAGGAGCGTCATGGTTCGTCAAACCGTAGCGGTTAAACGCGGCGGATACCGTCTGACCATCACCATCCCCGTCGAATGGTGGAGCGGCACCGACACCGTGCAGACCGAAAAGACGCGTGCCTTACGGCGTGCGAGAATCCGTCGGTATGCGAAAGACAAGTGGCGGAATCTGAAAACGATGAAACAGGCGTGGAAGGTGGAACGGTTTCTGGCCGTGGTCACGGTGTCGGCACCCCATGGCGGGAACGTGTTCCCAGCACGAGCCGCCGAAACCGTGAAGCCGATAATCGACGCCGGTTCCGACGTGCGCCTGTGGGACGATGATGATAGTCTGCACCGGCATTCGACCATCTACCTGCAATCGCCCATCGAAGCGCCTTCCGGCTGTTATCTGCTGGACATTCTCATCATTCCGATTTCCGACGAGAACCCGCAGTATCAGATTACGGGCGGATTGGCGTCGAGCGTGGTCGGCATGTGGAGGAACATTCCCGTGGGGGAGCGTCCCGCATGGTGTGACGGCTATGAGGTGAAGTTCAGCGTGCCGGACAAAATCTGGATTACCAGCAATTACACGGATTCGGATTTGAAAGCCCGCCAGCATGGTCAACGCAAGGCGACCACGTGGGGTAGGGGCAACACGTTGGGCGTGCGTGAAAAGGTCGGCTCACAGCTCATCGCCTACGCGGAGGAGTGTTGGAAACGCCAACCCTACTGCGGGTACGGCAAGTACATCGTCATCGCCAGCATCGCCTACCCGTATGGCGTGGCGCAGGCCGACCCGGACAATACCGCAGAAAGCGTGAACGCGATTCTGAAAGCGGGAACGAACGTCGGCGCATGGCATGGCACCACGTCGAACTATTGCAAGGGCGTGGCGTTCGTCCGGTCTAAGAATCTGAACCATGGCGGACGGCATTTGGTCAGACTGCTCGTGTTCCCCGTGCCGGACGGGTTCCAAATGTTGGAAGCGATAGCGGATTCAGCGGACGCGAGCTGGGAGGAACACGACCGGAGGTTGAAATGAGTTGGAAAAGCGTATTGGGCAAGACCCTGCTCGGGGCGAGTATCCTGTTTGCGACCGTCATCTACATGTCGTTCGACGTTCCCGCAGATGGCAGACTGGACATTCGTGAATCCATCCTGTCCCTTTTCGGCCTGATAGTAGGCTTCTGGATATTGGGGGAGACGTGGGGACGATTGCTGTGGAAGGGTTTGAGGATTCTCACCAAGGATGTGGGCGTGTTCGCTGAAACCGTGTTCGTCCACGTTTCCGACCATTTTCCCAAGAAGTCGAAGCGTAAGAAAAACCGGTAGATTACCTTCTTTCGCCTTTTATAGACCTTGAGGATTGTAGACTGGAATCTGATGTTGGAAAAACCTCCCGTTCGGGGAGGAATCAGGTCGAGGAAGGACAAGACATGGCCTACAATCCGGCACAGCCGCGAAACCCCATCGGACAGTGGACTGAATGGGGTTTGACTGTCGGCTGGCATGAGTACGTTGACCGTCGCGGCAACGTGCGCAAGTACTACAAGAACAATCTCTCCCAAATGCCCAGCGGCTATGAGATGATGCACGTCGGCGCGAGCGGACGTAATTTCAGCACGCTCAAAAACCATGAGGTTCACGAACGAGTGCATATCACCGGCACCGAGGACGGCGAACAGCTCGCCATTGCGTCCACCGGCAACACCTGCTTCGGAGTCATCAACCATGACCGTGAGGCCCCGGAACACACGTTGAGCATGTGTCGTGGAAACAAGTTCCAGCCGGTCAGCGAGAACCTGCCGTTGGACGAGACCAGTTTCGGCGGTCGTGCCGCACAATTGGAGGGGCGTAAGGACGGTAAGGTGTACGACACCCTGAACGCCCGAACGAACGAGCAGGTCAACCGTGCCGCGTTCGAAGGCGAGAACGCGAAGGTGTACCACATCGACCCGAAGGACTTCGCGGAGGCGGAGGTCAAAGCCCGCCACTACTACGAGAATAAGCTTGGTCTGAACAATGCCGACGCGCGTTCCGCAGAAGTGTTCGTCTACATGGACAAGGAAGGCAAGACGCACGTCGCACCAGCCTTGAAGCGAGACTCGAAGACCGGTCTTCTGAAACGTGCCCCCCGCCCGCATAATGAGGGTGGCTCCCCAATGGCTATCGTTCCGGGCGACGATTTGACCCGAATGACCCGCGCCATGCAAGCCGAAGGACTGGACGACGTGCAATGCGCCATCAGCGCCGGTACCGGCAAACAGGCGAACGGCCATCCGCAGAACGCCCTGCACTTCCGCAAGGAGTTCTACCGCAATAAGACCAGTGGAGACCATGTGACCTCTTGGGGAACCATCGAAATGAACAACAAAGGCACCGAGGTCGAGAAGGCCCGTGGCGAGTTCAGCAGCGACAAGGAGTACGCGGACTACAAGTCGAAAGTCGCAGACCGTCGAAACAAAGCCGCATCCAACTACTATCATCCGGTGGACAGCGAAAGCGCCGCCAAGCTCATGCGCCGTAAGACCGGCAACATGAACATTCCACAGGACAGCATCGAAATGCGCCATCAGGACAAGGAAGTGTCCTTCGCGGTTCGCGGAGAGCATACCAACACCCTTTACGACGGATACGGTTCCCGTGTCGGATACGAGGCGAACGACGCCGACGGATTCCGTAGCATGTTCAACTATTCGCACCAGAACAATCCGGTACCCGCCCAAGCCGTGCATGTCGGCACCGGCAAGCATGAGGGACAGTACGGCATCACCCTACGCGACAAGGCCAGCGGCATGAGCGTCGTGTCTTGGTACAACAAGCGCGGACACCACACCGACACCGAACCCCTGCTTAAAGCGAACCTTCCCCAGAGGGCATGACATTTCCCAAAACGATTTTTTCGGGGTGGACAATCCGGCAAAAGTCTGGATACCGTCCACCCTGAAATTTTTTTCAAGGTATTTTCCCACCTATACGAGGTTGACGGCATACATGTCCGCTAAGGTGGTAAACGAAATCCGCAAAGGAAACGTTTCACATTTCGGATAGGACATTGAATGAGTGACAATTGGAACAATGCCGCCAAGAAAATCGGTGGCGTGGGTCTTGCTGCCGTGATGGCCGTCGGCTCCATGGGAACGGGAGCTGTGACGGCGTTGGCCGTTGACGACGCCAATACGACGACCCCGCTATCCACTTCCGGCGGCGAGACCACCACGACAAGCCGTAAACTCCAAACCACCTACGGAAAGCAGACCGTCACCTACGAGAAGGACGGCGACGGCAACTATACGGCCACCATCGACAAGTACGACGGCGACCCGTTGGAAGCCGCCACCGCCACGCTTGACGGCGAGGACAAGCCTATCGCATTGTCTGCTGAAACCCCGACCCTCAACATCGACCACAGTAAAGTCGGCGTCAGCCATCTGACCGGCACCGTCACCTACAATGGCACATTCGATGAGTCTGACACCGTAAGCCGCAAGGTCACACTGACCGTGAACGTGGACGAAACCTACGGCAAGGAAGTCACCCTAAAGAACGGGACGAAGTTCGTCGTGCAAGGCGACACCAACACCGCGAACGCCACACTGAACGGCGTGACCTTGGACAAGGACGGCAATCCGTCCGAAAACACCGTCCGCCTGTCGGACGGCACCACAGCCGCAATCGACTGGTCGAAACCCACATACGATTACAGGAACGGCTACACCGTCACCAAAACCGGAACCGCGACCGCCAGAGTCGAAATCATGGACTTCAACTGGGACAGCGGAACCCGAATCGACGCCTACGGTTGGAACACGCACACGAGCGTGACCGCATCCAACACCGCCAGCTGGTCAACTAACTATGAGGGCAACGACATCCCATTCACCACATCCGACGAGGATGGAAAACAGCTCGCGTCCATGACCGGCAACACCATTCCTCAACGACTGGAAGTTACCGGCAGCAACGGCAGCAACGTGACCCTCGCCAATCCGACCATCACGCCGGGAGCCACCACCGGCGCGGGCAAACTCGGCATGATTCACGAGACCGGCACAGCCGGATACTCCAAGGAAGCAGGAGGAATCCTCCCCGAATTCGCCGCGACCGTGAACTATACGAAGGATTACGGCAAGGAAGTCACCTTGAAGGACGGCACCCCGTTCACCATCCGACAGAACGGCAGGACCGCCGTGTTGGACTACGCGAACAAGGACTACACCGTCAACAAGGCGGGCAAGGTCGTCGGCAAGGACGGCAGGGAAATCACCAGCCTGAAACTGTCCGACGGCACAGAACTGCCAATCACATGGTCTAAGACCACTGACTCCAAAACCCATGTGACCACCGTCGTGGGAACCGTCAACCAGAAGTACAAGACCATCGACCCGGAAACCAAAGCCGAATACGAGTGGACGATTCAAGTCAACCAATCCTACTCCCGTACCGACACTTGGAGCGGTGAGGTAGAAGGGAAGACGTTCCAGTTCACGAACAATCCGGAAACCGGCGACCAATCCTACACGGCCAGCGAACCGTCCGACAAGGTTCCGGGACGTATCACCGTGCGTACGAACGACTCCGACGACACGTTCACGTTGAACCACGGCGACCTGAAGGACGTACGCCTCACAGCCAACGGCACGTTCGCCAAAGTGGACGTGACCGGCACAGCCGTCTACCATGTCGGCGCTAAGAACGGCAATCCGGCGTTCGACGTTTCCATCCCGTTCAAATATTCCACGGGTGAGAACATCACTCTGGCCGACGGCACCCAGTTCACCGTATCCGGAGAAAACCCGGACGGAACCGTGGAAGCCGTAGCCAATGTGCCCGCCAACAAGTCCTATCATGTGAGCAAAGACCGCAAGGTCGTTGACAAGGACGGCAATGAGGTCAAGACAGTCAAACTGTCCAACGGCAAAAGCCTGAACATCGCATGGAACGTCAGCGTGGACAACGCCACTCACGTGACATCCGCAACCGGCGTCGCCACAGGCAACTACGAGTACACGGACGTTCAGACCGAACAAACCAAAATCTGGCATATGACCGTCAACTTGGGAGATTATTCACGTACCAACACTTGGTACGCGCAGGTTGGAGATAAGCAGATTCCGCTCATAAATCTTCCGAACGCGGGTGGTAACCAGTCCCTCACCACTCCGACCGTGAACGTCCGTCCGACCACCGTGACCATCGGCTCACTGAACGAAGACGACAACACCAAGTTTACGATTGAACCGACCTTCAGGGAACAACACATCACTTCGGGCGATAAGCTCGGCACAGCAATCGTATCCGGCACAGCCGTCTACCATGCCGACGCGAACCCGGATAAAGGCTTGCCGCAGTTCGACATCACCGTACCATTCGAATATTCGATTGGCGAGGAAATCACGTTGAACAATGGCACCGATAAGGGGACTCCTTTCAGCAAGTACGAAGATGGTTCCTATCACGCCGGATATTCCGCAACGGGCCTGTCCGACAAGGACAACAGTCCTTCCTACCATGAGGTCACACTGTCCAACAAGGACAAAGCCACCGTCAAATGGGAATCCACTCCCAAGACCATGGTGGGTGCCGACAACGAGCATAATATCGTCGTGCTCTCCGGAACAGCAGAGGGAACCGTGACCGTCGATGACGGACACGGCAACAAGATTGAACAAGCCTACACGGTGGGAACCCGAGACGTTCGTCCCGAGGATAAGAACTTCACGAAGATGACGCTCACCCAGACTTCCTCCGACGGCAAGTCCAAGAGTTACGAAATCAATAAGACGGACTTTGATGAGAACCATCAGAAAGTCGTTGACCTTCCCGCCTCCGACGCGAAGGACTCCTTCTCCCTCTCCGCCGAACATGGTCTCGACGCGGAAGTATCCCGTCCGAAACTGAGTGTTGACGGCACCAGCCGAATCATCACAGTCAACGTGAACGGCGTGGACTACACGGTACGAGTCAACTTCCAAACCTCCGACATCCAACCGGACAGTCCCGCCAAACTCAACGGCATCTACGTGAATCTCACCGGCAAAGCCGAAAAAGGCACGCTCATCGACAATTGGAATCCGAACAGGCTCGACTATGTGGTCGCATTGAAAGACGCGAACACCAGCGCCTACCTGCTACCGGAAGCCCCGGCAGGAGTAACCGTCAAAGCCGGAAACGTGACCCAAAGCGCACAATCCAACCGACAGGAATGGACAGTCACCGACACCGCCACGGGAGCAAGCCGCACCTACAGTGTGACCGTAACCCGTCCTGTCAAAACCGCCGTCACCGAATTCCAGCCGAAGGAGCCGGTGGAACAGTCTCCGGTCAAGACACCAGACTCTCAGACTGACACGAGCCTCGCATCCGTCGGTTACGTTGGCAAGGACGGCAAGTATGTGCCCGTCACATCCGACAAATTCGACATTCCGGAAGGCGGCACCTTCTCCTATGAGACGAAGGTTGGCCAAAGCGCCGTAGTGTCCAGTTCCCACAAGGGCATGACCTACACGTATACGGTCAGCGTGCTCTCTCCGGACGGCAATACGTTCACCCAACATGACTACACCGTCACCTACATCACCGCCGCCACCCACAAGGCGGAACTCACCGGCATCTCCGTGGACGGCAAGCTCATTAACGGATTCGACCCGAACAAAACCTCCTACGAAGTGGCTGTGGACAATCCCGACAAGTGGACGGTCGTAGGTCAATACGACAAGGATTCGGGAATGAGCATCACCATCAACAAGAATGGTGCCGATGCGACACTCACCGTCACATCCGGAGATGGACTCGTGTCCAAGGATTACAAGGTTCACGTCACCAAGAAACTGTTCGGAGGCGCTGGAACCGCTGGCGTAAGCGACCTCGCGCAGACCGGCGTGAACACCGGAATCATCGGACTGGTCATCATCGTGCTCGCCGCAGTCGGCGGACTGTTGGCCATGGCCGTCAAGAAGCTTGGCAAACGTAAGACCGCAAGCCAGACCGAAGAATCCTCCGACGGTCAATCCAATGCCGAGACCGAAACCGAATCCGACCCGGACAAGAAGAAACCGGCCCATAAAGCCGAATAACAGATAAAGCCTTGCCCTCCCCGACATGAAACCATGCTTCAACCAGTTGCCAAAGATTGGAAGAAGCATGGTCGGAGCGGGCAAAAATCGGAAGGCTGGCCTTGGGAACTCTCCTGCAAACCGTACTTGAGACCAGCTTTCCATACTTATAACTGAACAATCAAAAAACGCGCGGGGGGGGCTTCTTTTCAGCCCTTCTCCCGTTTTCATGACACACTCTCCAGAAGGGAAGCTCAAGGTTATGAAACCCGGCCTGAGAAAGGTTGCCGCGCTTATCTTGGCTACGGCGACAATGTTCGGTGGTGGCGCATTGTCCGCGTCTACCGCTTTGGCTGACGATTTGACGGTGGATTCGTCCACGCAAGTCCAAGCCGACACCAGTAATAGTGGGAACGCCGACACTAATAGTGGCAACACCCAGTCAGACATTACCGGCAGTAGTAATGCTGACAGTCAAACACAGTCGGACGTTCACGCCGACACTAGTATCCGAGCGCAATCCGCTCCGGAAGATGCTAAAGACGTTACCATTCATGACATGCTCGACACGGACACCGCATACGTGTCGAAACTCAAACTAACCGACCGAGTCACTGGAACCGCACCATTCGACAATGACAATGAGCGTGGCGACGATAAGGACGCGAGCAATGATATAGTCCGCTCGTTCGATGATGTAATCTACGACTACGATTACACCGTCACCCCGGATTCGACCATGGACTATTACAAGCGTACCCGTGTCGGCTTCCATTTCGAACTGCCTTATCCGGCGGATAAGGTCACGTTCGACACCGACCAAATGGGTTGGGTAGACCAGACTCCCGGCTATCAGCCGAAACTCACGACCGAAACCATCAACGGTGTGAAGACGCAAGTGTACACCTGCTATCGCCTGTTGGAGCCGACTTCCAACAGTCCGACCGTCAACCCCGGCACCAGCGCCATCCAGCTCGCGGTCAAAGTCAAAGCCGCGCCACACGGATACAAATTCCGCCCGACCGTACAGGCGTGGACAGCATGGAACAAGAACAATCCCACCGACACCGGAACACACAAGGCAATGTCGGACACGCCAAAGGACGTGACCGTAAGCGCGAAACTCAACCTGAACATAAGCCTGCAATACCAAATTACGGGCGGCGGCACCTACGATTTCAATACGGGTGACGCTACCGCGCCAAACAAAGGCAAAGGCAAGATTCAGGGACGCCAACTGCATGTGCTCGTCCGTACCGCGATGCGTTGGAAGGACAGGTCGAAGGGGTTGAAGGGCATCGAAGTGCCCACCGGAAGCATCGGCTACAAGCTGAACGTGTCCAGCGTGTTTCAGGACGACGACGACAAGCATGCGAAGCATGCGGGTGAAAAGCAATGGCAGCCGATACTTTGGGACAGAATCCACCAAACCACCACTTATAAGTGTAACGGAAAGAGCACTCACAACAGGAAGTGCGACTCGTTCGACCACAATGGTAGTTTCCCCAGCTCCATCACCGTGGATAAGGAGTCCGTCAACGACGGAACCACCGTCTACGACGACGGCACCATTACCGACAAAGGCACCACCGTCAACGTAAGCTTCACCGGCTACGACACGTTGAACTACCCGTGCGCCAACGCCGGACAGTACACCTCATTCGGCAAATGCTCCACCGCATACATGGACGGCTCCCTCACCCAACAGCAGGTAGCCGCACTGCACGTGGACGAGTTCACGTTCATCCTCCCCACCGCCACCACGGACGGCAAGACCGCCGCCCAGTATTATGGCAAAGACCAGACCGGCAACGTGACCATCACCGATACCGCACTGTCGGCCACCAGCGTATCCGGCATGACGCTCGACACGTCCGATACGAACACGAACCAATCGGTCGCCGACGACGACTTGGCATCAGGCAACTGGACAGTAAGACTGCCCGGAGCATTCATCCAGAGCATGTACTACACGAACGCATCCACCCGCACCGTCGGACGTTGCGACAACGCGACCACCGGACGCTGGCAGGACGCGGAAAGATACAAAGGTTCCGACCGAGTGTTGGAAAACACCAAGTTCGGCATCGTCACCGCAGCCGAAAACAAACTGAATTCGACCGGCAACGGCAGGGTGCTCGGCGTCCACTTGGTCAAATGGGACCCCGACATCCTCACCCCGTTGTCCGCAAGCGACAATCCCGACCAACCATACACCGTCCACGACAGCTACAACACGTGGGGCGCGCGCTTCTGGTGGTCGGACACCCGCACCAATGACGGCATGGAACCCGTCATATGGGGCGTATTGCCCAACGGCGTCAACTTCTCCACCGACACCGCGCAAGCCAAGGCCGACTATGATGATTTCGACTGGTATCCGACATACGCTCAGGCTGCCAAGCATGGCAAAGTACTCGCCGCGCAGATAATCGACACACGCGTATGGGATACCGCCAACACGTCATACGATTCACGTATCAGCGTCGGCGCCACGCTCCCCATGCAGGTCAACGACAAGACCGCAGGCAGGACGGCGCAGACCACCGGACAGGTTGACTACTGGACACGCAACGACCTCGCCAAGAAAGCCAACCTCGACATTGAGGACGATTTGACCACGTGGACGGCATACGCGCGCTCCATCACCGGCGACGACTACACGAGCCTCGTCAAACAACTAGGCAAGCCCAGCCTCCACTACGACGGCAAAACCTATCTGAAGGCCACGTTCAGCGACGACGGCGTATATCAGGGCGGCGACACCGGCGGAAACAACAAGGGCGACACCCTGTACGTCGTGGGCGAACGTCCGGCAATCGGCATCCACACCAGCCAGAAAGACACGGCCAACACCGTGTCGAAGACCATCTACGATTTGGACAAGGAACAGCGTCACGCCGACTGGGTGATAAACGCGACCGCCAAGACCGGCGACAGCAGCACCGGCGGCGACTATCTGACCGACTACCACATCAAGGTCACACTGCCCAAGGGTCTGACCTACACGGACGGCTCATCGACCGTGGGCGGAGAATACAAGGACACTGATTCAGGACAAACGCAGGGCGTTGTCACCGGCGGCACGCCCGTCACGCCGACCGTCACCCCAAACAAGGACGGAACAACCACATTGGAGTACACGGTCAACGGAGTGAAGGCGGACGGGACGGACACGCTCGTCAGATTCTCCACCACCATCGGAGAGCCGTCCGACCCGGAGACGGACGCGAAGAACAACCAGCAGTATACGGTGAACACGGAAATCAGGTCGAAACGGTGGATGGGCACCCCGTCCGCCGCCTACGGTCAGACCGCCGCCTACACCATCCGCGTGTCGCGTACGCACGCGTCCAGTCTTGCGACCCGTGCGAAGACCCTGTTGAACGAGACCCAGTCGAATCTTGGATTCGTGAATATGCTGGGCAACTTCAGCCGTGACGCGAAACCCGCCCCGTATGCGGTTGACATCATGCCCTACAAGGGGTTGGGACAGTCCGACTATCACGGCGAATACACATTGACAGGACTGTCGGTCAAGGCCGGTGCGGGCGCGAGCATGAGCGGCGTCAAAGTCTACTTCACCACCGACCCGAAGTGGCGGAACGTGGATGCGACGAAGATAACCCGCGAACAGGTCGAACAGTGGACGGAAGCGAAAGTGGATGCGACGACCGGCAAGGTCGTCATCCCCGACGGCTGTGACCAGCCGGTGGCATGGGCGTTCACGTCGCCCAGCCTTCCCGCCAACGCCCGCTACGACTTCACACTGGGCATCAAACCCACCAATAATAGTGCGGGCGACGTGTACATGAACCGGTGGGCTGACGGTGACAACAAGGTTGACGCCCTGACCCAGATAGTCGAGCGCAAGGTCAACGGTGTCGCATGGTTCGACGTCAATCATGATGGCATCCGACAGGATTCGGACCGTCTTCTCTCCGACGTGACCGTGACCCTCTTGGACAAGAAGGGTAAGACCGTCACCAGTGTGGACGGCAAACCCTGCGCCACTCTGACCGACAAGAACGGACGCTACGAGATAGGTTCCATTCCAGCCGGTAGCGGCTACAAGCTCAGGTTCACGCCGAAAACCGGCATTACATGGCACGGGCATCATACGACCGTCAAAAACGCGAAGGACGCCAGCGAGGCGACCGATTCCGATAGTGATGAGGAGGATGATGCGGACGGCAACATGATTGCCGGAGTAATCCCATTAAAGGATTTCCCCGCATTGAACAAGATGACTGCCGCCATCTACGAAGACCTGAACGAAGACCACGGCATTTACGGCATGGTCATGCCCACGGTTCCGGTCGCCGTCAAAGCGGTCAAAGTGTTGAACGGTCGTCCGAACGGCGCTTGGACTGAAAAAGACAAGTATGTCGCGGACATCACCCCGTTGAACAATGCTCCGAAGAGCGCGGTGCCATCCTCCATCGCGTTCACCGACAACAAGACCCAGACAGTCAGAATTAACACCGGCGCGTTCACTCAGGAAGGCACTTACCAGTATGAGGTGAAGGAACGCAAGGGAGACAATGCTGGAGTCACGTATGATGACCGTGTTTGGATACTGACCGTCACCGTCACCGACGATTTGAACACGTTCGACCGTCATGTCACGGCCAACGTGTCCAATAATGGAATTCAATCCGACACCGTCCAGTTCACGAACACGTATGCTCCGAAGGATACGCAAGCCCGTATCGTGGCAAGCAAACTGTTCACGAACGCAGACCAGTCGGCCACCAAGATTACCGACTTCCAATTCGACCTGTATGCGAACGACAAGGCGACCGGAACTCCTATCCAAACCGTGAACGCCAGCGCGGACGGCAAAGTGGAGTTCTCTCCGCTCCTGTTCACCAAGGCGAAGCTGAACGGCAAAGACAAGGCCACCTTCTCCTATTCGGTTCGTGAACGCAACACGGGTGCGGCGGGCGTCAAATATGACGACCATTACGCCATATGGACTGTGACCGTCACCGACGATAACAGTGGACAGTTGAAAGCCTCGCTCATCAATCCGGCCATCTCCATGAAGAATGGCAAGACCATTGACAACGGCCAGTTCGTCAACTCGTATTCCAGCCAGCCTGTGTCCGTCACGCCGAAAGCCAGCAAGGTAATCGACAACCCGAAGCACACGCTCCGCCTGTTGAACGCAAACGAGTTCACATTCGAATTGCAGGACAAGAATGGCAAGACCATCCAATCCAAGACCAACAATGCGGACGGAACCGTAACCTTCGACAAGCTCACCTACAATACGGTAGGCGAACACGATTACCGTATCATGGAAAAGACGGGACAGCTCAAAGGCATCACCTACGACCAAACCGTCCACACCATGCACGTCAACGTCACCGACAACGGTTACGGACAGTTGAAAACCTCCACCTCCTACGACAATACGAACAAGACCCCGGTCTTCCACAACACGTATCAGCCGAAGGACGTGACCGTGAGCCTCACCGCACACAAGACGTTCGACAACAAGAACGCCAGCCATGCGAAACTCACAGACTTCCAATTCCAACTGTTCGACAACGAGAAGGCGGTAGGCAAGCCGTTGCAAACCGTGAACGCCGACCAGAACGGAAACATCAGATTCCAGCCGTTGACGTTCACCGCCCAACAGTTGAACGGTGTCAAATCCCGCACGTTCACCTACACGGTGCGTGAAGTCCGCCAGTCGGCGGGCGGTGTCAACTACGATTCCCACATGGGAATGTGGCAGATTACCGTCACCGACGATTTGACCGGCCAACTGCAAGCCCAAACCCGAGTGAACACGGCCTATCCGACCACGTTCACCAACACGTATCAGGCGAAACCGGTCAGCGTGCGATTCCGTGCGCACAAGACGCTCAACGACCCCGACCATACAGGCATCCAACTGCAAGCCGGACAATACGAGTTCAAGTGCGTCGAGAATAAGACCGGCGGTCAGGTCGGAACGGTGAAAACCAACGACCAGCAGGGCAACATCCTGTTCGACGCCATCTCCTACACGAAGACGGGAGTGTACGACTACACGCTCAGCGAAGTCCACGGCGATAACGGCGGCATCACCTATGACACCGCCAAACATCATGTGAAAGTCACCGTCACCGACAATGGCGAAGGCCAACTGTTGGCCGACGTGAAATATGATGACGGAACCAACATTCCGGAATTCACCAACACGTACAAGGCCCAACCCGCCACGGACAATCCGACCGCAGTGAAGAAGATGACCTCCTCCAAGGGCAACAAGTACACGCTCAAAGGCGGTGACTTCAACTTCACACTCCACCAGCAGTCGGCACCCGCCAACGTGCGGAACGAAGACCAGACGAAGCGGAACGACCAGCAGGGCAACATCCGATTCGACCAACTGTCGTTCCATCTCGTCGGTACCTACGTGTACACCATGACGGAACAGGATACGACCATTCCGGGAGTCACCAAGGATGGGACGGTAGCCACCATCACCTACGTGGTCAAGGATGTTGACCACAAGGGCAAGCTGACCGTCGTGTCCAAGACCGTCACCCCGACCACCGGCGCTAACGGCAAGAACATCACGTTCGCCAACCATTACAGTCCGAAGAACGTCGGATACTCCATCAGCGGTGTGAAGAACATCGTCAACACGGATACGGCGACCAGCCGCACTCCGCAGGACGGTGAATTCAAGTTCCAACTGAACGCAGTATCCGCACATGATATGGACGGCAACACCATCAGCGTGAACGACATGCCGATGCCAGCCGGAAGCCAAAACGGAACACAAACCGTGTCCAACAAGGGAACCGGATTCACATTCGGCCAAATGGTCTACACCATGCCCGGCGCATACACGTATCATGTGAAGGAACTCGCCGGAACGGACAAGACCATCGGTTACTCCACTCAGGAATACGATGTTACCGTCACCGTCACCGACCATGACGGCGCTCTCACAGCGACCGCCGACCGTCAGACCGATGACATCCGATTCGACAACACGTACACTCCGACACCGGTCAGCGTGCGACTCGAAGCGGCCAAACATCTGACGGGACGTGACCTGAACGACAACGAGTTCACCGCCGAATTGAAGGATTCCGACGGCAACCAGCTCCAAGCCAAAACGTTCACCCGTGCTCCGCGCAACACGCAATCCGACAAGGTAACTGCACGCGAAGGCGATGGAACACTCGAATTCGACAAGCTCACGTTCGACAAGACCGGCGTGTACACGTACACGGTTGACGAACAGGACGGAACGTTGGGCGGCGTCACCTACGACACCACCAGCCACACCGTCACCATCACCGTCACCGAGGACTCGAAGAGCCACAAGCTCGTCGCCAGCGTCGCCTACTCCAACGGCAAAGCCAACGAAAAGAGCATCCTCTTCCAGAACACGTACCAGCCGGAAGACGTGTTGGTCGAACTGTCGGCCAAGAAGAATCTGACCGGACGTGAACTGCAAGCGTCCGAATTCGAGTTCGAGCTTGTGGACGACAAGGGCAATGTCATCGACAGTGAGAAGAACGACAAGCAGGGCAACATCCAGTTCAAGCCGCTCACCTACAGTCGAGACAATGATGGAGTGGATGATTGCGGCGAATACCGGTATGTGATTCGCGAGAAGAACACCGGCGAGAAGAACGTCACCTACGACAAGACGGAACACCACGTGACCGTCACCGTAAGCGACAACCTGCAAGGCAACCTGACCGCCAGAGTTGAATACGACCCGACGAACGATTCGGCTAAGGATTCCAGCACCATGCTCGTCACGCCGACCGATAAGGCCGACAAGACCGACGAGAATGCTGGTGAGGATGAGAACAATCCGACCGCAACCCCCAGCATGGTCACGACCACCGGAACTCGACCCGAGTTCACCAACTCCTACATTCCTCCGGTGACACCGGCCATCGTGAAAGCGGTACGCCAACTCGCCCAAACCGGTGTGAACACGCCTATCATGGCGGTCATTCTGTTCACACTCGTGGGAATGGGATTGACGGTCGCGTATTCCGTCCGTAAGCGTCATGCCGTGACGCCGCGACATGGACGCTGACACGCCGTGAGCTAGGGGAGGGTCGGACTGGCGGTGGAACCAGTCCGACCCTCCCTTTTTGTATTGCCTTCAAGTTGATGTCAATTCGCATGTCTGATAACATGTATTTTTACATGCAACAGTAAGGAGACGCAATGCAATTGACTGTACCTGTGGAGACGATGGTTCCCATCAGCCGATTTGGCAGGGGAACCGCAAGCTCCGAGTTCGCCAAAGTAGGGGACGGCACTCCCGTCACCGTCATGAAGAACAACCACCCCGCTTACTTCATCCTCAACGAACATGATTACAGGCATTTCCGCGAACTGGAGGACGAATTAGTAGAACTTAAGAACGAAGAAGCCCGCCGTCAGGCTTTGGAACACGAATACACTCACTCATCTGACACCGTTGAAGACATGATGGACTATCTTAATGCGCTCTGAACTGAAGCTAAAAACCATACGGTCGTTCGACAACGACGTCAAACGTCTGAAAAAGAAGCATTACGACATAAGCAGACTTGAGGAGCCACTTCGGGCTTTAGGGGAAAGTGATACTGATGTTCTGAAGACGAAATATTCCGACCATGCTCTCACCGGTGACTGGAAAGGATTCCGCGAATTGCATGTCGAATCAGACCTACTACTTGTATATCGCCGCGACGGAGACGAGATTTCTCTAGTTCTGGTGAGACTTGACACCCACGATTCGCTATTTTCCAACGGCCGCGTCTCCCGTAAAGACATCAAGTCATATAAGACAGCGGAGGGTAAAGCCTATAAAGCAAGGTGAGCCTAGGTGGGGTTAATCCCCCTCAGCTGGCCTTTGCTATGCCCAAAAATAATCTAACAAAAAACAGTCATACAGCAATGCTGGCGTCGGTCATTTTCAATCATTCAGGTGCGCGAAAAGGGCGTTCATAACCTCGCGTGTGTTCGTCTTTTGCTATACGATTAGCCTCCCGCATGGCGGAAATAGTCTCCTTGTTCGGAACGTCTGTGGGTTGGTTTGAACGGTATCTGTCAGATAATGGTATAGGCGGTTCCTTGCCTTGTTTTGTCATATCGTCTACGCATTCCCGTGCGACCTGTTGAATGCCGTTCAGTGCTTGGTCTGGTGTTTTGTCCAGCCAGCTGAGGTTGGAGAGTTCGAGTACGGTTCCTACCCATTCTTCGTCTTCGTCTGACCATTCGATTTTGTATGTGTAGTGGTTGGTGGGGTTTCCCATTTTTTGCCTCTTTTTGCCGAGTGTTTTCAATGGTTGTTTTACCTCATGTGGGGGAGAAGTCGGTGGGCTTTTGAACGGATTTTAGGCCGCAATCCCCTTCCGTAAGGTCGGAGAGGTTCACCGACCACACCTGTGATATACTGGAATTGTTCACACAAGCGAAGACTGCAAACAAAAAGGAGAACCAAAATGCTCAGCCTTGAACTTTGGACTAAGAACAGCCAAGGCGAACGCACCTACCAAGGCACCTACCGTCGTACTTGGAAGACCATGCGTGGGCTTGAAAACTTCCGCCAAAAAGTCATGGATTATAACGGTTACACGCTCGAAGACTTCAAAATCAAAGGCGAAGAATCCCGCAAGGACAACACCAAGGCGGTGGGAACCCTCAAAGTGGGAGACGTGCTCCACTCCGTCTACGGCTACGACATGATTCTCAACAGCTACTACGAAGTGGTCAAGGTCAGCCCCAGTGGCAAGACCGTGCAAATCCGCCCACTCCGCAAGAATTATGATGGAAGCCCCAACGACATCGCCGGATGCACCGTCTACCCCGACGTGACCAGCGAAAACCGGTTCGCGGGCAAACCTGACAGCCATCGCGTCCTCGTAGACAATGACGGCGAACCCTACGTGAAAATCAGCACCTACGAATACGCGCACCCAATGGATATGAAAGAAGCAGTCTACGGGTCAACGGAAGACCACAACGACTAAAACAGAAAAAGCCGGAAGCCAAAGGAAAAAACCTCAAGCTTCCGGCTTTTTTGTTGTTTTGGGGAAAGCTATCTGAAAACCTTGTCTTTTTGGGTGCTACCATACATTTTTTCTGAACCACGATACCGTGGCAACCACGTCAGAACGAACGGAAACACAAACGTTTTTCCCGAAAGCATGGAAACCGTTCCCGACGGCTTTTAACAATGGCGGCAATCATGCCTTTCTATCTCTTTTGTTATGCTGGCGCGTTTTCCTTTTCTATGATGTATACTGGAATTGTTCACACAAACAAAAGGTTTGACGACCCCACCAAAAAACAAGGAGAAAAAATGCACTTCCTAGGCGCAGTCATCGGAGGCAACAACACCAGCGAAGCCGAAGCCATCATCGACCCATACAGCGAATACGAGGAAGTCGAGGAATACGTCCTCTACACGCGGGACGAATTCCTGAAGGACAATCGAGAGAACGACAGGCGTCTAATTGAACGCGAGGGCGAAAACCAGCACGACAGAACGAGCGAAGCCTTCGGGAAAGCGGAACGCCGACTGGCATTGAATGATGAAGAAGCGCTCAAAGCCTATGCCGAATACTGTGGGTACAGTCTGAACGAAGACGGCGATGTGGTATCTACTTTCAACGACGATTCGTTCTACGACTGGTATGAGTTCGGCGGTCGTTGGGAGGAAATGGTAGGCGGGCTTCAGGGAATCACCTGCGGCGAACTCAAAGAACGTTACAGCGACGGTGATTCCGAGGTCAGAGAGCTGTTGGACTGCAATGTGAGCGTTGTCTGCGACAATGACGGTTACGAAGGTGGGGTGTGGTTCCCCGTGTCAAGGGATGCTCTGTTTGAGAGGCTGGGGAATGATTCTTCCGCTCGTGTCTGGTTTGTCGATTTTCATGACTGATTGAGAGGCTTTTTAGGGTGACGGTCTTTTAGGACTGGTCGCCTTTGTTTTTCATCCAATCATGTGGTATACTGGAATTGTTCACACAAAAAGGCCGAACAAGCCAAGCAAAAAAGGAGAACCCCTATGAATATCAGCGACACCATCCAGCCGTTTGATGTCGAACTGGAATTCTGGAGCGATGATGACACCGCTCTGCTGTGTATTCGACATAATAAGCTGACGAAAGAGCACTGGAAGCACGTCTACGACGAGCATAAGGAATCGTCTCCAAAAAGCGAGCCGGATGAACGCTATATCTTCTCTGAGTACCATAAGGACAAGAACGAGGTCGTCTATTGGCTTGACCTCGACAACGACAGCTACTATGTGACCAAATCGTTGGGAGGCGAAAGTCTGGACTCCATGGTTCGTTCCATCGCCTTGGCTGGTCGGTGAGTTTTAGGCTCTGGGTCATGGTCTGCTTGGGCGGACTATGCCCCTGTTTTTCTGGGTTGACTTTTGTTTAAACATAGCTTATACTGGAATTGTTCACACAAACAGGGGTTGAAAACCCACCACACATAAAGGAGACAAAAATGCTCAGCCTCGAAGTCCAAATCAGCAAACACACCAATCGTTGGGTGGACGTCACCAACGACTTCCTCAACATCACTAGCCGCAATTACCTCAGTGGACGCAAGCACTGGCGAACCATGAAGGGCGTCGAGAACTTCATCGACAAGGCCATCAAGACCTACCCTTGGCTCACTCGGGAGAACTTCCGAATCAACGGCACAGAAGAGGAACGCCGCAAGCCACAGACCTCCACCACCGACGTGGAAGTGCATGTGGGGGACGTGTTCATCAGCGTTTGGGGCTACAGCATGACCCTCGTGGACTTCTACCAAGTAACCAAGGTCAGCAAGACCGGCAAAAGCGTCAACGTCCGCAAACTCGCCTACAAGGTCGTGGATGGTGCCACCTGCTCCCCGCAGGGTGGGCGTGTGGTTCCCGTCAAGAACTGCTTCGTGGGGGAGGAGTTGAAAAACAAACGCATCAGGGGTGATTATGACGTGAAGCCCCGCCCTATGTTCACCGTGAACGATTGCGCCACTGCCCATCTTGTCGATGGTATCGACCCCAATGGCTACTTCATGTGCAACTGGGATTGATTTCCTAATTGAGGGAACTTGTACAGGAAACGTACAAGTTCCCTTTTTTGTTTTCGTCATTTTCTAGGGTGGGGAACCTTGCTTGTCTTTCCGTTTGACAATCCTGTTTTTGTGGGTTATACTGGAGTTGTTCGCACAAAAAGTTAAATCCAAGGAGAAAAACATGACCATCAACCTGCACGACCTCACTGGACAGGAATCGGGAATAATCCTCGTGGAAACGGATGACGGACGACACATGAACATGGTCGCCAACTGGGGAGCCAAGGACGGACTGCCGTATCTTTTCGAACCAATGCTCGAACCATTCTCGTTCCTATTCCTCCCCTCAGAGGATGTCCACGTCGAAACCGAACGCATCCACAGCGGGGCACTCAACGACGAAATCGCCCACGACGGTCTCGAAGACTGGAACCCGTTGGACGACGATTTGGACTCGGACGAACCCTGCGAAGTATACCCGTTGTCAAACGGCTGGATTGTCGTCGCCCCGAAGGAATGGAACTGACAAAAATGAAAACACGTAACGTCCCCAACACCGTTGCACACACACTGCCGGACTGGCATGTGGTCAACGACCGCCAATTCGGACGCATCACCGCGTACGACCCCCAAGCACGATACGAGATTACCGTCAACCTTCCCGACCGCGACACTATCCGCATCGTCCGCACGCAGTACGAGCTAGCCGAGGATAACACCGTCCTCAATACGTCCGACATGGGTGAGGAACAGGCATTGGCAGAACTGGCCCGTCTGCTGGCCGCGCCCATGCCGCGCACCGACCGGCTCATGTGGCTGAAAGACCAGTTCGACAAGACCGCTGAATGGTGGCGGAACACGATTGGCGACGAACAGATGGCGAAGGACACCGATGATATGGCCGAACGGTACATGCATGTTTGCGAGTACTTCAACAAATACCCCGAACGCGACCCGGTGTCCGTGTTCAAAGGATGGCTGCTGTGTGAGAAGCTTGGCAGTCCGTATGAGACGCGCCGTCAGACCGCATTGCACATGCTGGCCGACGTGTGGCAACTGGACAAGGACTAAGGGGTTGAGATGGAATATTTTCCGAACAAACGAGCGGTGGAACTGCTCTGTGAAGACGCTAACAATGAACGCGGCTGGCTCAGCGACGGACTATACGAGACGGCAACGGTCGATAAGGACACCGGCATCGTCCATGTGGGCGAACACGGCAGCATCGACCTGTATGCGATTGTCAGTCTGGTCGAAAAAGGCATCAAAGACGAGGGAGGAAAAATCTATGGTAACGGATGATATTAAGCTCATCGACCCAATTCGACGCGGACATCATGGAATCCTACGCAAGGAAGTGGTGAACCATGCTTGACCTTGAACAACTGCTATCCGACCTGCGCGATTTGGAACACGAACTGAATTCGATGGGTGTCGAAGCCGTATTGGACGAGCGAGATGATGGAATGCCGGAATTCCACTTCGGAGAGTTCGGCGGAGGACTCGAATACGATAAGAAAGGGTTCCGTTTCACCATTTGGGCTGGCGAGAAAGATAATGTTTTTGAGACTGTTTTCTACAAAGAGTTCCGCCACGAACTGATACGCCGTCTTGCCAACCAGTACGAGCGGAAAGCCGAGGACGTGCGCGACGGTTGGAAGAAGCTTAGCGGGGATGATACTCCCATGCCGGACAATCTGGTCAAAAGGGCTGATGGATATTCAAGTCAGGCCGAAAAACTTCGTGACGCCATCCAAAACGACGATGTGCCCATGCTGTTGAGTGAGGAGGACTTCAACACGCTTTCCCATCATCGTCCTCTCATGATTGTTCAACCGGAGGAATTGAGCAAGCGTCTGCAAGGAATGGGATTGCTGAAACGCAAATACTGGATGGACGATTTGTATGACGAGCTGACCGACGAAGGACGCGCGGCAGTCGGATATACAAGCAGAGTCAAGAACTTGGCTCTACCTAGCGACTTTAGGAGATAAGGAGAATGAGGATGGCGGGTGAATGGCATTGTTCCAAGTGCGGCAAGATATTGAATGTTCTGGACATACACTGGACTTCCGATGTGGTGGGACATGTTAACTGCGCTTGCGGCGCGAGTTATCTCATAGAAGGCCGCAAAATGACCGACAATGAGACGGTGTATTACATTTCCGACAGCAACACGGACTGAAAAACAAAAGAAGCACAAGATAATGTTGAACGTCGATTTCGAGGATAACGGTAACGACGAATACGGTCTGGTTTTCTCGCGGGACAGTGAATACGACCCGCTCCCATCCTTCCAGTTCAACGACCGTGGGGAAGTGTTCATCGGCTTGCCGGATGATGACGTGGCGGAACAGGTGAGGGATGTTCTGAACAGAAGGTATCCCGTCGATTCGCGCCGACAGTTGGGTGAGGCCGTCTACGACCGTTTGAATTTGAAACGTCAGGTATTGGAGTCCGTGATTCGTGCCGACGAGAAGAATGGTCGAGACGCTTCGGAGAAGAAACTGGAGTTGGAGTTTCTGGAGGACGTGTTCGAGTCTTTGGATGATATCGTCTGATTAGGGTCACTCAACTGATTGTGGTATAGTGGGGATGTCCACACATAAAGCATTCGCATAAAAAGGAACCACCACATGAGTCAGTCAGAACCAGAAACCGACCTCATATCATGGTTGGAACAACAATGGGACAAATCCGTCAAAGATTCCGAAACCCCGGACGGGGAACTGCTGGAAAAATACACTTTCTACGACGGCCTCACCACAGCCTACGAATTCACCATCGCCCGCGTCAAACAGTATGGAGTCCAACCGACCACAGACAGTCGGACAGCCGCACTCATGGAAATCATCGACTATGCGGACAAAAAGAAAAAAGAACTCCGCTACAACCGTACGATACGGAATCTCACCTCCCCAGACGAGTCACCGTCACCCGACGAACAAGGAGGCCACAATTCCTACGGCGACATAATTCACATCTGCGAAAAACTCTTGGAAGAAGCCGAATTATGCTGAATCTCAAGGAACTCATTGACGTAGGTTGCGCCCAAACCATGGTTGACTCGGACGGTCAAATATACCCGTGCAGTAAACCCATCGTGGCAATCCGCCACTGGCCGGATTACGGTGAAGGGGACAGTTACAGCGGTGTCTGCCAACAGCACGCGAAACAAGCTGACGCCGACCTTATTCCGTTGAAGAACGTTCCCAATTCACTGCTTCTGCCGTTCTATCTCACCTATGAGGATATTGACGATAGCAGTTCATCCACCCAACCACAGGTGGGTGATTACGGTGTGGCAGTCCGCGAGAACGCTCACGGTCAGGAAGAAATACCCTTCCACATCGAACAGGAGGAGCATACCGGTCTGCCGGTCGCGGTTCTGAACACTCAACTGTACGCAAAACCGGAGGATGATATAGAAGACGGCCAATATGTGAGCCTGTTCCAATTGTATATCGACGGTTTCGAGTTGAGCAGGACAGGCCGGAAGTGAACGAAAATGATAGAACCGACGATATCCTACTCTGGACACGACTGGTTTTGAGCCTAGCTCAACTGGTCGTGGCATTAAGCGTTATCGGACTAATCGTCGCACCACCATTGACAAATGGACTCAATCGGTTGAAAACCGAAATCTGGGGACGGTCAATCACCTTAGAGGCCACCGTCACCGACCGGCAGGGCAATCCCGTTCCCAACGTGACGGTCACGGTCGTCCATGACGATGGCACTCCCTACAAAGATAGTGTCGGCAATCCCGCCAGAAGCGTCACCGACAAGAACGGCAGATACAAGATTAAGGCAAACGTCAAGAGAACCTTCCGATTGGAAGTGGTTCCACCTCAACAAAACCAAAATCAGAAGGAGTAGTAAAACATGGTAGATTTCAACGAGTGGAGTCAAGACCCTTTCGCTCTTTTTGCGGCGTTTCTTACCTTGGTTATAACAGTGACCTTCATTTCCGGAATTATCTTTTTATTTAACGATAAAAAGATTAAGAAAATCGTAGGCGGACTGTTAGAAGTAGGATGCATTATCAGTGTAGTGGCGTTGATTATGACGCTGGGAGCGGAGGAGACCCAGCACCCGACCTTCGAGGAAGCATTGGCTACATCCTACGGGTACGAATCCGTACAATGCAAAGGGGTTGGTGACGTGCGGGACGGAGACACCCCGTGCGTGGCTTACTCCAATCATGGTCGTAAGAGGCAGGTTATCACCGTGGTAGGCGACTCGGAGAAGAACACCGTCAGAGTGTACGATTCCAACGGAAATCTGGTCAAGCCGGTCTTGACGAAAGCCCCGTCCAAGAAGGACTGAATCAATGGCAGACCCAAAGTACATTCGAAAAAATCCAATCCATGTGCCGTTGTCAAGACTACGGACGCATGGTCGAAAACACCGACATTGATGACCCCTATCGTCAGAAAAATGAAAGTTAACGGGGTTATTTTCAACAAAAAGTCGATTTTAGCCCCGTTAACAAGAGAAAGGAAAACAGGATGGCGGTGAACGTCACTCAGAAAGACAAAACCCTGCATGACACCATAGACTGGTGCAAAGAACAGATAGCCCGAATCAACGAGATGATTCCCACCGCTTCGGACGAGAATTTTCTTGTAGGGGAACGGTTCACGTTGCAAGCCGTCATCGCACACTGCGAGGAACAGTTGGGATATTCAGGTTCCATGCCGTTGGAAGTGCCAAATCAGAGCGAGAAAATAAGCCGCTGATGTTGCCCGAAGATACGATTAGCCTGTTTGTTTTCCGGTTTTTGGCGTGATTGCCAGTCTTGCTTTTTTTGGTTATACTGGGGTTGTTCACACAATCTATTAAGACAAGGAGAGCAATGTCCAACATATTCAAAAAACTGAAAAACTGGACTTTTGACGTACTGGGATTCGTGTTCTTTGTCCTGCTTGAAATGTTCCTCTATCTCATCGAAGTCATCGACTTCTTTGCGAAAATTAGAAGACCACCGTCTTCTAATTCCACGAAAAAGGAGCAACAATGCAAAACCGATATGTAAACGGATGGTACGTCACCTGCTGGTATTGCAAGAGCACCGTCGATGCCAATAGGGTCAAGTGTCCCTACTGTGGAGCTTGGCTTTTCCTCACGCCGCAAGACTATGAAGAACTGAGAGAAGAAGGAATTAAACCATGAGCCGATTGAATCTAGTCGCACGAATAGACTCGTCATTCCCCGACAAGACCGCCTACAAGCGGGTATTGGAAAACGGGGAAATCGTCTGGGAGAACAGCAAAGGCCGTGAGAAATGGCGTTGGGTTCCCATGATTGTGGAAGAGCCGTCCGAGAGCGGACGATTCCTCGAAACGGAAACCGCGAGGAATCACCATCAGTACAAGCTGGACTCCCGCAATCCACTCCGACTGTTCGAGTCGATTCTTGCGTATAACAAAGTCAAGGTCACTGACCGCTGACGTATCACCGTTCCCTCTGCTATACTGGAAACATTCACATCATACAAGAGTGAAGGACAACCGTTGACCAAAAAATACTCATACGCCTACACCAAGTCGCTATACGACCACCAGTATCCCGACGAAAAACTCATCTCCATCCACGAACGCCCACTAGCCGACCCAACCGGCAAACTCACCGCAATCATCGACTATGAGAAGCCGTTAAGCCGACATGACATGGACAAGTACGATTTGGAGGAGTTCCCGTTCTGGCTCGCCCAAGAACATTACCTTCCACTGTTCAGCGAGGAATGTCCACTGAAATTGGAAACCCTTGAGGAGATTCGAGACGAGGTCGCACACGCCATCAGCGTGCTCGCTGACTATCATCCGTTGGGGGATGCGCCCCACGGTATCCATATCGGCGGCATAGTGGACAAGGATGTTAAGAAACTTGACTTGTACCGCGTATACGACACCATTCCATCTTGGGGAATCAACATGGTTGAGGAATTGATTACCGGAACCGACCCGACCGAATTTACTTTCTGGCATACGACGAGCGATATCAAACGCCAAGCGGACAAGCTTCACAAAGAAGACAAGGCCACACTGTTCGCGGACGCGAGTAAGTAGAGTCGTGGAGGATTATATGCATACTGACGTACACGAGACCATTTCCGATTGGATGGACAAGCCTATCGAGGAACTAGCCGGTAAAAGGGCTATCGCCATTACTATCGGAGGAACCACCATCGATGGCGAATTGGAATACCGTATGGAGAAGACCGAGGATGGTCTACGTGTGGAAAGCCTGAATTTCGTGAACCTGCCCCAATATGTGGTGGTTTGCCTCAACGGTGGAGGCAATCATCTGGCGGACACGCTTTTCAAGTCGTTGAACATTCTCGCCTGAACGTCGGCTTTCCTTCCGAAGAAAATTCTGCTATACTGGGTAAGTCCACACATAAGCAGTCTTTGGGAGGAAAGCTTGGAAAAACAAAACCCCAAAAAACCGGCAAACCCCATCCAACTACGTTCACTCGGCTGGGTGGACGAAGAACTGGCGATGATACAAGACCAGTATTCGGCAACACTGTCTGCCATCAACTTCCCCTTCTACACGCAATCCTCCAGCAAAACTAAAGACTATCAAGTCGTGGTTGACGGTAAGGACTACGGCATGGTTCGGGAAATCAACTGCGGAAACCGATTCGAATACCGTGCCCTCATGGCAGACGGTGACTACATCGAACCAGTATCGGACATTTTCCACACTTCGGCAATCGACGCTGTCTGCGAACTGGCTCGACGCCATCATGATAAGGAATTCGCCAGCCAGCTGACCGACTATGTGATAGCGGTCTCTCAAGTGCAGGAACTCGCGTCAGCCCAATTAAGAAAAAACACGAAAGACCTGTTATCGGAACACTTCCGAACGACAAACGTCCACCACTCTGTCCGGGGAGAGCAATGATGATTTACGCGGGACGGAAACGCAAGGCCACGGAAGCTCAGATTCGACTGATTCTCAAACTCACCGACCAGTCCGACCTTAATAACGTGAAAAACCTCGAAAACTGCCCTCCCGTAGTCCGCTATAAGGAAGACTTGAATAAGAAATATTTGGACAATCGAACCGCCGCGAAAATTATCGACGGTCTGATTCAATGGAAGGAAATCTATGGCTGAGGAAACCATGCCAATCGTTGACGCCAAGAAAAACAATCCGTTCATTAAAGTCGGTCAAGGGTTCCTTGGAGTTGGCCGATTCGTCAAGCAGGTAGTGGACGAGATTCGCAAGGTGGTGACTCCAACCGTCCGTGAATGGATTGGCTGGTGTGTGGCATCCGGAATTTTCGTGCTTCTGCTGATGGCTCTTGTCACAGGAATGGACTTCGGCTTGGGCAAGCTCACTTTGTGGATTTTCGGCTGACTTTAGGAAGGAAACTATTTTGACCATCACCAAACACATCATTCTCGCCGTGGTCGCTGTATTGAGTTTCATGCTGACCATGCTGATTCTCATGCACAAGGGCAAAGGCGGTGGCTTTTCCAATTTCGCTGAATCGTTGACCGGTTCCGCGGGAAGCTCCGGTGTTGCCGAAAAGAATCTGAACCGTTGGACGGTCGTAGTGACCATCATCTGGTTCGCTCTCATCATCACTTACGGAATTCTGGTCAAACTCTCCTGACTCGATATTAGAAAAGGAAAAGCCGATGGTTCCGGATAAAAAATATTACAAACTGTTGCATGAGAAGGGCGGACTGGGCAGTGACACCGTCATCGTGTCCAGTGACACTTTCCGTGGAAAACCGTATCTGACCATCGACTTTTCCGACTGCACAGAACACAAACAGTTCACCATCGACCGCGACGAATTGAAAAAGTGGATTGGAATGCTCGATGCGGAATGAGATTCTGACACCGAGAGACCTGTTTGACAACGTGGACTATTACCGCAACATGCGAATGAGCTTCGACCGAAACGGTGGGGGCAACGTGTGGCGGTACAAGCATGCGCGGAACATCGGTTGGACTTCGAGCTGGCGGTACTGAGCTTAGAGGAATGAATGAAATTATGGCTGGCATACTCGTCCGACTGGTATTGAGCATAGGTTGCATAACCGGTGTGCTCATGTCGCACACGATGGCGGTATTGTTCGACCGTTCCGTCACGCTCTTGGAAAAAGCGGTTTTGGAACACTCCTACACTTCGGGGCAGAAACGTTGGCTGGGAGTACGAATCTACGGCTGGCGGTTCCTTTATCATTTGGCCGTCGCCCTGATGGTGGCGTTCATCATCATGGCGACAATCCTTTTTATCATGTTCTGTTGGGCGCTCTTTGAAAGAATAGGTGCGATTTGAGTTACGATATTGCGATAGTCCGCTCCGATATTCCGGACGATATGGTGTTCATGGTCGCTTGCGATTGGCAAGACCGTGGACTGGAAAATTTGGATATGGTAGGCACTTCCTGTAATCCGACCTTCAACTATTCCGATTTCTTCCAAGCGTTCCATGTGCGGCCTACCACCGACCTGCATGGCAAGTCCGCCATCGTGGTCAAGGACATTATTGACGAAGCGTTGGATGAAATCGAAAAAAATTCCATCAACGAATTGGAACAGAAATACTTCCTCGACAACACGGGGAAGGTCATCCGCTGGGGGAGTATCCCCAATGCTATCCAATGGTTGCGTGACGTGCGCGACTATTGCGAACAGAATCCCGACTACAAGTTCATCGGGCGTGGCGTGGAAATGACTGAACACGATTTGGCTAGTCTTGGCACCGTCAGAACATTCGCTCCGGAATATGCGGAACCATCCGACCGGCAGTGGCGGAAACTGTTGGAGGAGTCTGCTGAACTCGCCGCAGTGGGAATGGATTGGGTTGCCGACGGCACTTCCGACAAGCGGATTTACAGTCGGTTGGTCGAAGAGTATTGCGACGTGGTGGAAGCGTTGGGAACGTTCGCTATCGCCTATGGCATCACCAATGAGGATATCCGCAGGGGCATGGGCGAGTGCGAGAAACGCTTCCGTGACGGTCAATCCGGTGGGAGGAAAACCGTGGAGGAGAATAAAATCATCGACGGATTGGCGGAACTGTCCACCCGACTGGAAAAGGTTCAGAAGTGACAGCGGATTTCTCCGCTTGGCGGGAGGTTGCCGACCAAGCGAGTACGGGCGATTTTATTATCAGTGCTCTCATTATCGTTAGTATCATTGCTCTTGTTGTCGGCGCTTTCGCTGTGAACAAGGGTCGGATACTGGTTTCGATTGTTTCCGTTCTCGTGTTCTTCCTCTCGTTCGTCACCGCGACCACGGTGAAAATGCCGAAAGCCCCGTCCCTCAACCAAAGCTTGGAATACGTGTACGGACTGTCCAGCATCAACTGCACACACAAGGAGTACTCCGATACAGACAGTAGTATCCCAACAACCAAAGGGATAATACATTCCGCGAGACGGGGCGAATACACCGTGGACTCAATGAAGGACATCGAGAACGGTGTGGACGCCGAATGCTCCGTCTACACGAAGGACAACCGGCAGGTCAACGTGGTAATCCACAAAACCGACAACGGCAACTACTGCGTCTATAATCAGACGGACGGGAAACCGTTGCCGCTCAAACATAAGAAAGCGCCGACCAAGCTCAGCGAACTGGAAAAATAGTTCGCGCGAGCCGGTCGGCGCGTGGCTTTTTAAACACCATTCAGACTAGTCGATGAACCAGTCATCCTCGTCACTGTCAGTGGTGGGAGCTGGTTTCGGCTTGCTTTTCCTGACGGGTTTCGGCTGGGAAGGTGTTTGAAAGGCCACGTCCCCATCCTCCGGTTCCACGTCCATCTCGTCCAAGTCGGCTTGCCTACGGTTGGCCTCCTTGGTGGCGGTATCATGGTCTGTTCCGGATACTGACGTTCGGGCACCAATGAACGAGAAGATTTGCAACACAATCAACAGTAGGATGAAAACAATGCCAAGAATCGCAATGATTCCAATGATTCTTCCCACGTTTTCACCGGTTATCCAATCGAACAATGAGCCAGCCGTCTCCTCCGAAGCGAGTTCCGGATTGTCCGTGACTAATTCCTGCTTGTCTTTCGCAATGTTCAAAGCGTGCATTCCGTAGCCCATCATGGGAATAAGCGTGGTGGTCAGGATTCCACCCAGCCACATGAGCCAGCGTGCCTTGCGATATATGCCTGTGATTTTATATAGGAGTTTCATGATTCCAGTATTTCGCACTGGTTGATTCCTCGGCTCGGAAAACCGGAACTATAAGAAATTATGAGCATATAATATATAACCATGCCGGTTGAGCCTTACTCCCGTAACGGTTTTCCTACCATGCGAGGTGCCTGTTAGTCCACGGAAAGGTGTCGGAAACCCCATAAAAAGGTGTTCGATAGTCCATACTGATGGTGTTTGATAGTCCATGCCCGGCATGATTCATAACCGTCATGGTGTTTGAAACTCCACTAAAGGTGCCTGTTAGTCCACGGAACGTTCTACGTTCCGCCTGTGGAAATGTGGACAAGCGTGTGGAATGGTTGAAATTCCAACGAAAAACCAGTGGATAAATTAAAGCTGGAAAGGCGCGTGCAATCCGTAGCGTATACGAGGGTGCGTGAAAGGCCACGTCAAGGAACCGTTCAACCCGTTGGGAAGTGTTTGAAAAGCCATGCGAAAGGTGTCCGAAAAGCCACGCAGACACCCGCCCACACATGGCCTTTCAGACACCAATACCCTCCAAGGTGTCCGAAAGGCCACGGTCAACTCAATCTGACGTGGCCTTTCGTACACCTTTCCGTTGAACCGATTGCAACGAATGCAAAGCCACCTCGAACACATCCCCATTAGCACCCACCTCAACCTCACGGACAGCACGGGTAGGAACCGACGTGGGACTCGGATGCAGAATAATATAATCCTCATACGTGGGGCACTCAACATTCAACCCCGGATACACCTTCTTGACCTTCTCCAACGACTGACGGAACATGCGCCGAAAAGACTTCTTGACCGCAATCTGGTCTCCGAACCGTTCATACAGCCAATCCCAACTCACCGGAAGGTCACGGCGAAGATTCTTCATACTGCCAGTCAACCAAATGTAAATGTCGTAAGGCATGACCGACCTGCCTTTCAACAGGTAAGTGGACACTCTCGTATCGAACGGAGCCGACTCACGACTCAACCGTTCATACACCTCATCGGTCAGACGGAACGTGGCACCGGAATAGCCCACGTTCTTCTCATCGTTGATGATGCGCACGGCCTGAACGATAGGCAGATAAGCCGTATCCCTCACATTCAGACCCTTCCCCGTGCCCGACGCCCGAATACTGATACGGCAAGCCAACAACAGTTCCAACTGCTCCTGAACACTCTTCGCAGTACGTCCGCCATGAGGCAATCCCATCTCCTCACACAACTGGTAGATGCTTGGAATGGTGATGGTCTTCGTCTCCGGGTCAACATTCCTCGTCTTATGGCCTTTCGCCGCACGAATCTGCTTCGCCATCCAAGCCATCAACAGTCTCGGATATTTGCCGAACGGGAACCGGCGTTTCCTATCATCCCCATCACCCGTCACGCCAGCTTCAAGCATGTATTCCAACCGTCCGTTCGACTTGCTGACGAAATCCACATCATCGGACGGTTGGGCCGGTGGAAACAGTGTGGCGGTGAGAATGGAATGCCCATACCATATTTCCATACTGTTCGGCTCGCGGGCTTCTATATCGTCCAACAGGTTGACCCGTCGAACATCCAACTCCATGCCGGGTATGTCAATGTCTAGAGCGTTCTGTTCCACTTGCCTGTCACTCATGTTCCGTCTCCTTACGCTTCACCGTGACTGTGTACCCCATGGCGTCCAATACCCTGCACATGGTTTGGAAGGATGGGTTTCCTTGACCGCATAGGCTTCGGTAGAGGGATGGCCTCGCCAAACCGGTCAGTTGGGAGAGCGTGGTCATACCATACAGTCTGGCTAGATTCCCCGTAGCCGACTGTATGAGAGTGGGGTCTTCCGACTTGAGCTGGTCTTCTATATATGCGACTGTGGTTGCTTCTCGTATTTGCTTGGACTGCATGTAGGGGAGTGTAGCCTGTGAGTGACATTGTTGTCCAAGTTTCCAAGGCTGGTGTGGAAGGTTTTTGAGGGCGACACGCCTTGGAAAACCTTGTTTTTTCGTTTCTGATTTGACACGTTTCCTAGAACTGCTATACTGGCAGTGTTCACACAAACGAGGTTCAATAAAAACATCACGCGCGAACAGACTGTGAGAAGACCGCTTCTCATATCCAGCCCGCTACTGGAACAGTCACCAAGGCAACCGGGGTAAAGACCTTACCCAGTAAGGAACACTCCCTGAATGTTGCCGCATGATTGAAAAATGAATAGAGATAAGGAAACATGATTCGATAGGACTTAAAGCCCATCAAATCATGTTCGATATGAAGACTTGCCCATCATGGTCGAATCTTCAAGAACTATCACACCTATCCTCACCTGTTCACTCAAGCACACGAGGAAAAGCATGAAAACGCTTGAAGACAAAACCATGACAGGCAAAACCGCTGTCAACCTTCCGGCTGGAAATCCCAGCCAACCATTCCATTGGTTCTGAACCACACCTATGGGAAGCTCGGACGGAAAACCGGAAGGAAGACGGCATTTTGGGGCCGACAGGTTTCGACTTAAAAATCAAGGTAATGCAAGCATGTCGGAGGCTGACGTGGACAACCGTCATCAATCCATGTCAAACAATAAACGCCAAGACTAATTCTTCGCGTAACTTCCAGCTCGCCGCCTGAAACACGGTGAAGGAAGAACAGGGTCGCTGATTTGCTGTAAGGCGATTCTGAAAAAGAAAGGACAGCAAAAACTCGGTGAACGGCAACTGTTCATCGTTTCATGACTGAGTTGCAAAACTGTTCCGGGGTGCCTCTTCGACTGGAACTTTCAACATATATAAACGAGATGGCTAAACATGTAGAAAACATCATCAACGTTTTCAAGGACGAGGGTTCAATTCCCTCCGGCTCCACGACGTGACGAGCGTCCGCAAGATGCTCGCCACACGGAAACTGAATATGCGTGCTAAGCGACCGTGCGGTACAGACTCTATAACTCAGGTAAAACTTTGCAAACAAAAAACAGTTTCCGTCAATCCAATCAACTCTAGGAGGTGGATTCTTTCGTTCCTTCACCTCCTAACAAGCCCCTCTAGCTCAATGGTTAGAGCAAGGGTCTTTTAAACCTTGGGTTGTGGGTTCGAATCCCACGGGGGGCACGACCGCAGTTGGCGTAACTGCGGGAAATCGGGAGTGTAATCCTGTGGCTCGTCGTATTGGATGGGCAATTAAAAGCGTCCGCGTGGAATGCGCGTAAAACACCATCATCCCATTAGAGAAAGCCATTGCCCCCGCAACAATGGTAAGTAGCGAACGGCTGATGTGAATGACTCCAATCCGGAAGACGCGTTGCGGGCGTCCTCGCGGAACGCGAGACATACACCCTTGTAGCTCAGTGGAATAATTGGAAGACTGCCGTATTATTACTTCCTTCTACTCCACCATGCCGAACGTCTTTCTGCGTAGCCGACTTGGACGTTAACTACAGCCAGTTTGGAATGTTGGCAGAGTGGTTTAATGCAACTGTCTCGAAAGCAGTCGCACTGTGAGGTGCCGGAGGTTCGAATCCTTCACATTCCGCGTTGGGGAAGTAGTACTACCCCCGAGGGCAAGCGCCTACCGCTGGTGTTGGCTTGTCTGGAGATGAAAGCGGCGGACGCTTCCGTAACGGCGACTCGGCGGGGATGGTCATGCTTCATGGGTGTGACCATCCACATATGGCATTGGTGCAACTGGTAGCATGGCGGTCTCCAAAACCGTTGATGTTGGTTCGAGTCCAACATGCCGTGCTACTTCTCTTACAGGTTGTTCGAGAAGGCTTCGGAGCTGTCTCATGGCGGTTCCAGTTTTCAGCCGACCCGCCCAGTCGCGGGAACGGTCTGCTGAGCCTCTGCGGAGGCTCATCCCGCTTCGGTGGCGAAACAGGTAAACGCGAAGCTCTCAAAAAGCTTTGTCATATTGACGTGAGGGTTCGATTCCCTCCCGAAGCACGAACCATGAATGGTTCTTCCTTTACAGTGGCGATTCCCCATAGGTTTCGCCCCATCGCCTTGATAGCTCAGTGGATAGAGCGTCTGTCTCCGGAACAGAAGGTCGCGGGTTCGACCCCCGCTCTAGGCTCTCGTGTTTTTCAACCAGAAAAGAAGGAACTCAAAATGACCATGTCTGATGAAACACGGGTCATCTCCTCCCACGCTCTCACCGTGGAAGGAATGACCCAGCCACAGGTACAACAACTCAACCTCCCCACCGGATTCAACGGTTATCGCAAGGATTCCGTTGAACAGTACGTGAACGGGTTGGAAACACAGATTTGGAATCTGCAACGCCAGTTGACGGAAAAAAACATGGTCTTGGACAAGCGTCAATCCGAACTCGGCAAACGGGAGCAGGAAGCTGAATCCCTCCGCCAGCAGATTGAACGGTTGAACGCCGACTTGCAGGACGCCCGTCAAGCGTCGGAAAACCCGATGCAGGAATTAGGCACCAGCCTCGGCAAAGAATTCCAAACGTTGAAAAACACTTACGAGTCGAAGAAACGTGAGGAGCTGGAACAGGCCCGCACGCAAGCCGAACAGATTCTCCAACAGGCCAAGGATGAATCACAGAAGCGGCTCGACTCCGCGACGGAAACCACCAGACAGATGATGACCGCCGCACAGGATAAGAAGCAGAAGCTTGAACAGGAATGCGCCAAACTGAAAAAGGAAACCGACGATAAGGTTGCCAACCAGTTGGACGCGGCCAAGAAACAAGCCGAACAGATTATCAGCAAGGCGGAAGCTGACGCAGTCAACCGTTTGGACAAGGCGTCACAGGAAATCGACCTCCGAACCAAGAAGGCTGAACAGCATGCCGCCGAATTGGATGCGAACAGCAAGAAGCTGATGGAAGCCGCTCAGCAGAGAGAGGAAACGGCGCAAAACAACGTCGCCAACTCTTTCGCCCAGTTAAGGCAGTTGGGCGCGGACATTGACAAGCTGATTTCAAAATCCAAATAATTATTCGCGGGCCGTCAAAACGGTCTGCACATTCCCCATTAGTGTAATGGCAGCACACGGGTCTTTGGAACCTTTAGAGGTGGTTCGAGTCCATCATGGGGAGCTAAGTTTCGACCGGCTGTTTTTGGCGTGTCGAAACTTCGGAGTCGTGCCTGAGTGGCCGATAGGGGCACCCTGCTAAGGTGTTAACCGTTTCATACGGTTCGAGGGTTCGAATCCCTCCGACTCCGCTGGGGAATAGGTTGCGGTTGCGAACCTTCCGTTCCGAAAAGTTTGGAACGGTCGTAATAAAAAACATCTCGTGTATGTAGTGCTTTCCCGTAAACAATCACAATTCTATTCCTCTTACTGCGGGAGTAGTGAAAAGGTCATCACCCTTGCCCTCCAAGCAAGTATCGCGAGTTCGAATCTTGTCTCCCGCACAAAGTCCCACACTTTTTATACCCCTAAAGCTCGTGGGACAATCCATGGCATGACTCTCACATGCGCGATGGACGACAATCCTGAAATCCATGAAGGACTGTCAGCAAGCCGTATGCCTTGCACCCTCTTAAGTCACGCATACATGCCAGTGTTCACGACATGAACTCACTGATGGGAAAGAACCAAGCCATGTCAAACGCCAAAACAAAAAGCGGAGTCTACGGGTGTTTTTCTCTCCACCCTTCTCCTACTCCGCGTCTTTGTGTGAACAACCCTTTTGCCGGTGGGGGTGGCGAAACACCGGCTTATTCTTTTTTGGAAGATTGCCGTATTACTACTTCCTTCTACTAGGGGATGAAGAGGGTCTGGACTTCATAGATTGGAAGACTGCCGTATTACTACTTCCTTTTACCAACTCTCCTCTTCATAAGAGAATCCAATGATTGGAAGACCGCCGTATTTATACTTCCTTCTATTCAGAACATCGCATCCGTTGGACACTGGGGATTGGAAGACTGCCGTATTACTACTTCCTTCTACTTCTGCACAGTCCACATCGGCACCCCATCGATTGGAAGACTGCCGTATTTATACTTCCTTCTACTACCGGAAGCCAAGCCGAAATGCCACGGTGATTGGAAGACTGCCGTATTTATACTTCCTTTTACTATTTACTTCTGACCCGATGTTACCAGCTGATTGGAAGACTGCCGTATTACTACTTCCTTTTACCAGTCTTAACCGAACGAAAAATCTTTTCTGATTGGAAGACTGCCGTATTTATACTTCCTTCTACTCGCGAGCAGCCGAGCGGCCTACTCAGCTGATTGGAAGACTGCCGTATTTATACTTCCTTTTACTAATGGGATGAACAGCGTCTGAATCTCGTAGATTGGAAGACTGCCGTATTACTACTTCCTTTTACTGAAAACTTTCCAACATCAGAGATTGGAAGACTACCGTATTTATACTTCCTTCTACTAGGCACCAAATGACTAAGCGGGAAACGTGATTGGAAGACTGCCGTATTTATACTTCCTTTTACTGCTAACGTGAAGGCTCTCCAGCGGATGCGATTGGAAGACTGCCGTATTTATACTTCCTTTTACTTCATCATGTCAATCCTCGCTTCCGTTCAGATTGGAAGACTGCCGTATTACTACTTCCTTCTACTAAGCGAGAGTCGCGGAATTGACTGAAATGATTGGAAGACTGCCGTATTACTACTTCCTTCTACTGACGTTCGTCACCCTCGAATGGAATAAAGATTGGAAGACTGCCGTATTACTACTTCCTTCTACTTGGTCGAGCCAGACGAGAATATGAAGATGATTGGAAGACTGCCGTATTACTACTTCCTTCTACTTACGCAGTCTGTGCGGTTCGCCTACTTGGATTGGAAGACTGCCGTATTACTACTTCCTTCTACTTCTTCCTTCGACCTTCCGGTAACGTCAAGATTGGAAGACTGCCGTATTACTACTTCCTTCTACTAACAGCATTCCGGCTGGGCATACGCAAGGATTGGAAGACTGCCGTATTACTACTTCCTTCTACTAATCTGACCTTGCAACCTCGCCCCCACAGATTGGAAGACTGCCGTATTACTACTTCCTTCTACTGAAATTCCTACCGAGCCAAGTACACCCACGATTGGAAGACTGCCGTATTACTACTTCCTTCTACTAAATGCCGACCAGTGTTAAGCATATTCAGATTGGAAGACTGCCGTATTACTACTTCCTTCTACTATAGGAAGCTGAAAACCGCTTCATATCAACGTTTTTTGCTATTCGTCGTCGTCAAAAAGAGTCAGCAAACCCGGTTTTTCGTCCGTCTTCTGCTGTTTTTTATCGAGGAATTTTAACGAATTAGCCCATTGGGTGTCCGTTACGCAAAGCACTCTCACGTTTCCGTGAGGAGGTAGGCCAGCCTTGATGTAGTTAAGGGCAGACCTGCCACCTGATTGGGTGGGAGTGTATCTCGCGTAGACCGAGTACTGTACACGGACGAACCCTAAATCAGCCAATAAGTTGGTGAATCTGTTCGCGGCTCCAGCGTCCTCTCTCGTTGTAATGGGTAGGTCGTACATGACCAGCGTCCACATGCCGTTATCCTTATCTCTCTTCATTTTTAGCGCCTTTTTCCGAAGACGGGGACGGGTAGTTTGTCCAGCCAGCCTTCGCAGTATTGCGCGTATTGTCCGCAGAATTCGTCCACCAGTGAGGGAATAGTTAATCCCTTTGGAGAGAACTGACTATTGACCGCTGTAACTATCTGTTGTTTCAGTTCCGCGTTTAAAGGTTCGTTGGGTAGTTGGCTTATTTGATAGTCTATGGCTGGTCGGAAAGGTTCTACCAAATCGTCGGCTAGACAAAAATAATTATTAGCGGAATGATGGTGTATTCCGATGGTGGGGGAGAGTCCTGCCGAACAGATGGACTTGATGAGGAATCCACGCAATATTGTATAAGCATAGTCAAGCTGTGCGTTTCTACCTTCGCCTAATCCGGGGAATCGATGGAAGTTTTCCTCGGGGAACATGCGGTGCCAGTATTCCCGTGCGGCTTGTCCTTCGATGTTGTTCGGGTCTCCGGAATGAACTTGGACGGCTAGACTTCTTAAGAGTTCCCCTCCTTCTAAGTCGAGTTTGTCGAGTACGTGGGATTGGCCTAGTATTTTCGCGCGTACGATTTTCTGCCATGCTGCTTTTCTCGCGGGAATGCTCATTTCCTGTTGGGCGTTCTGACGGGCGGCGGAACGGGTGTTTGGTTTGTTCCATGGTTGCAATGCGGCTATTGGGATTTCGTTCCACTGGCATATGAGCACTTCCACGTCAAAAACAGCCAACTGCTGTAATAGTGCCGTTGAGACGGTTGTTTGCATCCCGAGCAACAGCACCGCCGTATCAGCCAACGGTATCCGTGTCTCCATATTGTGGTGTTCCACGACGAGTTGCCCGCGCTTGTAGGTCAGTTTGCCTGTCATTGCGGTGCAGTCTATGACCCGCCACCCTTTTGCCATATCAACCTCCAATAAAAAAGGGTCTGCCAAATACCATAATCGGTTTTTGGCAGACCCTTTACAAGGGAATAGTTGGTCACTCGTCCAAAATATGACCAAGCTTATTTATCGCCGGGCAGAACAGGTGAGGAACGAGCATCGACCTAACAGATTTAGGAATCTCCACTCCAGACTCCTCCAACTTACTCAAGCCCTCGCTCGCAATAAAAGAGGGGACAAGACGTAACGTCGTAGGACTCTTAAACCCAGCAACGATAAACCGTCTTTCAGCCCCGGAATCCGTATGGAACATGTGAGCGTACTCAGGGCACATATCCTCCATGAGTTCCGAAGTCAACTTGATTTCATCATTAAGGGTGAGTCGTGCCACGCAAGTCGCATTACCAAGTGCGATAGCCTCCCTGACCTTGCCGTCCGCATACCGGATGGACACGTCAGCCGAGTGCAATGGGGTTCGGAACAGGTCGGTGTTCTTCCTGCGTTTCATCAAATCGCATTGGAACACGCGCACCATGCCATAGAACGTCTTGCGTTTCCCGTTCTTCAACACCTGTTCGCAACGGTAGATGCGGGCGTGGTGGATTGTTCCGCCAATGTCGGCGGCGCCTCCGTTGACGTACAGTTGCGCGTTGTTGCCGGGCAGGAAGCCGATTTCGTCCTTCGCATGACATACCTCGCCCAATGCGGTGATGACACGGTTCGGATTGGCTGGCAGACCGGTCTGAGGATTATAGTCCGGCAGTCGGGTCAACGCCTTCCACACTTGCGGGGTGATGGCATGGTCGATGAGCGTGGGGGAGAGCGCGTCTCCCAGTCGCACGTATTGCAACGGTTTCACCGTCGCATCATGCGCCGTGCTGTTGCCCAAGCGGAGGCGGCGGCTTCGAACGACCGGAATGGTGTCCTCGTCCAAACCCTTGTTCAACAGGTGGAGCAGATTCTTCATCTGTCCGCTCCATTGCTGGTATTGGTCGTAGCCGGGAGTGTTCTCATTCGGATACTGCTTCCAGTCCGCCTGTCCGAATGGGGTCCCGCACAGGCGTTGGGATTCGCGTAAATAGTGGCGTTCGGCAAGACGGAGAGCGACGCTCTGGTTCATCATGGCGATGACCGAAGCGTCAACCGCGTGATGTCGGCGGTCGAGTCGGGTCTTCCACTGTGCGCCGATGAAATGGATTTGCCCGTCGACGCCGGAAGCTCGTCGCGCCTCATAGGTGATGGAGCCGGGGAACGTGAATACTTTCACCGTCTTGTTGGCGTATCGTCCATCGAGTCGGCGGTGGAGTTCGTCGGCCATCCAGCCCACGGATTCGATGGAACGATTGTCCAACGGCTCGTCCTGTTCGGTCTGCTTGAGTCGGCTGATTATGCTTTTCTTCACCTGACCGACCTGCTTGCGGTTCATGGATGGTGGGAACATCAACTGGTTCACTCGTGCGATGACATCATTCATGGTGATGCCATGCGCTTTCGCATAGTCGGAATGCACCCATACGGCGAACGGAACGTTCGACTTGCTGGCGTTGCATTCGGGGCAGACCGCAGCCATGTTGGTGCGTTTGCTGTCCGAACCGACACCACGACGGGGAACGATATGGTCGAGTTCCGACTTGTCGAAACTGAATCGTGGACTGGTCGCACCACAGTACAGGCATGTGTTGTTCTGCGATTGGACGATTTCCCAACGGCGAATGTCGTAGTCGTGGACTTTGAAGCTTCCGCCGTTGGACAGTTGCTTCCTCATATCCTCACGGATTGCGGCACGCGTCTGATTGTCCTTGTCCCGACGTTGACGGCGCTCATAGTCGAGCGTGCGTCCGAACGCGATGGACGAGAACGATTCCTTCGTGGTTTCGATGGCGATGCTTTCCGGAATGCCATACTGTTGTTCGCATTGGCTGAGAAAACGGTTGAACGCTTTCAACACTCGGTCAACGGCAGGATTGCCGGTCGGCTCCTGAACAGGTGGAACCGGAGGTTTCCAGTCTGCGGGCACGTTGAACTCGTGGCGAATCGCATAATGCAAATCGTCTTCCGTTTCCAACATGCGTTTGGACAGTCGGTCGAGTGTCTTTTCGGAGTAGGCGGCACGTCCGACTGGAAGACTGATGGAGTCCAACGGGGTGAGCAGGTCTTCGTCCAACCCGTCGATGAATTCGATGGGGGAGGCGTATTCGATGAGGTCGCGCACCTTGTCCAAGTCAACCGTGTTGGACAGGAGTCGAACCATCGCAGCCTGTTCATCCTCTGTGGAAGAGTTCCACCATGCGTCCATCATCTTGCGGAGCTTGGTGTTTTTGATGCCGTGGAGTCTGATGACAGTGTCCAAGACCGGTGGCTTGTTGCCGATTCTTTCCTCCCCGTCATGGGTGAGGGTGCCGACGCCTTTGAGTTCGTTGCGTTCGATGTCAAGCACGGCGCACACGTCCAACCATTCCAAGTCTTCCTTGGCGGTCGTGAGCAGTTCGTACACGTTCTGCTTCTCTCCGACGGTCAACGGACGTGGTTCCTCGCCTTTGCGTCGGATACGCAGGTTGGTGATGACATTGAGGATACGATACTTCTGGAAGGCGATGCTGGCCTTCAACGCTCTCTTCTGGGTTTGGTCGAGCGGGTCTGTTCCCACGCGTTTTTCGGCGGAGCCCTTGGGGGACGCGCAATGGAACACGGTACGCAGGATGGGTTTCCAAACATCCTTGGGAACCTGCTGTACGGTGAAGATGCGTCGGAGTTCACGCGCATTGTCGGACTGCATGAGACGGTTCGGCAGAATGCCCTCACCGTATTTAGTGCTGGTGCGGAGTCGAACCAGTTTGCCGTTACGTTCGGAAAGCGTCAATGCGACGAGCTGCGCCGGGGTCATATCATCGTCCAGTTTCACGCCGAGACGGGTCTCCACGCGCTGTTTCAAATCCTTGTACTGGTCGGACGGTTCCACGTCCTCGAACAGGGTTTCGACACGACTGTAGGAGTTGCGCCAACCGCGATGGCGTGCGATATGTCGGACTGCCATGACAATCATCCGGTCACGCTTGTTTTTGTCGGCAATATATGTGGTAGCCAAAGCGGAACGGGTGTTCCAGTCTTCGTAAAGGTCTTGCTCGCAGTCTGGCACTTCATCTACTGGATAGCCCAGTTGGTAGAGCTGACGGTCGAGCTGGTCGAGACGATGGCGGCGGCGTTTGCGCATGTTGCGGGTTCGCCGTACGATTCCAGCCATGGCCTTGCGGGTGGTGCCGGACTTGTTTTGGGTTGGGTCTATTCCGCCGTCGTGAATGTAGCTGAGGGTTTTGAGTAGTGTGATTGGGTTGCCGTTGGCGTCGAGTTGGATTGCGGAGAATCCTAGGCTGTTGAGTCCTACGTCAGCTCCCACGCGATAGCGGATATTGGTTTTTGCGGTCAAGGTCTGTTGTTCTCTTTCCGCACTGCATTAAAAAAGCGGCGATTGGGACTTGCGTCCTATCGCCGCTCTACGGTCAATTCCGGTCTGTCACCGGACTTGATTGAAACTTGCCGTGGTTCCCACTATAACACAAAGTGTTTTTCTGGCAACCCCGGCGTGTCGTTTCCGTTTCTTGAGCAGCGCTTTGGTTTTTTTATTTGTGGACGTGACCAGTATATCTCAATATTCAGACCTTGCGACACGACTCTTTCCTGTTGTCTTTTTATATGGTATACTGGAATCGTTCACACAATCAAGCTGAAGTAAAAAGAAGGAATGTAAAAATGTGGAAGATAATCCACCTCAACAGCGGCCATACGCTCATAACGGAAGACAGCATCGACCTGACGAAACCCGTCATCACAGCCAACGTGCTCGACCACGAAACCAGCATCGCGCTCCACGCCATCAGCGGTGAACTATTGGAAAACGTGTTCTACCCAATGACCTACCGTCCGCCGATTCGCCGCACCGAATACAGGGTGGCGAACCCTGAACGGATACAGGCGTTCCTTTCCGCCACCAACCGCGTGAGCATCCCCTTGGGTTCCGTCGATTACGTCGAGGATTACGTTCCGACCGCCGTCGAGGATGAGGGGAAGGACGGTTATGGGGGAGCCTACCGCAACGCCATCCACGGCGAAGGCTGTTAAGAAGAGGGGATTATAGAATGTCCACAGTGACTCCGGTAGACCCGATAGAAAAACTGTTCGTCAACACTCGCAGCCAAATCTCCGACCAATTCCGGTTGCGCAAGCTGAAAATGAGACTTGGCACGGTCGGGGATATCACCGCGATGACCGCCGAACAGTTCACTGGACTTTTTGGCTCGGATTATATGCGAGTCGTTGGGAACCGTTTGAGAAAAAACGGTTTGGATTTCCGCCCGGTGGAGGATTCCGCTTTATATCGTGAGGGGGTGGATGACCCCGATTTCCGCATCCGCCTGTATTCGATTGGTGTCGGCTCATTGGCGAAACTGTCTAAAATATCCTTGGCTCAATTCCTGCATTATCTGGCCCGACTGCGGGAGTCCCGCCGTCTCCAATATTCCAGTGGGGTCACGGTTCCCCAGTTTGGAGCGTTGAATATCGCCCATTTGGAGCGGGTCATGTTCGAGAACGGGTTCCGTTTTCGGGATGGTTCGTTGAATACGGCTGATTTGACCATGTTGGGCAATAATCGTGATGGCAGTCCGACGGGGAAGAATATGGTGAACGCTCATGATGTTGTTTCGGGACATCCTGTGTTCTCGGGTGCTCGTAGGAAGAGTCTGCTGGTGGCTCGTCGTAAGCGTTTGTTGGAGGAGTTGGCTGGGATTGAGGTGGAGTTGGCTTCTTTGGGTTGATTTGCTTAAAGGTTTTATGCTATACTGAAACCGTTCACACAAAACAGAAAACCAAAAGGAGCAAAAAATGGACAAGCAGACCACCATCGAAGAATTCAAAAACGCCATGACAGAAATCCTTCCCGACTTCACTGACAACAGCAAGGACGGCAAGTACGAATGGGTCAAGGGTGATATCATCAACCCCGAACGCTCCTTCTCCCGCTCTTGGCTGATGACCGTCAACATGAGGGGCGAGGAAGGATGCGTCAAGGAAGCGACCTTCACTCTCACCTACGACCTCTCACTGCAATACGCGTCCGACAATGGGAACGCGGCTGGAATCCCTACGGAAGCCGCACGAATCCCCATGTATAGGGATGGGATGCTTATAACCTCAGTCAATGAAGTGCGCGAATCCTCTGACATTCTTTTCAAGAAGGTCGAACAGGTCATGGAATTGGCTGAGAAGTTCGAGCGTGGTTTCTGGGAGTTGAACCAGACAAGCAAGGGTCTCACTTCTCTGGAAAGAGCGATGTTCTAATCTTAAAAACATAGCCCCCATTTTTTTGGGGGTTTGCCTTGGTAGCCCAGTGGATAGGGCATCCGCCCTCTAAGCGGATGGTCGTGGGTTCGAATCCCATCCAAGGCGCTTTCCCTCTCGTTCGGGGTTTCCTCTCGCGAGCTGGAAACCCCTCCAACAAGGGGGTATAATGTAAAAAACTCCACCCCACACGTGGAAAAGAAACCAAACAAAGGAGAAGAACTTGGCAAACGTCAAGAAGACGCTCATCGCCACTACCGTGGCTGTTGCGACACTCGCCGCACCGGCCACCGCGTTCGCGGATGACACCAACAATATCCAGCCGGACGTGAACGGCGCTATCGAACAGGCGCAGACCGCAGTATCCCAGACTCAGGACACCGTGGCACAGGCTACACAGGCAACCTCCCAGACCGCCACTACGCCGGACAATACCATTACGGCCACCACGCCCCCCGCACAGTCAGACCCCGTGGCCGACGGACAGGCTAAGGTGGACGAAGCCCAAGCCAACGACAATCAGGCTCAGGCAAACCTGAATCAGGCACAGACCAACATTGACAACGCGCAGACCACCGTCAACCAGACTCAGACTCAGGTGGACAACGCCCAGACCACTCTGGACGCCGCCAATCAGCAGGTTCAGAACGCGCAGACCACCGTCAATCAGGCTCAGGACAATCTGAATCAGGCACGGCAGAACGCCAGCGAGGCCACCAATCCGGAAAACCAGAAGAAAGCCCAGCAGGCGCTCTCCGACGCGAACAGCCAGCTCGACCAGACCACCAAGCAGTTGGAATCCGCCAACCAGCAGGTTAAGAAGGCCCAGCAGGAAGCCCAGAAGAAGGCCGATAGTCTGACCGCCGCCAAGAAGGACGAAGCCGCCGTCAAATCCGACAAGGACAAGGCCGACAAGAACGCTTCGGACGCCAAGAAGAAGGCCGACGAATCCCAGAAGACCATCAGCCAGCTCAAGGCCGAACTCGAAGCCGCGTTAGCAGCGAAGAACGACGCCGACACCGCGAAGACCACAGCCGACAAGAACGCGGCGGACGCGAAGAACGGCATCAGCGAGAAGCAGAAGGACGCGGACGCGAAGAACACGGCCGCCAACACCGCTCAAGCCGACGCGGACTCCAAGAAAGCCGCCGCCGACAACGCGGACAAGCAGCTCGCATCCGGTTCCATCGGCTTCTACCAGTGGAAGCTTGCCTCCAGCTATAAGAACGAGGACACCCAGTTCGCCCTCGACCAGCTCGTCAAGTATCAGAACGAGGATTGGGTGAAGATTGGTGAGGAAAACTCCGCAACCAGCTTGCAGAACATGCTCGACGCTCTCGACATGATTGACAAGGGCAATGAGATTCGCCGTAACCTCGGACTGCCGGAGTGGACTGTCAACGATGCAGATACCGCCGACGCGCAGCTCGCCGCCGACTACAATACGTATTCCCAGAATACTGGGCACGTGTTCACTGGAACGGCTCAGAATCTTGCTTGGGGTTACGATAACCCCTACGATGGCTGGTATACGGAAGAGAAGGCCGTGTTCGACCAGTATGCGGGGAAGAATCCGGAACTGCGCAACATGACCGCCGTGGAAATCTACATGAAGTATCCGGACATCTACGAGCAGACCGGACACTATCTGAACATCATCGACCCGGATTGCGACACCACCGGTTTCGCAATCACAGGTTCGCTGACCGCCGCGCAGAACTTCAGCCAGAAATACCTGTACTCTAGCGGCGTTTCCGTGGACGAGTACCGTCAGCAGATTCTCTCCTACAAGAACGCGTTGGACTCCGCCGCCGACGTGTATCAGAAGGCTCTTGACAAGGCGAACGAGGCGAAGAAGGCCGCGCAACAGGCCCAGCAGGAGCTTGCCGAACTACAGGAACGTTCGCAGTCCGCACAGCAGACCGCCGATGAAGCGGCCAAGACCGCCAAGGCGAAGGACGAAGCCTACCAGAAGGCTCTCGACGCATACAATGCCGCAGTCAAGGCTGGTAAGACCGCCGACGGCACCTACGCTCAGGCGAAGGACGAGGCCGATGCGAAGCAGACCGTGTACGAGCAGAAGCAGTCCGCAACCAAGAATGCTCAGAGCGAATTCGACTCCGCGAATCAGCAGGTGAAGACCGCCCAGTCGAACGTGGACAAGGCTCAGGCCGCAGTGGACGAAGCCAAGAAGCAGGTCAAGGAAGCTCAAGCCAAGCTGGACGGATACACCGACGCGAACGCGAAGCTGGCCGAAGCCCGGAAGAAGCTGGCGGAAGCGGAGAAGACGTTGTCCAAGGCGCAGGACGAGCAGAAGACCGCTCAAGCCAACTTGGACAAGGCCAAGGCCGCTAAGGCTGACGCCGACAAGACGCTGGCCGATGCGAACGCGAAGCTGGACAAGGCCAAGGCCGACAAGAAGCAGACCGAGGCCGCTCTGACGGATGCGAAGAACGCTCTTGACGGCATCGCCGCGAAGCCGGGCGAGGGTGATATCATCGACCCCGGTTTCTCGGTCGATGATGATTCTTCCAAGCCGTCTACTCCGGATACCCCGTCTACTCCGGACGATTCGGGCAAGCCGAACGACTCGAACTCTACCGGAACCTCCAAGGGAGACACCGGCAAGACCGACGCCACCAAGGATGACAGCTCTTCACTGACGGCCACTACCGTCTCCACTAAGAAAAACGAGTCCAAGGCCGAGACCGCTGACGAGAAGGCTTATAAGACCACCACATATAAGGTGGACGCCGACAATAAGACCGTCACGGCCACTGGTGAGGATAATCTTGCCACCACCGGCGTGGATGTGGCGGGTATCGCCGCAGTGTCCATCGTCGCTCTGATGATGGGCGTCGGCTTCGTTGGAGTGGAGCGTTCCATCAGTCGGAATGACGCCTGATGGGCTTTTGACCTTAGAGACCCCGGCCTTCCTTTCTTTTGATTGGTCGGCTGGGGTTTCTGTATCTGTAGTCTGCTTGTCGTTATAGTTTTTGACGATTCTCAAAAAAACATCTATACTGGGATTGTCTACACAAAATCAATCAGTCGGCAAAACCATTCTGCTCGGACGGCTTACCGGACGTGCTAGAGAAACGCTAAAAGGAGAGGACATGAGAATCACGGACGGAACGGAGACAATGGAAGTCTCCGTGAGGGAATACGGAGACCATTCCGACAGGGAAATCACCGACCAAACACTGCCCTCGCTGGTCGAATGGGCGGAAACCCCCGGCATCGTGGAAAACGTGCGACGGACGGCACAACGTCTGGTGGAGCTTTTTGCGAACGACGGAAAGAACGCCCGCACGATTCTCGGATACATCCCCGATGGGGCGAAGCTGGGGCTTAATATCCGCCTGTACGCACCCGACATCCGGGACGATGGACGCGGCCTGCCGGACGACATCAGGCTGACGCGATACATGCGCGTCGGCAGGCCGAGTCCGGGCGTCGTCGTGGAAACCGAGCTTTACCGCTTGGGGAACGTTCTTCGCGGCCGTGACCTGAGTGGGCTTGACCTGCGATACCTCGACTTCTCCGGCGTTGACCTTTGCGACGTAGACATGTCGGGGGCTGATTTGAGGGGTTCGCTAATCGACTCAGGCACCCCTCTAGGCCACACCGTTTCCCGCGACGCCGACATGCGGCGCATGAGGTTCCTTGGGACGCTGAAAGCGGGGCGTCCCGTCTATCTGGAGAACGCCGACCTGCGCGAAGCCGACTTCAGCCATGCCAATGTAAGCTGGTTCCAATTCAACGGGGCCGACATGTCGGACGCGATACTACGAAACGCCGTCTTCGAATGCACGAACATGGAGCGCGTGAACCTTGCCGGAGCCGATTTGACCGGAGCCAACATGGGCGGCATCGACCTGCGGAAGGCGAATCTGACCGGCGCGACGATGGACAGGGCTTTCCTAGACAGGACGGTGATGTCCGACGCGACAATAAGCGGAGCGAGCGTGCAGAGTCTCCGTTCCCGTAACAGCAATGTCCGTCGAGTGGATTTCGGTCAAACCTACGGGACGGGGAGCATGTTCTTCGAGAACACGAAGACAAAGGGGAGCACTCTTCCCAGAGGGTTCGTCAACCATTATCGTGACAACAGTCTCATAGCCCAAGGGGACGGCTGGAAACTGAACTATCGTCTGGGTGCTCTTACCTACGTGCTTACCTTCGACTGGCGCGACGGATGCCCCGAACCGCGCACGCTTGCCCATAATCCGAAATGGGCGGACATAGGCAACCGTAACAGGATTGAGGGAATCCGCTTCGTGCCGGGTTCCAAGGCGCCGGAGGACATGAGCGTCTTCTTCGAGGACATGTGGGCCTTGCGTCGGGTGGACTTCACGAATTTGGACATGTCGAAGACCGTCAGTCTGGCATGGATGTTCAACAATGCGGGGGACGGGGACGTCGAAATCGTCAACTTGAAGGCTCCGAACGCGAGGGACTGCGAGCGTCTGTTCCGACTTGGCCCCGACGTGACTAGCCTGAAGGTGCCCGGATTGGATGCGAGCGGCGCGGAGGTGGCCCGCGAGATGTTCGGAACTTGGAATCGGATTACCGAACTGGATTTGTCGGAACTACGGTTGCCGCAAGCCAAAGACATCAACCGCATGTTCACGTTCTGCGAGCGGCTTCGCAAGTTAGACATCTCCAATCTGGAGCTTCCTCCTGACGTGAAGATGGACGATGGCACGCCGACCATGTTCTCCAACTGCGTTGCCCTTGAGCATGTGGACATGCCGGTGAGGGGAGCGCTGTCCGACCGGTACGGGGAGATGATGAAACGGCTCAACGCGGGCGACCGCGCCGTGTTGAAGGCAAGGCCGTATCCGCGAGTCACCATACTCGCCTTGTAGAAGCGTTCGTGCGTGTGTCGATAAGACGATTGGCGGCGGCGAAGGCTGTGAATGATGGGTGTCGGTTTCATTGGGTTGAAGCGTTCTGTCCGCCGCAACGACTGATGTCTGTTTGAGATTGGAAGTCCTGACCATTCAATCTATGCTATACTGGCATTGTTCACATAAAGAGAGTTCAAAAACAAGGAGCAGACATGAGCAACATCACAGCAGACGAATACAGTCTCTTGGAATTCATTTCATCCCGCGACAAGCAGGAAGACAACAGTCGAATCCTCTTGGAACAAACCAAGAAAATCCTCAAATCCCTCGTCCGCAAAGGCTTCGGAAAAATCGAACACTACTCCAACATCGGAGACTGGTTCATCCCCGACATGGACGCTATCAACGAGTTCGTTGAAACACACGTCGGACAGTACAAGCTCGAACGCAAGTACCTCCAATACGACATGTTCAACATCCTTGAGGAAATCTCCCGCAAAGGATACGGCTGGAACTACGTCTCCCAGCCCACAGCCAAAGCCAGCATGGAACGGCTCCGCCACTACGGGTGCGTCACCTACGTCAAGCGCGGTGACAAGTATATCGCAACTGGAACTCCGGAGGGCATCGCCTTCGCCAAAAACATGATGGCTACGGCCACCAGAACATGTGCCGAATGCGGTCGAAAATACCCCTACTATTCCGGCATGAAAGCCTACGACATCTGCTCCAAGGAATGCTACTACAAGCGTTTCGGCACTCCCGAAGAACGACGTGCAAAAAGATTACAGAAGAAGAACTGACAATCATGGTCGAGAAGAAAAGTAAAAGGAAAGGGCGCCACGATGATTTTCAAACTGACTTTAGGCGACTGGGAGTGTGACGGCTACTACGCCAACAAGGATTACTTTTTCGAAAGCAACTATTCGGCTGAAAGAATCACGGAAGCCTACAAGGCTAGTTGTCGGAAGTATGGCGTCCAATTCAACAGCGCCAAACATGATTACACGGGTCTTGGACGCGAGAATCTTGACCGACGGCGTCTCGTCTGGGCTAGCTATGACGAACCCAGTATGAGTCGGGAGGTCTACCGTCTATTCGTTGAACTCGGGCTGATTCAGGATGACGAACTGTGGCTCGATAAGAATGGACTCTACCATGCGGGGGAAGATAATGTTCTCAAAATCATCATGGGCTTTATCGCGCTTTCCATGCCGGACGATTTCAGTTACAAGCTGGTGAATATCCCAAGCGTCAATGCTCTTATCTACGATAAGATTGGCGAATCCGTACAAAGACTATACGGAATTTGACGTCCTCCCAGTGTTGAAACACCGGGAGGACGTCAAATACAAGCTGTTTGAATATTTGCTCGTTTCAAGGCCACTGTTACAGGGTTGACGGATTGCATGTGAACGTCAACCATGAGGAGCTTCCTGTATTCGAATATGCGGGAATGCCGCCGAGTGAAGCCGCCAAAAAAATATGGGACCGAATAGAGGAGTTAGTAGCAATATGGTTATCAACGGCAGGTTGGTTTGCGGATACTGTTCCGCTCCTATCACCCGGCTGTACGGTGGAATAATCGGAAAGCAACAGTCATATCCATGTCCGAACTGCGGGTGTATGAACTATGTGACGCCTAAAATCACATATTCGGCTTCCACGTTCGGCTCGCAGGTCAAAGACGCATTGTTGGATTTGATAGAACGACATGGCGGATCCCACTGGGATTGCAACGGGGACGTGGAAAACATTTCCATGCCGTACCGTGGAGTCCACGCCGAATTAAGAACCTATGACGACTACTGTTACGGCATTCTCGATGGACTGCATGTGAATGTTGGTTCCACCAGTATTCCGGTATTGGACTTGAAAGATTTGACACCCGAACAGGCGGCTACGCGGATTCTTCTGCGCGTCTTCCGCGAATGTCGAAAACAGAGGGAGGAATCCGTTTGAAAGATGGTGAGATTCGTCCACTGCCGCAAAACGAGTTCTATCAGAGTCCGTTCGACGGGCGTTGGGTCGATTTGGACGAGGAGGAAGTGTTCCGACTAATCGACACGCAACGGCGGGGTGAGAATATGCGCGGTAAACCCAAATCAAAAACGTGTTATACTAGGAGTATTCACACAAAGAAAACCTAAATTGGAATACTGCCTTATTTCTACGTTCCTTGTATAAGACTATCGATGTGGAAGAAGACATCCCAATCGAAGAGATATTAGGAGAGCTTCTTTGAGTTTCCATCTAGCCCCATGCCCATTCTGCGGTAAGCCGGTTCGATTCGTCTATGACAATACCGTAAACGGAACATGCTACGGCATCAGCCACAAGCCGGACGAATGTTCCATCCTGCCAACCGTCTGGGGAGCGCCCAACATAAAAGCGGACACCATAGTGCGTTGTTGGAATCAACGATACGGTGTGGCAAACCTACTCAGAGAAAAAGGCGAAGACGAACTAGCCGACGAAATGGCCTTCCTAGGTTAAAGCCTTAAAAACATATTCCACAAAAAGAAACCAAATCAAAAAGAAAAAGAAAGCAAAAAATGAAAACCAACACCAAGACCATGAGAACCATCATGTTCATCTCACTGGCTATCGCAATGGTTCTTATTCCCGCCAATACGGCTAACACCAACGAGTTCATGCAGAATCGGAAAGAATATGAGACGGCATTGAACCATGCCACCATTCTGACCGCACGTTTGAAACAGGATACGGAAAACGTTCAAAACAAGACCATTGTCACTCGTGACGATGATGACGCTACCCGTATTGCCCGTGAGGCATTGCAATCCCAATTAACGGAAGCGACTAAAATCCACATGTCGCAAAAAGAGAAGGCTACTGTCTTCACCGTTTCATCCCTGACCGACAAGACGGTCGAGTCCAATAATCGCATTCACTCTCTTATCCGTTCCATCGACCGGACGGCCAAATCCGTGGATACCGCCATCGCCTCCCACAAGCTTGATGATATGAGGAAGAAGCTTGCCGATATGGTTGATAATGGTAAGAGAATTTTGGAATCATCCAACGGCAACGTGGACGATGAAAACAATCGCGATAAACTGTCTGACCTGTTGGAGAAGGCCAAGGATTTGATGGAGTCCACGGACGTGAAAACCATGAGCGTGGACGTGTCCGAATTGGACAAGCTGATTAACAAGGTGTCCGACGATATGAACGCACGTCAGTCCCGTATCGGACAGGAACGTCAGCAGAGCGTAGTGGCGGCGTCCTATTCTCAGGCGTCCGACACTACGAACGGAAACTATGCGACTACCCGTTCCAACTATGGTTCCTACACTCCAACCCAGTCCACTCCGCGCGGCTACTACAGTTCCATGTCCTGCGATTTGACTTCTGCCGCAGACCACTGCCAAGGCGCGGTTGACGGCGGCGGCATCGTGGACTTGAACTATGGCAACGGACACGTGTATGCGCAACACAACAATACGGGTGGCGCGTGGATTAACAATCTGCAAGCGGGTCAGACGTTCACCATGAACGGCTCCACTTATCGGGTTAACGGACAGAGCGTTCAGGGTGCCCAGTATGCTCCCGACTCCGGTGACTGGATGCAGACTTGCAATGGGAATGGCAATCATCTTGTTGGTATCACGAAGATAAACTGAACAAGGAAGTCAAGTTCACCGGGTGGGCTGTTCTAACTCTTGGAATAGTTAGTCCCACATATAAGTATCGAACCTTGGAATAGATTACCCTCTAAGAAGAGTCCGGTAGGTGTTTTGCGGATTTTAAGCACCAGCCGGACTCTTTCTTTTTGTCAGTTGGCCCCTGTCTTTCTAAATCCATTACTGTCGTCTAATGGCGGGACGCTTGTTTTGTGTAGGTTGCAACAGTCGTATGGGTTCGGGTTGAATTCTTTGGTTCCACCGTTTTGCCTCTTTCGTTCGGTGGAGGTTTTTGTATTTTTCACGGTATTGATGGGCGTTTGTGTTTTTATGGTTTTGCGGGATTTTGCTTCCTTCTCACGACGTGATATAGTGGAATCGTTCACACAAACAAGCTAGGAGCGAAAATGAGCGACAAGCAGGAAACCATCGAAATCCTCGTCATCAAGCAGGACGATAAACCCATTCGCAAAACCATCCCCAACACCCTCGAAGCGAAACAGCATGAGGTAGGCGGTTACATCGAACCATACGGCCTCAAAAACGGAGCCACCATCTACTGCAATGAGGAAGGCAAAATTGGCAGTTGGAGCCTCAACCGTGCAATCAGGGCCTACGACCTTGACGACATGGCCGGTTCGCAAATCGTGGAAATGATGGCGGGCACGTTCTTCATCTCAGGGTTCGACCCCGAAAGCGGAGAGGACACCAGTCTTACGGAGGAACAGTTCAACCACTGGGCCAAGCGGTTCCACTCGCCGGAAATCCTCGTGCAGAACGCCAATAATGAGCTGTTGGCCGTTCCCGTTCCCATCAAGTAGTTCGGAATTCTAGGGGATAGAGACAATCCTATCCCCTTAACCTTTTCAAAGAAAAGACAATGACTAAATACTTTACTTCTGACACTCACTTCGCCCACCCGTTCGTGTCCGCATTACGGGGATATGCGAAGCCCGGGTTCACTTCGGACAATACCATCAAGCAGCAGGCTAACGAAGCCCACATGCAGGTCAAGGACTGCGTCAACTGGTATCGGCATGATATGGACGTGACCGACCGCATCAACGAAATCGTAGGGCCGAATGACGAACTCTACATTCTCGGTGACTTGTGCAGTGGCGGTGCTTGGAGTCTCCATCAGGCCCTTATGCATATCAAGAGTCTGCGTTGCCCTCGCAATAACCGGCATTTGATTCTTGGGAACCATGATGACGTGCTGTACGGTAAAAGCAAAGGCTTCAAGGATTTGACCGAAGCGTTCGGGGAAATCGGACGTATCGGCATGACGGACATCACGGACGGCGAAACCGTCATGCCCGTGTTTCTCTGCCACTTCCAATGGCGTGAGGACTTCGACCTTCCCGCTTTGGATGGGGTGGCGTCTAATTGGGCGAAGCCGGAGCTTAGACAGTATGCCATTCCGCAAGTGGGGGAGAACATGCGTTTGTTGCATGGTCACACCCATGCGGGCACGCCGCACGAGTTTGAGAATCGTAACGAAATCAACGTGGGTTTGGACGCTTGGGGCATGAGTCCGGTATCCGAGGTTGAACTGGTCAGCATGTTCCGGGAGGGATGAGCCTGAGTGTTTTCGAGACGCCCGTCTTTTCGTCGTATGGATTGGCGGGCGTTTTTTTGTTTGCGTTACGTTTTGCTTTTTGTCCAAACATTAGCTATACTGGAACTGTTCACACAAACACGTCTTGGATTAAAGGAGAAAAATGAACAGCTACCAGAAACAATACGCAGACGCTTTACGTATGGCGATTAAACGCAAGACGAAAAAGGATGCCGACGAATGGCTCGACCAGCAGAAGGTTTCCGACGGAAAGACGCGAATCGCCATGAAAAAAGCTTACATCGAAGGCCGTCTCTCCAATCTGACAGACGAATCCATAGTCTCCCTCTACGAGATTATGGATAGCATCTACATGTCAGACCGGACGGAATACCGTGGGGAAGAATCCACCGAGGAAATACTGGAAAAACTGTACGACGTTCAGGTTAAATAACTCAGCCAGACAGAACGAAAGAAAAGAATACAATGACCACTTTGACCATTCTCAGAGGATTGCCCGGCTCAGGAAAGAGCACTTGGGCGCGGAAGCATGTCGATTCGAATACGGTAATCGTCAGCTTGGACGGTTTGCGTGAAATGATGGCGGGAGGCCGTCAGGCATGGCATGAAATCATGAATCCACAGTTGAACAGGATTCTCGTCCGTCAGGCGCATGCCATCATCAGCGACCTGCTTTCCAAGGGCGTGAACGTCATCAGCGACTCCCAGCATGCCAACCCGCGTTTCTGCGTGGACGAGGTGCAGATTGCCGTCCGCCACAAGGCGCATGTTGAGACTTTCACATTCAACACGCCGTTGGACGTTCTGTTGGAACGCAACCAGACCCGTCCGGAAAACGACCGTGTGCCAGAGGAATATCTGCGCACCCAGTATGAGACTTGGCATGAAAACCTTGACCATGAAAGCCGTTGGGTCAACATCCATGTAAGGAAGGTTGACGGAACCTACCATATGAATCCGTCCGGAGACCCTGCGCTGGTGGATGTGGGATTGCTGTGGAACGACAAGACCCGTGTTCCCGACAATGCCGAGTTCGGTTATACCGCAGTCCCGGCAAAGGGACGTGATTTGACCGGTGTCATCCAGTTGGATACGCCTCCGCTCAGAGATGGTAGGAAGTGGACTCTCGACCGTTACTTGAAGTGGTTGGAACAGGGTGCGCATAAGGCCAATGACAGGTTCGCTGACTTTTCCACGGATGGAAGGAACCTGCTCGAACTCATGCGTGATTCCGATAACGTGAACGTCCGTCCAGTCAAGGGCGAGAACGACGTGTACGCTTGCAATTTCAGCCGTGACGCTTTCAAAAACCGGCGTTGGGACGAGTATTCCAGCAAGGCTCGCGGACTGTTCCTTGACAGGAACGGTAAGGTTGTCGCACGAGGTTTCGAGAAGTTTTTCAATCTTGGAGAGAACGAGCAGACCACTCGGGAGAACATTGACAGGCGGCTCAAGTTCCCAGTGCGCGTGGAACGCAAGGAGAACGGTTTCCTCGGCTTGGTGTCCGCGTGTGAGGATGGTTCTTGGCGTTTCTGGTCGAAAAGTGGTCAGACCGACTATTCGTATCTTATCGAACATCTTTTCAAGCAAACGTTGGACATTGGTCAGGAGGAGGCGTTGTGGAACATCGCCCATGATGCCAACGTCACCTTGGCTTTTGAGGTAATCGACCAAGATTCCGACCGTCATATCATCAAGTACGATACGTCACGTCTCGTGTTCCTGCACGCCATCAAGAATACCGTTGACTTCCATATCGACTATGATGCCGACGATTTGATTGATACGGATAGATTCTTTGCCCGTCCCGAAGTTCTGGCCGTTTTCCAGACTGAGGAACAGCGTGAGAGCCTGTGGCACATGTTGGACGAGGAACGCCGCTGGTCAGACCGTGAAGGCGTGGTGGTGTACGACGCTGACGGGTACATGTTCAAATTGAAGTCGGACTATTACCTTGAGGTCAAGAGTCTTCGCAACCTGTTGGAGCGTGCTGTGTTACGTAACAAGCCGATTGCCGACAACGATCATTCAGAACGTGCGGAGCTGGCGCGTTGGGTGCTGTCTCATGCGAACATGAATCGTCTTGTCTACACTCGTAAGGCGTTCAATGAGCGTGGAGTGGACATGGAGTATGTCGGTGACTTGCTGAGTCGGGGATGTATGCTGTAGTTCCCCTACCGATTCGGAGGACTTGGCAAGATTGGTTGAAAAAGAATCATCGCCCGACAGTCAGAAAAAGATAAGCCGACTGGACAAGGCCAACACGATATTAGGCTGGAGTTACATACTTCCGCTGCCAATAGGGATTCTATGGGAACGGCATGTGCTCGGAAACGTTTGGCTTATCGCGACTCTGCTCGTGAGTGTTCTTCTCCCTCTCGGCCAATGGTATTGCCGGGAGAAAGCCGACCGGCTGGAGGGCACTCACAATCGCCGTCGCAAAGAACGAAACGATAATCTGAAAATAGAAACCGACCAAGACTTGACCCATTTAATGGGCTGATGAAAGGACAAAATCTATGACACCGAAAGAAGCTAAAAACTATGTTGCCGGAACATTGGAACGCGAACAGCCATATGAGAGACTGTTACGACAAGTCGTACTGGACGGCGAGCTGACTCACGACCGTACCGGAGTGGGCACATTATCCACGTTCGGCACGCGTATGGAATTCAACCTGCAAGACGGTTTCCCACTCGTAACCACGAAAAAAGTGTTCCTGCGTGGCATCATCGCGGAACTGTTGTGGTTCATTGCCGGAGACAACAAGGTCAGCACTCTACAAAAGCAGAACGTCCACATCTGGGATGAATGGGTGTTGCCGGACGGAACAATTGGCAAAGGGTATCCCATCCAATGGCGTTCGTGGTCTAAAACCGACGGCACCACGGTAGACCAATTGTCAAACGCGCTCGACCTTATCCGACATAACCCGTCCAGCCGTCGAATCATCGTATCCGCATGGAACGCGGGAGAATTGGACGAAATGGCATTACCACCATGCCACGCCCTGTTCCAATTCCACGTGCGCGGCAACAAGTTTTTGGACTGCCAACTGTATCAGCGTTCGGCGGACATGTTCTTGGGCGTGCCGTTCAACATCGCGTCCTACTCGTTGCTGACCATGATGATGTCCCAACAGGCAGGATTGGAGCCGGGACGGTTCATTTGGGTCGGCGGCGACACGCACGTGTATTTGAACCATCTGGAACAGGTGTGCGAACAATTGTCGCGCGAGCCACGCCCGTGGCCGCATATGGAAATCGACAAGGCGGATAGCCTGTTCGACTACAAGCCGGACATGTTCCATCTCATCGGCTACACCCCGTGGCCGTCAATCAAAGCTCCCGTAGCCGTCTGACGCGCGTCTCCGGCGTCTTCGACGCCGTGGATGGGATTTTCAGCTGATTTTGCCGAGGGTTCGCCCGCCTCTATCGGGCGGGGAAGAATGCCGCACCACTGCATTCGGGTCTTTCGGTTTCCTGTCCCAAAATCCCCGCAGAACGGTTTTTAACTGACATTTCAAGGTATTTTAGGAAAGGAAACATCTAAGGAATCCGATTGGAGTAAGTGGTATGAGAATGCTTCATAGAGCGGGAGCAACGCTGTCCGCCTTTATCGCCGCAACGCTAATCCTAGCGGGGGGGGGGTATCTCCTCGGCCAATGCCGAAGAAACCCCCGCCATACAATCTAC